ATCATCTGCTTCATTGGCTACGTTCGCAACAACAGCAAACGCAGTAGCAGGAGCTAACGTAAGCGGTACAGTATCATCTGCTTCATTGGCTACGTTCGCAACAACAGCAAACGCAGTAGCAGGTGCTAACGTATCGGGTGCAGTCGCATTCGCAACAACAGCAAACGCAGTAGCAGGTGCTAACGTAAGCGGTACAGTATCATCTGCTTCATTGGCTACGTTCGCAACAACAGCAAACGCAGTAGCAGGTGCTAACGTAAGCGGTACTGTTGCAAGTGCAACCGTAGCAGCTTCTGCGAATGCAGTAGCAGGTGCTAACGTATCGGGTGCAGTCGCATTCGCAACAACAGCAAACGCAGTAGCAGGTGCTAACGTATCGGGTGCAGTCGCATTCGCAACAACAGCAAACGCAGTAGCAGGTGCTAATGTAAGTGGTACGGTAGCCCTTGCTACGTCGGCAACAAGTGCAGGTAGTGCAACTACCGCAGGTACTGTCACAACAGCAGCACAGCCAAACATTACTTCAGTTGGAACATTAAGTATAATGACTTCTAGTGGTAACGTTACAGGCGCGAACGTAATTGCATCAACGTATACTATACACGGTGTTACAACTGGTATCTCAGCATCGGGTTCTACTCAAGGCACCGGTACTATATTGACTAAACAGATCAACGTTGTGCCTACTGTAGCAGCAGGACAAGGGGTTGTGTTACCAGTGGCAGTAGCAGGTATGATTATCTTCATTACCAATACTAGTGCGAACACATTGTTAGCATATCCTCCATCAGGTGGAACAATTAATACGCTTGCAGTGAATGCGGGATTATCTATGCCTCCTGGTTCTACGTTGCAATACCTGGCACCTACTACATCACAGTGGTATACAGTCGGAGCTACATACGCTTAATAAAGGAACATTATGAATATCACTTTAGAATTACTTCAGGCGGTGTGCCCCGGTACACACGTTGCTACTCTTGATCATTTTGTAGCGCCACTCAATCAAACGGCTGAGTACTATGACATAACGCAAACGCCGGCTAGGGTATCGGGATTCATTGCTCAACTTGCTCACGAGAGCGGAGGCTTCAATGCTATCAAAGAGAATCTAAATTACTCCAGTCAAGGTCTTCGTAACACCTTTGGAAAATACTTCACATCAGATGAATTAGCTGATCATTATGCTAGAAATCCCATGATGATTGCTAATAGAGTATATGCTAATCGTATGGGTAACGGTGATGAAGCATCGGGCGATGGTTATAAGTATTGCGGTAGAGGTTTGGTACAGCTTACTGGTAAGAATAATTACACCACTTTCGCAGCAGCACTAAGTATGAATATAGACGAGTGTGTTGCCTATATGGAAACACCTGATGGTGCTTGCGCGAGCGCCGGATGGTTTTGGGATCAGAATCAATTAAATACATATTGCGACTCAGGTGATTTTACAGGGTTGACAAAACGCATCAATGGCGGAACTAACGGGTTAGATGACAGACTACATCGTTATGAAATTGCACTAAAAATGTTACAGGGATAATTATGGCTCAGCCAATTTGGAACACAGCTGCCGGGTCAGTGGGGTCATTCCCGGCTAGTATATTACTATCAATACAGTTGAATGCTACAGCCCAACCACCGGCTATTAGTGTAATATATACCTTATTAAGCGGCAACTTACCAACCGGGTTACGCATTAATGCAGCAGGACTAATCTATGGTACACCTGATCTACAGACAAATGCTACGGTGAGCACATTTACTGTTCGGGCTACTGATAATTTAGGTAATCTGCGCGATAGAACATTCAGCATGAGTATATCAGGCGCATCTATTCCGCAATTTACAACACCCGCCGGCAATTTACTTAGTACACAGGATAGTTATTGGGTTCGTCTACCAATCGGATATTCAAATCCAGACCCGTCTAACATAGCATATGTTGAACTAAAAGAGGGGATGCTTCCTCCTGGTCTAGAGATTAATGAACTTGGCATTATTCAAGGTTATCCTCAGCCCCCTATCGTAAGTATTACTTTACCGTTGCTTAATACAGTAGCATCTGCAACCACATCAACTACTAATATAATAACTTGTTCTAGCACAGTTGGATTTACTATCGGTCGACCAGTTATATTTACCGGTACAGTATTCGGTGATATAGTAGCTGGTACTACGTATTATATAAAAACAATTAATACTACAACTAGCTTCACGGTATCAGCCACACAAAACGGATCAATGATCAATCTAGTTAATGCGACAGGATATATGACAGTCTCGTTACCTGATACAGCAGTAGGTGCCCCTACTATTAGAACATATACATTTACTTTAGTATTAGTTAGTGTAATGGGCGGTGACACTGTAGTCTATTCAATGACGATTATTAATCAAAATACCCCTGTTAGCCAAGGGGGCCCGGGCAAAACGCCTAATTCACGTATACCAACTCTACTTAACACTAGACCACTGACTTATAGATTAACTGATACTGATTCATACTTTGGTTATTATATATTGCCCCCGGTAGAACCCACTGAGAGTGCATTTATGGGTACTGCTATTAGTGGCGACTATTTTGCATTTAAAATGATTGGATATGACTTTGATAATAATCCAACCCAATACTCATTTTCAGGATTACCTTTAGGATTAGTAGGTGATCCAGTAACTGGGTGGATTACAGGTACTCCAGTATTAACATCTGAGGGTATTAGTAACTATAATTTTAGAGTAAGTGTATATAAAGTATCGAACCCCGGACTTACTAGTGGTTATTTTAATTACTCACTTAATATCAGTAACAATGTATTGGGTTATATTACTTGGGTGTCGCCCGCCAACTTGGGAACAGTATATAACGGTACGATCAGTACCTTAAGTGTGTCAGCTACTTCTGATGTTGCACTTTCATACAGAATTTCAACTGGATCGTTACCTCCTAACTTAGAATTACTTACTAATGGTGAAATTATCGGCAGAGTTGCAGACCAACCTACTAGTTCATTCTTGCAACAAGGAGCTGTAACTCCATTTACTTTCACTGTACTTGCTTACTCGGCTGATTTCTCGATAATTTACTCTAGCAAGACATTTACGATTGATGTGTTACAGCAATATAGTCAGCCCACTGATGTGTTGTATATTAAGGCTAGTCCTAGTGTTAATGATAGACAGATTTTAGCCACATTATTAACTGATACTGCTATTATTCCAACAGATGATTTATATAGACCGGCTGATATTTATTTTGGTAAAGCATCGAGTATTGTATATGATCATGCATACGGAATCTATGCAAGCGAAATAGCAACTTATCTTGCAGCAGTAACTGAAAATCATTATTGGAGAAACATTACATTGGGTGAGTTAAAAACGGCTGTTGCTAAGAACGAAGCCGGCGACATTATCTATGAAGTAGTATATAGTGAGGTCATTGATAATTTAGTTAACCCGTATGGTGTTAGTATTAAGAGTCCGATATATTGGAATAGACCAATCGATCTGGGATTAGGACCGTGGTATACAAGTATTACCGATATTTATACTAGCTATGACTTTGAAATCAATGGCCTACCTACATACTACACTAGTTTATCACCCGGCTATGCTAGGGTGTTGTATCCAGCAAGCTTATATAACATGCGAAATAGAGTTGCAGCTATAGTGGGACAGGAATATGATTCTAATCTATTACCTAGTTGGATGACTAGCCAGCAACCAAACGGAAGCACATTGGGTTATACCCAAGCCTGGGTTATCTGTTATACAAAACCCGGAAAAGCAGCAGTTATTAAGAATAATATTAAAACAATGTGGCAGTACTCGCTGAACCAGATTAATGTCAATATCGATAGATTTACGGTAGATAAGAGTACGACATATGACTATGACAACAAACTATCACCGCCCGCTTGGATTGATTTACCTAGTGGTCAGCCCGTACCCGATCCACTAGATGGTGAAGATTTTTATGTATTGTTTCCTAGAAAAACAATTTTACCCGATCAAACCCAGTACTAAATAGACATATGAGCACAATAAACACTTCAGGCGTGAATGTCAACTATCCGGTTCCTGGCATTAACAATAACAGTCAGGGATTCCGCGACAACTTCACTGCTATTAAAACTAATTTAGATGCAGCTAGTGTCGAGATTACAGACCTACAAAACAAGGTCATCGTAAAATCTGCCCTTGCTAACACAACGTTGAATAATGACATGGCTAATACGCTAATGTCTAATACATTAACTCGCAGCTTCAGAGCGACCACATACAATCTAGGTAATGCATTATCTGGCACGGTATTAGTAGATGCTTCTTTGGGTGACGTACAATACGGTACAATCGCAGGTAATGTCACTTTGCAGTTTGCAGGTTGGGCACCGTCAGGCACGCAAAGTAATGTCCAATTGCAATTAGCTGTGTCGAATGCAAGTGCGGTAGTTTCATTCCCTTCATCAATCTCAAGCAACGCATGTTTGGGCGTAACAACTTTGGAAAACTATGCCAATGTCGCAAGTATAGCGACTGTTAGTGTTCCTTATGCAGTATGTCAGTTAGATTATCGTCTTAGTACCGTAGACTGCGGAGCTAACGTTTTAATCGAACCATACAATAGACCAAGAAAAGCTACCGAGATTAGAACTCGTACCCCTTCCCCCGCAGGCTTTCAGGGTGACGTAGCCGGCACAGTAACAGTAGATGCTAATTATTTATATGTCTGCACCGATACATTTGATGCTAACGTATCGAATACTACAACAACATTGGCAACTTCTACTACAACAAGTACTAATCTTATTGAAATCGGTAATACTGCTAATGTAGCATTGAATGCACCTGTAATCTTTACAGGAACTACCTTCGGTGGAATTATCGCTGATACCGTGTACTATGTCAAGTCTATCCCTACCCCGGGGGTTGGCGGGACCATTACTATCAGTGACACTCGCACTTCAGGTACAGCAGGATCAGTAGTGCCATTATCTACCGCATCGGGGTCAGTGACAATTACGTGCTATAAAGGCACGGTTATTTGGAAGCGCATTGCATTGACTGCTTGGTAAACTATTATGATGGAACATCCCTTCGTAAACAACTTGTCAGATAAGTCTTTGGAAGACTTACAGACTGATATATCATCGCTAACCGGTAAGTTAAACTTTGCTTACCGAATGAGCAATCAGGCGTTAGTGCAGCAATTGCAAATGGCTATCAACAGCTACCGATCAGAGTATGGTCGCAAAATGGATACCATGATGGCTAAGCAGAACATGAAGGAACAAATTAGCATCCAAAAAGATAGCTAATTTATCCCGAATACGTTGCAATCTGTCAACGTTTGTGTTATACTAGTCGAATGAAAATAGATATGTATGGTCAGCAAATCTTCAATGAAGACGATTTGTGCAATTTAATGATGGGTGATCCTCAGGCTCAAGCCGAGCATGTACTTGTCGATCAACCCATCAGATTCGCCGAGATACTATCTATTCGGAACGTACCAAACCTTCAAGTTTATAAATCATCTACGTTATCTGTAGATGCCTTTGATAAGGCAAATCAAGATAATTGGGCAATGCCTAATGAATATAAAACGATGGATATTGCAAAATGGGTACTAGACCAGTGCAAGACGGAAGACGAACTACAGCGAGCCGGTGATGAACTTCTTAAATTTCATGACCGAGACATGTTTGTATTGTTACAATATCTCAAATACCTAGTTGATACTATGCGTGAGCATAATATTGTATGGGGTGTCGGTCGAGGCAGTAGTGTGGCAAGTTTCGTATTGTTTCTTATCGGAATTCATAAGATCAATAGCCTGTATTACGGGCTTTCAATCGATGAATTTTTAAAATGACCGGCATAAATCACATTAAATAATCTAACAAGGAGAAAATTATGGCAATTCACAGAACAGCAATGGGTAAGTCAGTAGATATGGCTTCACTCTCTAGTAAAAATGAACTCACCCGAGCAGTCGGTAACATGAGTGTTAATGCGCGAGGTGACACGATTGATGCACACGGTCGTATCACTCAGTCTGCTACTACCAAAGTCAATGAGTTGTACTCACAAACTGTAGGTAATAGATCAGCACAAGTTCGATCACGAGTCAATACAACACCGACCCCGGATGTAGCACCAGTGGCACCGGCGATTGACCCAACTGAATTAAATGCAATCGAACTAGAGTTAGATAGTAACCTAGATGAAGAGCTTGAAATTGAAGCTATCAAGGCAGCAGAAGTAGATGTTGCTAAAACTAAACCAGCTAAGAAGTAATATATGACAAGACCGGCATACTCACCCACCCAAGTACGTAGTTTCAAACCGCTTGGTAAAACTATTGTAGTATCTGATATGAACTTTGATGAACGTATTACTGCGAACGGTATTGTTCTATTAAACGATGACAAAAAATCTGCGGGTATCCGTCCTCGTTGGGCTAAGATTTACGCAGTTGGTCCGGAGCAGACTGATGAGGATCTTCAAGTAGGTAAATATATTCTTATTAGTCACGGTCGATGGACACGCGGCATCACGATTGAAGATGAAACGGGTAAGCAGACATTGCGTAAAGTTGATCCTGATGATATACTATTAGTAAGTGACGAACCCGTCTCTGATGAAACAATGAGTACACAGGTATATTAATATGAAATGGTTTGACAATTGGATAGCAAGATGTTTGCAACGCCATCACCAAAGACACAATAACGAGTGTGAAGCAATGCCCGCAAGTCGTTATTCAAACACGCTCACCGGTTCTAAACGCGCCAATGCAAACGAATCTTTGCGAACTCGCGGTATGAACTTCAGCATTCATCCTGCATCCGGTGGTCATGTCTTAGAATATAATTCGTATAATAATAACACAGATGAATACGAAAATACGCTGCATCTTATTCCCAGTGATGAAGATTTAGGTCAAACAATCGGTCATGCTATAACTTTAGAAATGTTGAGAAAATGAAAAGTAAATTGTGGGTAGAAAAATATCGTCCTTCAACAGTTGCAGATTACGTCTTTGTGGATGATAGACTAAAGCAACAGGTTGAGGGTTGGATAAAAGACGGTATGATACCTCACTTGCTATTGTCAGGTGATCCGGGCACAGGTAAAACCACCCTCGCTAAAGTTCTTATCAACGAACTGGGCGTGTCAGACTATGATGTGATGGAAATTAATGCAAGTCGTGAACGTGGTATCGATATTGTCAAGAACAAGATCAACACCTTTGCACAGACGATGCCTTTCGGTCAGTTTAAGATCATTCTATTAGATGAGGCAGATTACACTACACCGGACTTCCAAGCTGCATTGCGTAGTGATATGGAAGCGTATGCTGATACAGTTCGATTTATTCTTACATGTAACTATGAAGTAAAAATCATCCCTGCATTGCGTGAAAGTCGTTGCCACAAGATTCGAATCACTAAGCCAGATCGTAATGAATTTACGGCACGAGCAGCAACTGTACTGGTAACTGAGAACATTGAGTTTGACTTAGACACACTAGATAGCTATGTTCGGGTCTCGTATCCTGATTTGCGTAAGTGTTTGAATCAATTGCAAGTGAATAGCAGTACAGGTACATTGCTTCCACCGCAAGCGGCTGGTACTGGTGAAAGTGAACTACTAGTTGAAGCAACAGTGTTGTTTAAGGCAGGCAAGGTTCTCGAAGGAAGACAACAGTTGCTGCAATATATCGCATTATACCCGACGAGAATCGAAGACACCTATACTTGGATGTATCAGAATCTAGATTTGTGGGGTAAAGCACAGGAAACACGTGATGCAAGTATTGTCATCATCCGTAATGGTTTAGCATCGCTTCCACTAGTTGGTATAGCTGAGATATCACTGGCAGCAACTTTAGTGGAGTTGACTTCACTATGAGGTATTTACTAATTACCTTTCTCCGCAAGCCAGGTGGTCAGATTGATGAACAAGTTGCTATGTCCAAGCGAGTTAAAACAACAGACATACAAACCTGTAATGTAATTTTGGACTATGTTAAAAAGAATGTAGACAAATGCGTTATCGAAGGTAACAAGGTTGATACTGACTGGAATCGGATGAATGAATATTATAGAAAAATCTATCCTACCATGATTGCCCAGCTAGAAAAAGAAGCACTGATCACGGCTAAAGTTAAGAAGTGAGCATATTCAAAGTATCTTTCACCGCCGGCATCTCGCTAGAATATACCCTAGCGGATACTGAGATAGTCGAGTTATGGAAGACCTTAATCATAACTCGAACTAAAGATGATCTATGCAAAATTAATCACTACGTCGGGAATGCTACTGAATCTGCGTGTATTGCTAAAATTACTCGGTTGTATGAGTTAGCTGATATCATCAATGAGTTAGCAACTGACCGTGTCATTAAGGTAGAAATCAACCATACTACTTGGCAGAAGGCCCTACATGGAATGCATGTTCACTTTCCTGAGTTAAGAGCCAATGCACAATGTTCTAGTGTCTGGCCATGCTTAACGGAGTATAATGACATTATACATTGGTTAGAGGCCTCGTTGCCTCGTATTTGGGGTAATCATCGGGTTGAGTCAGATCATAGTTCATTTAGAATTACATTTGATTTTAATAAAGTACCGAACATTGTGTTGTTGCCAGTTCCGGAAAGTGCGTATGAATCATGCGATCCTTTTCTTTGGTTTGGTCAGTTGGCGCTTCATTATACACATGTGGGAAAACATACCATGGAATTATTTACTAATAATGACTTGATATGCCCCAAGGATCAGTACGTGCCACAACGTAGATTTGCGTCAAGTGTACGCCTCGGGTTTACTGATAATTTTCATTTAAGTGAAATAGATCGTGCTGAAATGATTGAACGATGGAAACTATTCTATGAAGCACGTGGTGGTAAAGATTTTTGGGAATATGATATAGATGACCCTGCAATAGCATTTGGGTATATCAATATCGGTAGACTCACTAAGATAAGCGTCGATGGTGCAGTAGTTCAGCTGCCGCTTTCTATTCCTGATATGAATTCCTTTCGAAAGAGGTTAAGCAGCACCGCAGTAATCGATTGGGTTATTGAATAAAGCAAAAACGGGACATATGTCCCGTTTTCACTATATGCCTGATTTATGAATACATCCTCAATACATGTTCGATAATCTTGTGACGCTGAACATCACGTAGTTCGAATTTACAAGACTTAATGCCCGGTACATCACGCTCTTCGAGTCTGTATAGCAAGTCTAACAACCCATTATCCGCATTGCGTCGATCTGTTTGTTCGATATCCCCTGTGATTACAATTTTACTGCCTACGCCGATTCGAGTCATAATCATTTTCATTTGACTCGGTGTAGCGTTTTGTGCTTCGTCTAATACGATCCAGCTGTGTTTGAAATTTCGACCTCGACAAAATGCTAGTGGCGCGATTTCCACGATTTGTTCTTCTAGCATGTGGGCTATTTCTGCGGCTGAGTAATATTCACGTAATACATCTAATAAAGGCCTTGTCCAAGGCTCCATCTTTTGGTTTAAGTCTCCGGGTAAGAAGCCGTGCTTTTCATCATCAACAGCTACTGCCGGTCTAGTCAATATGATTTTATCACATTCACCTGAACGCATTGCTTTGATAGCTGCTTGCATAGCTAGATAGGTTTTTCCAGTTCCTGCAGGACCAGATACGACTACGATATCAGTATCATTGTCTAGTAGTGCGACAATATACTTCTCTTGATTTAATGATTTAGGTATTAGTTCTACGTTTTTAGTACTAACCCTGCTTACTTTTGGACCAGGTGGTTTGGCAAAATCTATTGTTTTTGACTCGTGTAGGTAAAAAGTTTTTGCATCAGAAATTTTCTTGATGTTGGAGAATCGCGGGTCGTGCTGCTCACGTATATCACGAGGATCACGTTGAGAGCGAGGTGCACGGGAATTGCTGGATTTATGTTTGCTCAATTATTTCTCCTTTTGAAGAGCATGAGCACTCATAATGCTCACATTTATTTACTACGATGTCCCTACTGTAATATAGTGTAGTTATTGAATTATTTTTAATGATAAATATTAGGCTAAGGGTAACTCTTTCAAAATCATAGAATCATTGCAATCAGATACAGAATGATAAATACTATATGGAAGATAACAAAGCAGATAATTTTTTCAAAGATATTGACTACACCAGTATCATCGACACCGTTAAGGGCATCTTTACTAGCGACGGTTCTATTTCCACGCTTCTAGACTTTGAACGTGTATTAGATGAAGCCGATCTTTATGCATTTAAGAACTGGGAATTGGGTGAACTAGTAGATGGACCCGAAGTCAAGAAATACACCGTGGTGTGTATGTTCATGTACCCATACAAATTGATGCCTGATCCTAGGGCAGCAAAGCGCCTTATATCAGTAGGATGCAAGGTTAAATTCAAGAAAACTAAAATCAAGGTACCAGTTAAAGTAGATGATTACAATGACTTTGTCCCTGGTACAAAATATCCAAAGATGGCTTCTAAAGCAGTTTGGTTAGTTTCGATTGAAATGCCAAATAAACTAATGGGCGATATTAGACAGGGTTCTATCGACTTGGCTGACCAAACGATTGACCTTGAAGAGCTTGATGATTCGTATGATGAAGACCTCGATCAAGACGAGGGTAATGAAGATGATGGTGAAGATATTCAAGCCGGCCCTGCCGCCGGCGCAGCACAAATGGGCGGCGCCCCGCTAGCAACTTAAACCAAATACGAATTATGAATAAAAAACTCTTATCCGAAGGCCTTGATTATCATGATCTGGAAGGCCAACTGCTATCTGTTGTTAGCATTGATGAATATGCAGCACATATGGGTGAAGATAGTGAAATTGTAACGCTTGCCTTTACTGTTCGTAGTGAAGCCGCTGGATCAGACTTAGCTGACTGGTTTGAACGCGGTTACGATTGGGTGCTAGATGCTGAAGTAAGTGAAGGTGAAGTTGCGCCCGGCAAGTACATTGTGTTTGTTGAAATCGTACGCCGCTCTAATTCCCCTGAACGTATTATTGAGTTGCTAACTGACTTAAACACTCTGGCAAATATCCCATTAAGTGATTGGACTGTCTCTATCGATAAAGAAGACTTCAATGCAGATGTGGAAGAACTGCGTCAAGTTATCACTATATCCCCTCATGAATATCGTGAAGATAAAAACGAAGAAGATACGGCTGATGAAGAAGAGTTAAATGAAATGCGTGAAGCTGCCGGATTACCTGTCAAGAGATTATACCAATCAGATGATGCAGCCCTTAAGGCATTCAAAGCTCTAGCGGGGTTGTAGTCCCATGATCCTGCCTGCTAAAACACCGGGCACTCCTATAGCAGCAAACGATGCTGTACATGCTACTCTAGTGAACGACCCGGCTATTACGCAATTTACCCCGACAACACCTGTTGCCCAACCTCTTTCGACTCCGCCCTCATCTATAATAACGGCACCGGTCAGCTTCGGCTCACCGATGAATTCAGGATTCGGTTCTCCTTCCTCTAGTAGCTTCGGCTCACCGATGCCCGGGGGCTTCGGTGGACAACCCGGCATGCCGGGAATGAACGGGCAACTCGGAATGGGTATGAATTTAACTTCTGCGTCCCCTATGAATGCAGCCAGTGATGCAGAAGTATTAGTAAAGAATGATGCTGAATCTCGGCACTGGATTAACAGTAAATGGCGCCCTGCAATGGGATGGTTATATATGGCAACTTGCGCATTTGACTTTATTATTTTTCCTATATTATGGTCAGTATTACAAGCTATTAGTAAAGGCTCAGTAACTAGTCAGTGGCAACCAGTCACATTACAAGGCGCCGGATTATATCATATTGCAATGGGTGCAGTTTTGGGTATTGCAGCATACGGTAGGACAAAAGAAAAGGTCTCCGGATCTGCATAATTACTTGACGTAGAGTAATAATCATGCTATAATTGCTGCATGGATCATTACTCTAATTTAGGTGTGGATAAAACTGCTACACCGGACGACATTAAAAAAGCTTATCGAAAGTTAGCAAGCCAACATCACCCTGACAAGGGCGGCAATACTGCTAAATTTCAAGAAATACAAACATCATATGATACACTAAGCGATCCTCAAAAACGCGAAGAGTATGATAATCCTTCGCCGTTCGGTCCTCAATTTGGATCCCAACAAGCGAATCCGTTTGCGAACATGCAGGACATATTCGGGCACATGTTTAGACAACATACACACCGGCCACAACAGCAGCAAGTTTACCGAACAAGTGTTTGGATCACACTTGACCAAGTCTATTCAGGTGGGAACCAAGTACTTAAACTACAAACACAAACCGGTACACATAACGTAACAATCGGCATACCTGTGGGTATTCAAGACGGTGGTCAAGTTCGGTGTGAAAATGTAATAGACGGTGCATCATTGCTAGTTGAATTTAGAATATCACCTCACTTAATTTATACTCGTAAAGGAAATGACTTAGAATGTAATCAATCTATATCGGTGCTTGACTTAATTGTCGGTACATCATTCGAGTTTACTACACTGTCAGGTAAGACATTAGAAGTAAAAGTTCCACCGAAGACCCAGCCGTATGTACATTTAAAACTTGCAGGTTACGGACTACCTATCTTAAATTCAAATGCGTTCGGTGACCAAATAATCTTGCTAAAATTGTTTGTACCGACTACAATAGATGATAGGATAATTTCTATCATCCTAGAATCTCAAGCTAAATAATTTAAAGGATAATATAACAATGAATAACTCCCCTGAGATTGAGTCAATCATCGAACAGGCAATTACTTTTGCCAAAGCTCGTAAACATCAGTATTGCACCACAGAGCATTTATTGCTTGCACTAATAAGTCATCCACCGTTTAAGAAATGTTTAATTGGTTTCGGTGCCGACTTAGATAATCTCACCAAAGAAGTAGCTGCGTATTTAGACAGCCTTCATGCTATTCAATCTTCTTCAGAGGAAGAAGTAGTTCCTCGTCGTACTAACTCACTCGAACGGGTTATGAATCGTAGTGTAACTCAAGTATTATTTACTGGTCGCCGACAAGTAACGACCGCAGACTTGTACCTAAGCATTGCATCTGAAAGCAACTCACACGCTCACTATTTCATGTTGAAATTCGGTATTAACAAGACCGAGTTCATTCAGCACTGGCAGAAAACGTACAAGGGTAATGAGGCAGTAACTCGTATATCTGAAAGTCAAGCAGAAGAAATTCTGGAAGAGTACACTGTTAATCTGACTGAATTGGCACGTTCAGGTAAGCTTGAGCCGATGATCGGTCGTAGCAAAGAAATGGACGATATCGTTAACGTTCTAGCTAAACGATTCAAGTCTAACGTATTGATGGTAGGTGATCCTGGTGTGGGTAAGACTGCTATTGCAGAAGGCTTGGCTCAAGCAATCGTTGATAAGACTATCCCTGCTTTCTTGTATGGTCACGAACTATACTCATTAGAAATTGGCAGCTTGCTTGCAGGTTCTAAGTATCGCGGTGACTTTGAAGAAAAAGTTAAGTCAGTATTAGAAGCATTGAACACCAAGAAAAAGTCTATCTTGTTCATTGACGAAGCACATACTATGCAAGGCGCAGGTGGCTCTTCTACTGGATCAGTTGACTTTGCAAACATGATTAAGCCTGCTATCACTAAAGGAACATTGAAAGTCATCGCAAGTACTACTTGGGAAGAGTTCTATGAATCATTCGAAAAGGATCGTGCATTGATGCGTCGATTCTATCGTGTTGCAGTTGATGAGCCTTCGAATGAAGCTACTATTCATATCCTCAACGGACTGAGTAATAGATTAAGTGACTTCCATGAAGTCGAAATCACAGAAGATGCAGTTATTGCAGCAGTTGATTCAGCAGCCCGCTATATCCATGATCGTAAGAATCCTGATAAGTCTATCGACTTGTTGGATGCAGCTTGTGCTAAGCAACGAGTTGATGGTAACGCGGGTGCGGTCATCACAAAAGAAATGATTCATGATCAAGTGGAACGTATGACAGGTGTACCTGCTGATAAGCTTAACGGTGATAACTATGATAGAATTTCCACATTGGAAATGAATGTCAAGGGTAAACTATACGGTCAGGATGCAACAGTCGAAAAAGTGCTTGAGCGTATCTATGTCAGTTTTGCAGGTATTGGTAATGAAACAAAGCCGACTGCTAGTTTCATCTTCTTAGGCCCAACTGGTACCGGTAAAACTGAATTAGCCAAGTTGTTGTCTAAGAATCTTGATATGCCATTGCTAAAGTATGATATGTCAGAATACGGTGAAAAGCATAGTGTATCGAGTTTAATCGGACCTCCTCCTGGCTACATCGGCTTCGGCGATAGTCAAGTTGGTGGCGGACGGCTTATCAGCGACTTGTCTAAAAATCCTCACTCAATTTTATTGTTTGACGAAGTTGAAAAGGCTCACCCTGATGTGTTCAACATTTTCTTGCAATTGCTTGATGAAGGTCGGGTAACTGGTTCTAACGGTAAATCTGTTAGCTGCAAAAACTGTATCATTATCTTGACAAGTAACTTAGGTTCAGCAGATAGTGAACGTAGTAATATCGGTTTTGGTAGTCAAGAAAAGACTGGTGAAGATGAAAAGGCATTGAAAGAATTCTTCAAGCCTGAATTCAGAAACCGTATTGACTTGATTTGCAAGTTCTCCAAATTGGATATGCTAGCTATTAAGAAAATTGTTATTAAGTTCGCCGAAGACTTGAAGAAGAGTCTGTTGGACAAGCACAATATTTCATTGAATCTATCTGAGCCGGTAGTAGAATTCTTAGCTGAACAGGGGTATGATCCTAAGATGGGCGCACGTCCTCTAGCACGTAAGATTGATGAATTGATTCGTGTCCCTCTCAGCAAAAAAGTTTTGTTTGAGCGTATCAAGAATGCAACAATTGGTGCGGTAATGGTAGACGGCGCGATTTCATTCAATATCGTGCAAAAAGCGGCTGCAAGAATCGGAGATGACGGTGTCATTACCCTTGAAAGTTGAGATAGATCCCAGGGGAGAATTGTACTACAATAAGTACAAGTATCGGGTACGGTTCACTTTACGCGGGGTGAACCGTACCTATCATACACGAACCTTTACTAGTTTTCTTAAAAAACTAGATCAAATTTTGACGGCAACGGAATCAACTTCAGTATGGGATTCGTCCTATCAACGACAAAACAAGACTGATATTTTGTCATATGATATGGACAGTCTTGAGAGATTTTTTATATGGCAGACTGTCCGGTCACAAGACAAGGTTGATAAGAACTTTCGATTACGAATTGAGGGTAATACCTGCGGAGTATTTAGTAACGACTTGGCATTATTACAGACAGTCGAAGCTATTGATCCTACTGCGGTAGTTACATATTCTCAGATTGATATATCGATTCCACTAGGTATAAAGTACTTCCTGAAAGAGCCGAAGAATAAGTACCGGGTGTACTTAAAGTCAAAGACTATTTCAGATATATTGCACCGGGATATAAAGGATTTTATAGATCGCTATTCTGCATCTACTTCTACCACAGTGGTTGTCCCCTCCGGTTCTCTTGTAAATTGGTTAACCACACCGAGTACTTGGCGGCGCCGCTACTGCTATTCAACTTACTTTATTGACTATGACGAAGAAACAACATTCACATTAATGTCGTTATTTTTTGGTGAGTTGATCAAGACAAAATTCAAGCTAGAAAAACGTCCCGCATAAGATTGTAAATGATAAATACTCTATAATGGAGCATTTATCATGGCACAAATAGTAGAAGACGTAATCGTAATTAAATTCAGTAAGATCGTTAAGAACGGTGAAGCGGAAGACGCGGGTATTGCAAATAGCGATATCCTTGCCGCTTTGGAACAAGTAGCCCAGGAATTAGTCGGTGGTTCAGTTGTAGTTGAGGTGGAACGAGCATAACATGTCACAGTCTACTACCTTAATCTTATTGCCACAGACTGCATATGACGGTGGCGCAAACAGTGCAGTTTATACTGTTATCGGCAACTCACAACCAGCAGCCGGATATTATATAGGTAATAGAGACTTGCAAACAGTCAACATTAAACTTTCTAACGTTACCGGTAACATCATCATTGAAGCAAGTCTTGCTACTACTCCGCAAGCTGCGGACTGGTTTAGTGTTTATGAATTGCAAGCAAATAACAATTCAAACGTAAATTCAAATGCTTCTATCTATACAAATGTTGTAGGTAATTTTGTTCACATACGAGCAAAGATACAGGATTTTGATAATGGTATTGTTAACTTCGTAAAGTTATCTTACTAAAATGAAAACAATTGTAATAATGCCCGGTGGCTTTCACCCATTTCATGCAGGTCATGCTGCACTATATCAAAGTGCTGTAAAAGCATTTCCTGGTGCTGATGTATACGTGGCTGCAACTAACGATACGAAAACAAGACCCTTCCCCTTTGCTATTAAAGAAAAGTTAGCTAAGCTAGCAGGTGTGGCACCTGGTCACTTCATTCAAGTTAAGAGTCCCTTCAAGGCAGAAGAAATCACTAGTCATTACAATCCTGATGAAGATGTGTTGATCTTTGTTCGTAGTGAGAAAGATAGAACAGAACAGCCTAAACCAGGTGGAATAAAGAAAGACGGCACCCCGGCTTACTTTCAGCCATACACCGGTAAAGGTATGCAATCGTTTAATAAACATGCATACATGGCTTATCTACCTACTGTAGAGTTTGGTCCTGGCATTAAAAGCGCAACAGAGATTCGCAATGCTTGGCCCACACTAGATGAACGCCGCAAGACAGCATTAGTTATGAGTTTATATCCAGTAACACAGAAGAATCCTAAGCTAGCTGCTAACGTAGTTAAGATGTTAGACATGGGCATGGGCGACGGCGGCGATGTTGTGGCAGAAGGTGCAGAAGAAGCATTGCAGTATGCTACTCAAGCACATGCCGGACAAACTAGATCCGGTGGTGAACCATATATTACCCATCCAATGCGTGTTGCTGATTCTATTAAACAATATAAGCAGTCACATAACCTAGATGCTATTATTAGTGCTGCATTATTGCACGATACAGTTGAAGACACTGATACCACACATGAAGCATTACATGATCTGTTTGGTGGATTAGTTGCGTCATTGGTACAAGAACTTACTAGCAATCCTGAAGAAATCAAACGAGTGGGCAAGGCGGCTTACCTAGCACACAAAATGGCTGCAATGAGTAGCTATGCACTTGTGATTAAACTTGCTGATAGATTGGATAATGTACAAGATATTGCAACTGCTAAGACTCCGCAGTGGAGAGCTAAGTATGCAGCAGAAACTAATCAAATTTTAAACTACATTGAAAAAACTCGCGCATTGACCGGAACACATAGCAAATTGATTAGTTTGATTCGCGCCAAGTTGGCAGAAATTGATCATCCGCAGCAGGATGTGGCCGAGAATCTTGGATTAAACTATCCGGGTACATATGAACAAGAGCATGGTTCTGCAAATAATAAATCTTCTCGACACATAGTAAATATGACTACCGAAAGCAATGTAACCGAAAGTACTGATTATCTGTCGGAAAAATAATTTGACGAGCTCCTCGTGATGTAAATAATTATATCATTAACACACAAGGATAACATGACAAAGAAAACTCAAGAACCTAAAACTGTCCCGGTTGAAAAGGTTATCGAAATCGCTGAACAAGCGGCTGCTGAATCACAAACTCCACAAGCACCCCCTGCCCCAGGTACTGTTCAAGTGAATGTTGATTTCTTAAAGACTACTCGCGTACACATTGCAATGCCATGTTACGGTGGTATGCTTACTGAATCAACATTCATGAGCTTTATCAAATGGGCTAATACAGCACGTCAATTAGGTATCGATTGGACATTAGAAACAATGGTCAACGAAAGTCTTATTTCCCGCGCACGTAATACATTAACAGCTAAGTTCTTAGATATGCCTGATGCAACGCATTTGTTTTTCGTTGACGCAGACATTGGTTGGGAGCCATGGCACTTGTTAGTATTGCTAAACCGTGACGTTGACGTTATCGGTGGATTGTACCCAATGAAGACTATGCCAATCAAGTGGGTCGTCAATGGATTTGAGGGCGCAGAAGAAGGCCCTGATCAATTGCAAGAAGTCTCCAAAGCAGGCACCGGTTTCTTATTGATGAAGAAACATGTATTTGAAAAGTTGAAATCTCACCCTGCAGTTAAGCAATACAAGAATGATATCGGACTTGATCCTAAGTTCGACCAACACTTGAAAACATACTTTGACACAGCAGTTCGTCAAGGCCGTTACTACAGTGAAGATTGGACATTCTGCGAAAACTGGCGCGATATCGGTGGTCGTATTTGGATGGACAAACGAGTTCTGTTACGTCATACCGGTACATATACATTCTGTATGGAAAATCAAGAACATTTGATGAACACAATCGGACCTATGTACGTTGAGCAGCAAGCTGCATTGGCAGCTGCTTCGGCTCCAGGTGCCGAAGGTAATGTTACTTTGACAACCTAAATAGTACTATATATAAAAAGCTGCTTCGGCAGCTTTTTTGTTGGGTTTTTATAACTACAGCATAACACGATAAATACACTATGAACTCCAAAGAATTAAACTCGTTTAGACTATCAGATGCTGTGACTTTTCATGATGAATTAAACCCTAAACTATTTCGTGGACAGAATCTTCAACCTAATATTGATAAGCAACTAATTGAAATTGCCAATGACTTTTTAGAAGAATTGGGAATTGACGGATTGAAAGTAGAAGATATAACCATCTCCGGTAGTAACGCAGCTTACAGCTATACAGATCATAGTGATTTGGATTTGCACATTCTAGTTGATATGTCCAAGCTACCAAACGATGAAGTATACTGTGAATTGTTTGATGCTAAGAAAACGATTTACAATGAAAATCATGACATCTTTTTAAACAAAATCCCGGTAGAATTGTACATACAAGATACAAATGACCCGGTAACTAGTGTCGGTGAGTACAGTGTATTGCACAACAAATGGATTAAAATTCCATCAAAACGTCGAGCAAATTTTGATCAGAATGCATCAAGTGCCAAGTACGAAAAGCTTGATAAACTAATTAAATTAGGTTTAAAATCAAATGACTTGAAGAAAGTCATTACTCTGATAAAAACACTGCATCGTTATAGACAAGCAGGATTAGATAAAGGTGGTGAGTTTTCTCCTGAGAATTTAGTTTACAAAGCGTTACGAACTCACGGATTGATCACTAAGTTATATGATCTTAGGAACAAGTTACACAGCAAGCGATTGAGTATTGAGGGTCAATACTCGCAACTTAGTGAGACAAGGTCATCTCTTCCTGAAGTATTATACCATGTAACTCCGGCAAAAAATCTAAGAAGTATTATGCGTCAAGGACTTGTACCCGGCATAGGTGGAAGATCATCTCAAGTATACGGTGAACAATCCGGCATTTACTGTTTTCCTAGTAAAGAAGATGTTGAAAATGCGCTAATGAATTGGTTGGGCGATCAGTTTGATGAAGACGAACAGTTAGCATTACTTGCCATTGATTCTACTGGTCTGAGTGGTGCTTATACTCCCGGTGCAGAATATGAAGTAGTAATCACCTCATCAATTCCAGTAGGTAATATAAGAGTCGAATCAAAAGATATCGACACTATTTTTGAGTGTGCCAGCGGGTACATTCCAAGTAACGCAGAAAAGAACGATCCTAGATTTGTTAAAGCGTTATCAATAGATGTTAATCCGTATACTATGCAGAAAAATGCCAAGAAATTCGGTTGGAAAATATCACGAGCCGGCATTCCGCCCCTACTACGCTCATAGTGATAAATAATATATCTAGACGGAATAACTCAAAATGAAAATATCACAACTATTAGAAACAGATGCAGGGACCACATCATCAGGCTCAGTTGCCCCTGTATCGCAAGTACTATCCACTACGCAAAAAAGAACTAATCCAAGTATTTATAAAGGTGATAAAGTTGGAAGTTTGTTTAAAGGCAAGCAAACAGATAAGCCATTTGCTAATAGTATCAGTGAAGGTATTGAGCAAGGTGTAGCGGAGGGCTCCAGTGAGATTAAGATTCCAACAGAAGATGGTATCACTATGCAGGATATTCGCTTGATGGCAGGCGAAGGTAAACTAACTAGAAAAACAGTACTACAAGCGATTGATATCATTCGCAAACAGCGTAAAGAGCAAGGTGTAGAAGAATCTACTGAGCAAGGCCAAAAGCCAACAACTTGGTACAAAGACAATAAGCCATTCTCGCTAACACGAGATGGCTCAAACTTTCATCTAGTGGACCAATCAGGAAACATAGTCAGAAATTTAAGAATCCCCCCTCGTTATATTCCTATGAATTTGGAAGACGAGGGCTATAAAATGAGTAATACAGGTCGCGAGTACTACAAGAATCCAAATTGGTTCAAACTTGACGAAACAAGTGAAGATGAATTAGATGAAAAGGCAGTAAGCAAGCAACAACAGAAATTCTTCGGTATGGCACATGCTATGCAACAGGGTAAGAAAATCAAGGGTGCTAGTCCGGAGCTAAAGAACGTTGCAAAGACAATGAGCAAGCAAGATGTTAAAGACTTTGCTTCAACCAAGCAAAAAAGTCTACCTAAAACTGTCGAGGAATCAGAAATCAACGAAGAAGACGTGATCATGGTTCCGGGCAAAGGTCATAGATTAAATCCAGGGTTGCTACATAAGCCGGAAGTTTCTATCAACCCGACTGATACTGTTAAGGTAGATATTCCCCTTTTAATTAGACTATTGGAATACGCACGTGAAGATGCCACCGGCGATCTAGACTTGCATGACCTAGCAGAAAAACTAGTTGCACTGAGTGATCGAGGCCGCACTTTAACAATGCGTGACTATGAGCGTTTAGCTGACTCTATGCCGAGCGCGACTGAAGTAGACGAGTCGGCAGGTGATACGGTTGCGAAGACATGGGATCAAATGACATCGAAAGAAAAGATTTCAGGCGTAAAGGGTCGTACAGTGTGGAATGACAAGACTCGCAAGTACTATACCGTATTTGATATTCCGACTGGTGCTCAAGTTGAGAAATCCGATAGTGCTATCATGTCCGGTTTGACTAAATAATAATATGTTATCAGATAACTTAAAAATATTGCTTGCGACAACAAACGTATTGTCGATTAAAGCACAAAATTTTCACTGGAATGTTGAAGGAGATAACTTTCCTCAGTACCACGCATTCTTTGATAGTTACTATACAGAAGTATATGCATCAGTTGACAGAGTTGCAGAGTATATACGCACTTTGGATTCCTACGCACCAGGTAGCTTAACGCGATATGCAGAGTTAAGTGTGATTCAAGATCAAGTCAAGATACCTCGTGCTGAATTAATGTTTCAAGAATTATTTCAAGACAATGCTACTATGATTGAATTACTAGATAGTGTATTTAAATCAGCAACTGAAGAAAACAAACAAGGTATTGCTAATTTCATTGCAGAGAGAATAGATGCTCATAATAAGCACGCCTGGATGATAAGAAGTATACTTAAAAAAGAACGTGCATAGTATATGAGCTATTGGCTAACTTATGTTAAACATAGCTATGAAGTTATATTGGAAGCCGAAGCAAAATTATGTATCAACTTGGAACATCATACCGAGGCATACATGGTGCATCTATTCGCACGATACTTAGATAAACCGTTATTGAACTCAGAACCGATTTGTATTAGAATGATGCAAGGAATCAATCTACCAAAAAATCAAAAAAGAAATGCTCTGACTTCAATCGCAGAAGAATGTTTATTGATAAATGGATTAGAGTTGGCAAAAAATAAGTGGCCTACCTCAACCTACTACTCAGAAATGGGAAGTATGGCGTTCGATCAAATCGCGTATGTTGATTCCCCGGTCGATAAATTTTATATCAGTTTAGCAAAAAACTTTAAGTTATTGAGCAAGGTGTTAAATACTTGTAGAGCACCACTATGAAATCACGTAATAATGAATACCCGGTATATCCGGAAGAAGACGGGTATGACAGGTTTAAAAACCCATATAGCCCCGTATAAAAAGAACACACCTTAGGACCGTTTCATTACGGAATGTGTGGGCGGCTACTGCCCTGGACGGCCCAATTCGCTACTGGGAATCCAAAAGTGTAGCCCTTTTATATAATAATTGATTGACATTAAATTCAATATTTGATATAATCAATTATTAACAGGAATCAAAATGACCACAGAAGATAATACTCTACCGGAAGAAGCAACTGATGAAGAAATGGAAGAGTTTGAGCATAGTATTGAACTTGCAAGCGCCTTCTTAGATCAATTAATTCTTCCCCTTTTGGATAAGTTCGAAGAATCAAATAGTGATCAGGATTATATCGAGGGCGCGGCGACACACGGGTTGTTTATCTCAATAATTCAGCGTATGTCTGAGATGGGATACACCGAAGAAGACCTAGTTAATGAAATCAAAACATATACTAATGCTTCGGCAGGTCAAGTTCTGCACTAGGAGCTATTATCAAAGTATGGTTCATGTATCAAGGTGATGATTATGACTTATCACGAGAAATAATAATCACCAAGTTGTGTGAAGCCGCATCTGATATAATCGAATTACCAGATGAACTAATAATACGTATTGCCTGGTTAGGTGAATCAGTATACGGTAATACTGCTGTTGAGTATAGATTCAAAAATAGAATTAGTATTAATAGTATCCTCTCACTAGCTGAAATCCCAATTGTGTTAATACACGAGTTAATACATGCCAGTCAAATACACACCGGTTTATTAAGCGTTTCTAGACGAGGCGCATATATTTGGAATAAGGTTCGATATAATGTACCCGAATCTTTGAATATGGAGCAGTACATGCAGCTTCCCTGGGAGGCAGATGTTGCAGAAAAACAACAAAAAATCTTGGAAGAAACTTTGGCCCACGCCATGAAAAGGCTTGACATTAAATGATTTCGGGAGTATAATAGACTCTTAGACAGTAAAGAAAAGGATTAAAAATGCAGTTCACGTTGATTACGGCTAAAGGTCAAGTCATGCAATTTTTTATCAAAGCAGTAGCAGATTTGTACTGCAATCTTTACGGTGGTGTTGTTGTCACGAACGATATCTTGAATGAAGTACGGGAAGTATCCGATCAAGTTAGTGCATAAATACTGCATGAACCCAAACGAAATACAACCTGATGCTCATCGAGTAGCTGCCGCGCGAAAGCGCCGCACTGATAGAAATCATGCAATTTATGTTATCACCAATGTGCTAACAGAGGAGCAGTACGTGGGTTTAGCTGTGATTAGTTCCACAGTTAAAGCTGCGTTAAAACGTCGAATCCAAAAGCACGTGCAACGTGCAAGTGCTGAGGATAAAGACTGGGGATTGTGCAACAATATACGTGAATACGGTGTTGAAGCATTCACTTATGGTTTGTTAGAAATAGTGCGAGGGAAAGGTCCTGCGCATCTTCGTGAGTTAGAATATATTAGGCAGTATCATCCTGCATTGAACACATTTAGATAATTGGACACATTATGTGGGTAGCCTCAGGCTTTTGTAAAATGATAATTCGTGTTATACTCGTCATTGCAATAGTGATACTGTTGCTATTTTGGTTGGAAGTGCCAGAAGATGATTTAGCCGATTCGATAAGTACAGAAACATTTGCACCGCAAGAGTCGGTTATTAAACACACGAAAGAAAATGAATGAATGATATTTTAATTGGAATCGGCAATTGGATTAAAGAGGATTATAAAACACATCCTCTTCGATTCTGTGTCGAGATCCTAGCTTGGGCAATTAGTATTAGCTGTAGTATTACTATGGCTCTTACAGTTCCCAATCCTCCCCTTTTGTATATGTATCCAGTGTGGATTACTGGTTGCGCCTTATATGCCTGGGCAGCTTATACAAGAAAAAGCTTCGGTATGATTGCTAACTATGCACTGCTGGTTACGATTGATTGTATCGGTTTGGTCCGTATGTTAACACACTGAGATTTAAAATGAATACTTATACACTTGAAGTCCAAGAAGATACAGAAGGCGAATTGTTTCTAGAGTTTCCGGAAGACTTGCTTGCGCAAGTTGGATGGGAAACTGGCGACACGCTTGTTTGGACAGACCTCAAAGACGGTAGCTGGTCGCTGACTAAAGCGATTGAAAAACCGGAAACTCAATGGGTTCTCGTAGAAGCAGTATCGACGTTCCGCGAACGTTATATGGTTGAAGTACCAATCGGTACTGATGCATATGGTAAAGATAAAGCAACGTGGGCACTTGATACAGTCACTATGAATGAGGCTGAACAGTTCAGTTCAGAACATTTAGGTGAACAAATTGTATCACACCGTGTAGTAACTAAAGAAGAAGCATTGGAGCTGTGTGACAACGACAATGATTACACTAATTCTTGGGACGAAGAAACAAAAATGAAAAACTTTTTTACACCTTGGAAAGAACAAAATGCTTAATCCCACAGTAGACTGGTCTGACAAAGAATGGGCAGTAGCCGAGACATGGATTCGAGGGGTGTTGCATACTCATAAAGTAACCGTAACCTTCACTAAGAAAGACGGTGAGGAACGGGTGATGAATTGCACACTGAATCCTGAGTTTCTTCCTGTAGTTCCCGTTACAGAAGCAGTATCAGAAAAGCCTGAGCGTAAACAATCTACAACCAGTATTGTAGTGTATGACTTGGATCTCCAAGCATGGCGCAGCTTTACGACTAAGAATGTGACAAAAGTTTCGCTTGACTTTTAATCATTTTGGTGTTATAATATACTCATTATGAAAAAACAAATTCTCTCATTCATTGTACAAGCACCCAAAACACGGGCACACTATGCACTGTTTGCAGAGAACACACCTTTTAAACCAAAGGTAGTTGCTCCTAAAAACAAGTATCAGCGCAAGCCTAAACATTGCAAAACTGACGATCAATGACAACTTGTTTGGGGTAATATGAAAGAATTTGTAGATTTCATCGAACCGTTCATATACGGATTTATAATAGGCTTCTTTTGGTATCCGGTATGGAAAATCTTAAAGAAGATTTGCTCTGAGGCTAAAAAAGCGCGTGAAGAATGGTGACTTGACATTAAATGGATTTGGGTATATAATATAGACTTAAACAACACCGAAACTTGTATATGAAAAAGCTAACAGCAGTATCGTCACTTTTTCTAATTATATTAGCCGCATGCGGTGGGGGCGACTTAGCGATATCAGGTACAACCGATCCACTCGCAAGTCACCCCGCTAATTTTTCAGGAAATATATACTCACGTACTCATAGCACATTTTCCAACTCGATTGATGTATATTCAACCCCGTTGGCCGATGCTACTATTAGTTTGGGTACTCAAACTATAAATGCAGATGGCATGGGTAATTTTGTCGGAACTGTTCCTACAGTGGTGCTAGCATCTGATACAGTCAACATCACCAAATCCGGATATATTCCGATCAACATTGCAAGATCATTGATTGACTCGGCTTCTACTAATATAGGACTATACAGTACATCGAGTGTTAATAGTAGACCGGGATTTATCGGCGGAGTATTTACAATGGACGCCGGTGGCTACTTGAATATGATATACAAGCGCAACCTTTTCAACTCTACTTACGATAGAATCAAAACTCAAACAGGAGCTAACTTAGTTGCATCATCTGACCCGGTATGGGTTGAATCATACGATGTGCAGGCCGGGACGGTAAGTATGAGTAGCACCTCGCAAATACCCATGATGACTAGACAGCAGTACACTACCTTAGTAGGATTGGCTCATAGTCAGAATATGCAATATATGATGCAGTTGGGGGTTTATCCTGCAGGAAGTCTTCAGATGCCATGGACTGTTCCCGCAAACAATACAGTATTTTGGACTGCTTGGTTTGCTGCATACAAAGAGATTGTTATTCAATATGCACAGATTGCAACAGACTTAAACATTGAATATATTTCACTTGGAATGAATCATGGGTTTATGAGTGCATTGCCAGTATCATACTGGAGTGACTTAGTTATCTCAGTCAGAAATACCGGGTATACCGGAAAAATTGTTTATCAAGCAATGATGAAGCCCGGAGTGTGGTCAGAGACTGACGGTTTCAATACGGCGGCAACTGGTAATCTCACTACTAGGCAGAAAAATTTACAATTTGTTAAACTTTTCGACTATATAGTGCTAGACATATATAACATTGTAGGAAACGCTGATTCAAATACTAGTGCACCACGCAGTGATATGCGTAAATCATTTGCGACTATGTTACATAGTTTCACTGACTATCCGGTTCCACTCATGGTACAAATAGGAACACCGTCTATTCGCGGTGGCTCGGTAATTACTGATTACGTTGAACCGTGTATCGTATGTGTTTCAATCGCGCCGACTAAGACGATGGATTTGATGGAGCAAGCAGACGTATATCAAACTATAGGTGAAGTAATTAATGCAACACCAACCGGTAATGGTAATGTTATGGGGTTGATAAGCTGGGGCTATTGGTTTACTGATAATTTCAGAACAAATGTAACCCGCAAATCAACGGGTATAAATTCAGATGGTACACTTGTTGATTCTACTGTCGCTATCGGGAATCAAAACTTAATATCAGCATACGACAAGTCAGCAAGTATTCGAGGGAAACCCGCTGAATCAGTATTTGGGTGGTGGATTAATAAATTCGCTCAGTAATTCAATTTATAGCAAGGATTTGCCCCATATGGGGCTTTCCTACGGTTGAGTATATAATGATAAATACATTATGTCACTGATAGAAACTCCGGAACAAAAGATAATACGAGAAAACTCCACAGTCAGGTTCATGACTAATGTGGTGTTCGATGGACTTACTGATGTAACTGTCACTGATTCTATCTTATCTAAACAGATTGATTTAGTGTTCGATGTGCCTACATATGAAAAATCATTTGAAATCGAAGATATATCAATCAATCCTAACTCAAGTGTCGTGGTTACTTACATAGGTAATCCCACAGCAGGTAATGATATAGATGAAGTAGAATTTGATAAATTCAATATAGTTGCAACACCGTATACAGTTACTTATCCGTATGCAGTTGCAGTTCCTCACAACGGTGGTATGACTTTATATGTTGCTGCCGTTCCTGGCCCTGTATACGGGTCTTATAAATTTTCTTACACAATAACATAATATGGCAATCATCCGCGATCCAATCGACCCGACTAATATTCTTAACGTCAACGCAGACGGCTCCGTCAACGTGGAGATTAGTAATTGGCCACCATCTGTACCCGGTCCCCAGGGCTCTACCGGTGAGCAAGGTTTGACCGGTGAGCAAGGTTTGACCGGTCCCCGGGGTCTTACTGGCCCTATAGGTTTGCAAGGCGCGACAGGCCAAACTGGCATTCAAGGTCTAGTGGGTCCGGCCGGCACAGGTGCTACTGGTCTAACAGGAGCTGCTTCTACTGTAGTTGGGCCCACTGGCCCAACTGGCCCCATCGGTTTAACGGGGGCGACTGGCCTAACTGGTGCTGCATCTACTATTGCTGGACCAACAGGTGCAACAGGTGCTGCAGGATCGTTCGGCGGCGCAGCATTTGACTATATGTATAGTAGTTCAGTTACCGGAATAGCTGACCCGGGCAGCTATAGCTTTAACAATATGAATTTAACGTTAGCGACTATGATGTATATCAACAACATAGACGAGAACGGAGTGTTAACAACTAACTTCTTAGAGACAATTGATAGCTCAACTTCGGCGATTAAGGGCCACTTTAGTGTATCAGATGAAGCCAACACAGTTGCATTTACGCTATTTGCCATCATCGGCTCACACACATTGAGTAACAATGTTTATGCAATCCCGATTGCATGGTTGGCGGGAGTAACATCAATTCCTGATGCAAATCATAGTATTATAACCTTTGCTAGAACGGGAGATAAAGGAGATACCGGAGTCACTGGTGCTAAAGGGACAACCGGTAATACAGGTGCGACTGGCGCACAAGGCAACACCGGATTAACCGGATTAACCGGTGCTGCATCTACTATCTCCGGGCCCCCGGGAGCAACGGGATCTATTGGCGCGGCCGGCCCGATCGGTAACATTGGGCCGGCCGGCCCAATGGGGCCTAGCAGCGGAGGTACTTCAGTTACCACCTTCTATGACAGCACACAGTCAAACAATATTAAATATTCTCATAGCAGCAACAATCAACTGATCTCCGGGGCAGCTATCACTACTGACTTGGCCGGCACATACCGTACTGAATTCAATGCAGAATATTATTGCACTCCTTCTATAGTATCTGCACAGTGTGCTACTGATTTGTCTTTGTTGGTTTCGACGCTCAACTCACTACCATCAACCGGTGTCCACGCAGCAGCATTCGGCGCGGGCGAAACACTGGCTCCCGGTGTATACACGGTAGCAGGTGCAAGCACACAGGGCGGCAACTTAGCGTTTGACGGCCAAAACAATCCAAACTCAGTTTGGGTCATTCGAGTTAATGCAGCATTTGCTACGGCAGCAGGCGCAACGATGTCGTTGATTAACGGAGCACGAGCTGCAAACATCTTCTGGATAATTAACGGCGCACCGACGTTCGGTGCTCAAGGTGTATTTAAAGGTACATTGATTGCCATTGCAGCAGCAATAACAACCGGTGACACTATTGACTTAGAAGGAAGATTTTTTAGCACAACTGGTGCAATTGCTACTACTAATGCTACATTAAATGTACCATTTGGTCCATCTGTAATTAATTTAGGTTCATTACAAAACTTTGTACTGTTTACTGCACTCGGTGCAGTGGGCAACACTGGTTCTATTGCTTGCCTAGGCGATATTAGTACAGGCGGTGGCGCAATTGCCGGCTACACCGGTTCTGTCGGAAGTATCTATGTACCAACTGATACCGGTACTCGTGCAACGTTTGGCATATATGTCAACGGAAGTCTAATTGCAAACTCAACACGCCTAGGACAGAGTATCCCTAACACACCGGGATTTGGCAAAGCAGCCGTACTATCCGGAATTGTACCGACTACTGCGGGACAGACAATTGAAGTTCGAATCAAGGTTGATGTTGGTGTATTTAACATCACGTCAATGAATCTTTACACCGTCAAGATTGCATAAAAAGTAACGGAATGCCCCTTAACCGGGGCATTCCTACGGTTGACATTAAATCATTTTGGGTGTATAATAGACTCATAGACAGCAACAAACAGGCGATGAAAAATGGAAAAAGTTCAGATCACGGTGTTCGGTAAGCAAGCGATGGTTGATCAAGATATGGTCAAAAAGATGCTTAAAAAGAGCGAATTGGTAGCCGGAGCTATGCGTTTACAAGCAGTCATGAACGCGGTTCCCCGCGAAGCTGAACCCATTTTGCAAAAACAACTCCAGGAAATAGCAAGCAAGATCATCCGCTTGAATCGTACAATCCGCAAAAACGTTCAGTTCATCTAAAGAAAACGGTTGACATTAAATGAGTTTGGTGTTATAATAGTATCTTAAACAGTCAAAAGGAATACATCATGGCAGGCAAAGCAAAATCGGTCTATCTCACAGTCATCCCAAAGGGAACACTGTCGAGCGTGTTTCGCAAGGTGTTCTTCGATGCCAAGGCATTCAGCGACTACGTGAAATCCGAAGAATTCATGACAAAGTACCCATCTGAGCAATTTCAAATCCTCAAAGAAGTTTACTAAACAGTTGACATTAAATAGTTTTGGGTGTATAATACATACATAAACAGTTAATTAAAGGACTCGAAAATGGCTTACATTCTTTTCAACGTTGACACTACTAAAATCGTTCGTATCATGCGCAACGGCTATTGGCAAGATGCTAGATTTTCAACTGAAAGTGCAGCAAAAGCAGGTGCAACACGTCTTGCTAAAGCTGGTAAGCTAGTTCTCGAAGACCACTCAATTATGGAATCAAGCGAGTTCAATCAGATTGAGAAGACCGAAACCGTGATAAATCTTATGTCGGGCAAGTCGGTTGTGCAGTCAGTTAACACACCACGCTCATGTGATGTATCATCCGAACTGTACTGGAGCATGTAATGTCAGAGTTTCATAAAATGGTACTACAGGCTCTAAGTAAACAAGAAGATTGGATTTCTACTCTCACTCCTTCCCAACAAGCGGAAACTCGGGTGCGGATGGCCCTAATTGAACTGGCTATTATAGATCAGCAATAATTTTGGTTGACGTTAAATGGTTTCGGGTGTATAATAGAATCTTAAACAGCAACAAGTAGGACTTTAAATGCAAGCAACACAAGTATCTGAAACAGTAGAAATCATCAGTTTCTCTACCGGCTCATTGGCAGTTTATGTGAGTAGCGAAGGTCACATGCTTCCGGCAGGCACTGACGTTGATATCTATACGTATGCACAGGGTCGTGATTTGTTTGTGAAAGTTTGTGCATTAAGCATTGATGCAAAACCGGTATATTTGCCCTTCTACGATACAAACGTAGAATGGTTGTTGGGTCAGGAGTAATATCATGAGAAACTTTTTAATTGGCACCGTATTCGGTATTGTAATTGCTACCGTGGGATTTAGTGGCATCGCAAAAATGCTTGACAACGGACTAGCTAAAACAAAAGAAATCGCAATTGAAGGAGCTAAGTAATGGGACTTGACATGTACGCATACGTGGCTTTTAAAGCCGGACAACGTGATGAATATTATGATGGTGCAGAATGGGATGTAGAAGATAAGCAATTTGTTAATCCTAGGGTAAAGGCTCCCCGTGAAATTGCTTACTGGCGCAAGCATCCTGACTTGCATGGTTATATGCACAAGCTATGGGAGAGTAAGGGCAACGAAGGTAGCTTTAATGGGGATGAACTAGAACTCACATACGAAGACCTGGAAGACTTGGAACGTGCTATCACGCATACACAACTTCCGCGTACCGAGGGATTCTTCTTTGGTGTAAGTAGTATAGACCGGCGTGATGGTGATCTGGCTTTTGTAGCTAGCGCAAAGGCAGAAATCTTTCTAGGCTTTAAAGTATTTTATAATTCAAGTTGGTAATATGACTACGCTAGACAAAATGATTGAGTTTGATACCAGTGATTTGGGTAACATGGGAATGGAAGTTCCTATGCATACTCAGGAAGCAATCACCGGATATTTGATTCGCGGTTGGAAGCCGGGTGGATTCTTGACTGCTATGCTTGCAGGTGATTTGTTTCGTGCAGTCGATTCGGCTGATACTGCAAACCGTCAAATGATGTGGGCTATCAGTAGATTCATTACGACCAGTCTGCCTGTGGGTAGTTGGGGAGACTATGAAAGTGTGCATAATTGGAGCACTGATAAGAACAACATTCGAACTGAATACGTCACTGACCTAGAAAAGAATTATATCTGGCAAACCCTTAAGGGCGAAACCCAATACAAGGTAAACATGTAATGGCAAGCCTTGCAGAATATTTTAAAGCAAACAGGTACACCGGCAAATACCAAATTGGTGATCGAGTGTTCGGCCATTGGAATAAAATCCCGTTCGTTGGTAGCGTTGGTAATGATAGCGTAGTCAGTGAACTAGAAGGCCCTCGAATCACAATTCATTTAGACTTGCCCATTAAGTTTGCAGATGCGGTAAATCATGTTATAATCGTGAAACATAAAGATATTAAACGACTAGTAGATATCTTCCCTGAAGAAATTGTTAAAAAAACGAAAGCGACTAAAAATGATCACTATTAAAGATTTTATGGAAACCATTGATTACAAGATCACTGAGGGTTCTGATTACGGTTGGCGATGTTATGGGCCTGATGCTCATACGATGGATAGTTGGAACGGTATGCATGATGACACCGGCTACAGTATCAGTATGGTATTTGATACCAAAACCCAAGTGGTCTATCAAATGGAAGCATGGGACTACGGTACTGAACGTGAGTATCGTTGGATCAACCCTGACTTCATTGAAGCGCATATTGCAGAAAGCAAGCGCCGCGGATTTTCATTTACAGAATCACTTGATGATCGTAAATTCATTGATCTAGAAACGGAAGAAGATATGTTGGAAAAAGCCCGCGCTATTGTACTTGGCGAAGAGTATGATACCCGCATTCAAGTCCCGCTTGAAATGCCGGAGCATGAGATTTTTGCGCTGATGAAGTTGGCGCATGAACAGGACATTACTTTCAATCAACTTATCATTAATGTGCTAACAGCCAAGATTGAAGAATTTGAACATGATATGCTTGTTGATGAGATTCAAGAACTAGCGGCCGCACTTAATGATATGGAAGATTATTTTTACGATCTCGACTTTGAAGACGAGGAAGAATGATTATGCATAAATTCATACTACACAAGGACGACTTGGTCACTATCAAGCAGTTTGTTGATAAGTACCCTGATGTGGAGTATGTTACCCTTTCAGTAGATTCTTCATCAGGTATCGGTTCTATGATTGATGCTAATATCAGTACAGTAATTAATGGTGATTCGGTAACTATCACTAAGAACATTGTGGATGAATCATCGTGGTAAATAGCGACACTTGCATTGTGAAAGCAGTTGCATCCGGTAAGTCATTGGATGCAGAAGTAATGGATTTTCACGATAAAAGAAACTTGACTGTTGCAGTAAATAAGTCAGTAAAATTGCTAATGTCTTGGAACGGTCGGTGCTATGAGGGTAGAGCAGCCGGGATGGACTTTGAAAGTGCCGGACCAAAGATGGTTGCAAAATATAATTCCCCTAGGGGTAGTTACTAGTTCGGAGTTAAAGGATGATTACTTTTGCATTAGTCACATTAATGCTAACTACTACGATGGTGGATGGGGCAGAAACACAATCTGTAGTATGGAACCCCGTGCCACTAAGTGTACATGCTACATTTAAGGATTGTGAAAATGCATATAACGATATATCAGGCTTCCCTCGGCGACCGAACGATATAGGTTGGCCGCAGTATAACCCTATGTTAGGGTGTAAGAGAGTAAATCAAAAATGACAAAAGAAGCCACTCCTGAATTTGACAATTCAGTATATGATAACGAACGCCTTGTCTCAAACTTTGACAAGATAGTTCCTATTGCCGAACAGGATCTAGTCTATCGTTTGCGTAAGCGGGCGGAGATCCGCAGACAAATTAGTTCACGCAAGAGTGTCCAAGAAGGCAAGAACGACCGGATTGCTGACCTGTTGGAAGAAGCAGCAAACGAAATTGACCGTTTAAAATTGCAATGAAACGGGCACTGCAGGTACTGCATCAGTTTGCCTGGCAGTTTGGCTATGAGATTGGTCTACTGTTTGGCTACCTGATCAGACTGCTCAATTACATCATGTTCCCCTTCAATAAACCTTTTTAAAACGGTTGATAGTAAATCATTTTGGTGTTATAATAGATACTTAAACAGCAACAAACAGGAGAACAATATGGAACGATATGAACAAGTTATTCGCATCCAGCGTTGCATCCTGGGCGATGTAGAGCACGAAGTAACTGTTCGCAATATCAACGGTAAGTATCACTGCCGTGTGTTGGTGAACGGTGAAGTCAATCAAGAGGCAGTTTGCGCAGGCAAGCGTGACATTGGTTACACTTGCCGCAGTCTCCTGCGTTGGGAAGATAAGTGCGGTAACTGGAGCGACTTTGCAATAGCTGCACGTAAACGTTTGAACGAACAATGGAGCACTATATGATGACCTTGGATACTTTGATTACTTGCCAAAGTAACAAGTGTCATTACTGCAATTGTGAAATGAATCGTGAGAAGAAGTCACTGCAATTGGCAACTGTTGAACATATTGTGGATAAGTGGTCGAGTCCAAAACACAGAAAAATAGAAGTTGCTTCCAATTTAGTTGCGGCTTGTTTTCAATGTAATAACACTCGCGGTGCAAAACGAAATCGTATTGCCCGAAGTTATTATAAAGCACAGTCAACCAAGCGCGGCATCAAACTTGCTGTTGCTTCAACGTCAAGTAAAGTTTTATATTCAATGTTTGGTTCAGTTCCACAACATCTCTTTAACGTAAAGGAAATTTTATGACTCGTAAAATGGCAACGATTAGAAAAATTGATTCACTGCGTCCTATCCCGGGTGCTGATGCAATTGAATGCGCTATCGTAGGTGGATGGACCTGCGTGGTGAAGAAGGGTGAATACACAGCCGGAGACCTCGCGGTGTATTGTGAGATTGATAGTTTTATCCCCACAGCCATCGCACCGTTCCTTACCAAGCCCGGGCACTATGCAAAGACTTTTGACGGCGTAGAAGGAGAAAGATTGAGAACTGTTTCTCTCAGAAAAACAGTCTCCCAGGGCCTGCTTCTACCACTTAAAAAGGTTGAATAAACGAGTATTGGCATAAATAATAGTGACTACGCACAGTCAGACTACGGAGACACTATTATGCAAATATATCAGATACTAAACAAGATTACTGGAAAATCATATGTTGGTAAATCTAAGGATTACCAAAACAGATTTTTGAATCACAAAAAGGCAGCACGAAATAAATGTAATCGCCGGCTATACGATTCTATGAATCATCACGGAATTGAAAATTTTGAACTAATTTTGTTAGAAGATTTGGGCAATGTAACCAGACAGGAAGCAAGTGATAAAGAAACATTTTGGGTAGCAAAGTTAAACACAATGATACCAAATGGATACAATATGACTCCTGGCGGCGATGGTGGAAATACTATTGAATTTTGGAGCGATGCTGATAAGAAGAAGTTATGGGAACAACAAGCAAAAACTAGGACTGGAGGCAAAAGGACTGAATTGGCAAAAAAGAAAATGTCAATAGCCGCCGGTATCAGAGAAGCGAACAAGACTGTTGACGAAAAAAGAATCATAGCCGAGAAGATTAGCAATACCAACAAAGAAAAAGGTATTAGTCCGCCCGAGCATACTAAATGGAAAAAAGGTCAGGCTGGTACCAGAACTGGAATTCTGCATAACCAAGCCACTAAAGAAAAACTTAGTAAGTTTCGATCTGGTAAAACATATGAAGAAATACTCGGAGTTGAACAAGCACAACTAGAAAAGGCAAAACGAAGCGACAAATGGAAAGGTGATAAAAATCCTAGATATGTCGAATTCCCTAAAGAACAAAAACAGCAAGTAATTGGTATCTTACAAACTAAAAAAATGAAGATGTATGAAATTGTTGCTCTATTAAAGTTGAGAAAATTTAGAGAATGGTTACGAGAAATAAATGTAACCAACTATCAAGTAATGTATAATACACTAACTGATGAACAGTGGTGTTTGTTTTGGAAGAATATAAAATTATGAACGAAGATTATCCATTTGTAGTGAACATTCCCCGTCCATATCCAGGAACTGATGAGAACGAACGCATTATCAAATATATCGAACCATTGCGGGAATCAAAGTTGGTATTAGTATCAGGGGCATACGGTTTTAATCTTGGACAGTATGAAAAGGGTGAAGAATGTAGTCTGAGTCCGGGATTTAAGTATATGTTTTGGTTCAGGACAGAACAGGAACTTGACGGATTCGCCAAACATTTTGGAGTTGACAAATAATCAGTTTGGTGTTATAATATACACTAGACAAACAAACGAGAAGATACGATGAAATATGTATTAGCACTAGCAGATGGCACCGAAGTTGAAGTTGTAGAAGGACAAGATGTTAGCGACCTTCTGAATATTAAACGCTGGGTTGCTGAAATCCCTGCATCGCTTGCCGGCGAAGTCAAGGGTATGTTCCCGTCAATTATCCCAAAGACTGATCAAGAGCGTATTCAAAACTTGTCAGTTGAATTAGAAGAATGGAAGTCGCAGGGACTGACTTGGGAAATTACTGAAAAGTTAGATGGCTCTTCAATGACTGTTTACGTGATGGGCGGTGAGGTCGGAGTTTGCTCACGTAATCTTGACCTCAAGCATAACGTTGATAACTCATTGTGGCGTGCCGCATACAAGTATGAACTGCCTACTAAGTTAGCTAACATTGGGCGCAACATTGCTATCCAAGGTGAACTGATTGGCAACGGCATTCAAGGTAACATGTACAAGATGCGTGACCAAGACTTTTACGTATACGACATTTACGACATTGATGCAGGACGTTACTTTACCCCTGCGGAACGTAAAGCGTTTGTAACAGAGTACAAGTTGAATCACTGCCCTGTATTTAAGTCTGATTTTATGCTTACTAATGAGTCCGTTGCTGACTTGCTAAAACGGGCAGAAGCAAAGTCTGTAATGGGTGATATCAACGGCCCGGAGCAAGAAGGTCTTGTATATAAGTGTAACGAGCGTGAAGTGTCCTTCAAGGCAATTTCTAATAAGTTTTTGCTCAAGGTCGGCGAATAAGTTTTGTGTTAGTTTTTATAAAGGAAATTTATGTTTAAAGATATTAGAGTTCAAGCGGCAATCCAAACTTTGCTTATTATTGTTTTGGGCCTTATTGCGATGTTCAGCGTAGCATACATAATCCATATTGTACCGGGCGAGATTCTTTGGTATGTATTCTTTGTGGGTTGGGCGGTGTTTATGACCAACCTCTTGTATGGTATGGTTAGGGACAATCTAGTGATTAAAGCAGCTATCAAGGCTAGTGAGGCGCATGACGATAGCCTTCGAGCCGGGCAGTGAAATACTACATTGCCAATAAGGCTGGTACTGTATTCCTCCCGTACGAAGAAGGAATGATTGAATGGTTGCAAGAGAACTATCCGCACAGTGAATATAAAATTATTGAGGTTGAATCATGAGTGCGAAAGAATGCAAACAACTGGCACCACGCGATGTTATTATCTTGGCACATGAGTTATCAGGAGTCATCGTTGATGTGGAGCAAGGTCCGGGGTTTGATTCAATATGCCTGGATACTATCAAACGTGTCCAGGCATCCTTGTTTGATCTGGCAGAAGAGTTGCGCATGATTCGTGCTAGTGAACATGAAGGTTGGCGCTATAGTAACGAACTAGAACAAGAGCGAGTCCGGCTCAACGCAATCATAAATTCCGAAAGCAAATAAAACTTGACGTTAAATGGTTTTGGGTGTATAATAAATTCTTTACACACCCCGGAGATAGTTAATGAGCAAAGTCCTACTTGGCATAACCTGCACTGCATTGGTTGCGGTTCTAGGGGTTCAGCAATATCAACTAACTACTATCGCCGAAGATGTGGCGGAAATCAAGCAGGCGTTTGTCACACAAACTAATGAACAAATGTCGTATACTGTTACAGATGAAAAATGTTTAGCCAAAAATATCTATTACGAAGCGGGTATTGAAAGTGATAGGGGCAAGTATGCAGTCGCCCAAGTCACTATTAATCGATTGAAGTCTGGTAAGTGGGGCGATAGTATTTGCAGTGTAGTCCATGCTAAAAGTCAATTCTCTTGGACTCTGAAAAAGAAACTAGAAACACCGAGTGGTAATGCATGGGCTGATAGTCAATGGATTGCCCATCGAGTGTTACAAGGTGATCGGGTCGCCCAACTTGACAAAGCAATGTTCTACCATGCTGAATACGTCAGCCCAAAGTGGCGTGATCCTGTTGCAAAAATACAACAGATTGGTCAACATATTTTCTACACTAAAGCAAAGATGAAAGTAACTGACATTTGACATTAAATGGCTTTGGGTGTATAATACACACATAAACTGTTAAACAAAGGCTAAAAAGTGAAATTCTTAGAACAAGGTAAAATCCCCGCACATACAGTATGTCCGTTTCGTATTGCTTGCCCTGCCGCACTAAACAATCAGTGCTCACACAAAGGGGTAGAGCACCCGGTACCGTTTAGCTGCGGCCTCGCCCGCGCATTTGAACTATTTGGAGCTAACTAATGGACGCACCCGAATTGTATTTTTTCAAAGTATTTGCTGATGAAATGTTTCCGGGGTATGAGAATGATATTACTATCTTTGCAGAAGCGAAGGCCGCATGGACTAAATCAGATATACTAGCAAGTAAAGTAGAAATTATAATCGGGTGGGAAAATGATACGATTTGAACATATTGGTTGGCAGAGAAATGTAAAATCTAATACTGACAAAGTATGGGGAATTATTCTTTTGCGAAATGACGCAATGGATTTCGGCACCGGCAACTATGGTTACGTAGATAACACGTACCTTTCATTCTGGGGTAGACGTGGTGCCAAGCTACAGACCAAAGTATTTAAAGATAGTGCCCGGGGCGCATCCCAAATGTTCAATAAGAAAACTAGCAGCGGCTACAAAGAAGTAGATAAAGATATGCTAGACGAGGTGTATCCAGATTTTCAGCAAGACTTGGAAAAGACTGCATTCTGGGCCACATTAAAACTTTAATATATGAAACAAATTCAACAAGGATATAAAAATGCGTAACCTAGTCATTGCACGAATCACTGAACTTTGGACGCCGGACAGCGAGGAAGAATTAGATTTGCACTTGCGCGAACTACCCGAACTGTCCAATAAAGAATTACTGCAAGTCTTGGAAGAAATGATTGAACTGATTGGTCTGCATGACTAAAGAAGTACCCGTCCATAAAGACATCCTGGATAGACCGGTCAACGTGGATGATGTGGTTGCCTTTTCGAATCATAACTCACTTGAGATTGGTAAGATTATTAAGATGACAAACAAACAAATTCGTGTTGTTCCTGTGCTAGGACGATATCGATCAGATACCGGTTACTTGAAATACAGTGCCCAGTGTGTGTTAGTGGGTGGCCCCGAGCTTACAATGTGGATGCTGAAAAAGACTTGACATTAAATCGTTTTGGGTGTATAATATGACTATGAAACAAACTAAGACCCAGAACATATTCTCTGCTGAGGCACCATACGCTAATTCGTTTCAGACAAGTGCAAAGCGTTTATTGTTTGTATGTTCAGTTGGTATGTTACGCAGTCCGACAGCCCAAATGGTTGCCTCACAAAATGGACACAATGCCCGCGCATGCGGATCTGATGTTGACATTGCATTGATTCCACTCAGTTGCAACCTAATCAATTGGGCCGACAAAATCGTCTTTATGAACCCGGACAATTTTGATCAGGCGAAGCAAGTATTTGACCCGGTAGGGTACAAAGAGGATATCGAAGCCAAAGCGATTGTATGGAACATCATTGATGATTACTCTTGGGGTGACAACGTCCTGTGGAACATCCTATACACTAAAATGAAGATGTTTGACTGATACCCAGAGGTTGACGTTAAATCATTTTGGGTGTATAATAGTTTCTTAGACAGCAACAATTAGGAGAGCTAAAATGTTTGTAGTCAAAAGATGCGTAAACGATTTTGGTGATGTGTGGAAATGGCCAGTACTCGAATTTGCTACAGAAGCAGAAGCTAACGAGTTTGCTGCACAAGAGACCCGCAGCAACCAAAATCAGTCCGACCCTGTTTGGTTTGAAGTAGACGAGGAGTAATATATGATGGTTGTAGTAGCAAAAATGACAGACGGTAGAGTGGTTGAAGTCGTCCGTGTCGCTGAAACAGTTGGCTTCTCCACTGACAAAGATTGGGTGATGATCTGTTTTGACTTTGAAAAGATCAACCGCAAGCGTGAGCAATTTAAGTGGGTTCCCGCAACGACCCGGTTCGACTGGGTCCGAGAATTCTCTTTCGGTTGACATTAAATGGATGGTGTGTTATACTGTAAGTACAGTAAAAGAAAGAGCACAGATTATGAAAAAAGGTCACATGTTAGCTACGATGTTAGTCATTGCTACTAACGCCCATGATGGTCAATACGACAAAGGTGGCGCACCTTATATTCTGCATCCCTTGAAAGTCATGCACTATCTAAAGTCCGATGATGAGGAACTACTGTGCATGGCTCTTGGTCATGATGTTATTGAAGACACCTCAGTTACTTACAAGGATCTGCGTGATGCAGGTATCTCTGAAAGAGTTATCAACGGTATCTGGAGACTTACAAAACAACCCGGTCAAACACTTGACGAATACAAAGCAGGTGTCTTTGAAAATGTTGATGCAATGAAAGTCAAAATGGCTGATTTGCGACACAACACCGATATTCGCCGGCTGAAAGGTGTGACTGAAAAAGACATTGCTAGGATGGCCAAATATCATCTTTTTTACATGGAAATCAAAGCAAGATTAGGTTGACATTAAATGCTTTTGGTGATATAATAGACACATAGATTAACAAATAGGAATAAAATGATTCTGAATTCTGCTCCCCAAGATCAAGCTGTTCTGTCTAATGTAGGACAGATCGGTGAGTTCCGCATTCGTAATAGTGCGAAGGCATTCTCTATTCTTTCTTCGGGTCTTTACGCAAATAAAGTTCGTGCTATCATTCGTGAACTTTCGTGCAATGCGATTGACTCGCATACCGCAGCCGGTAAAAGTTCTACCCCGTTCGATGTTCACCTGCCAAATTCACTTGAAGCATGGTTCTCTATTCGTGACTATGGTACTGGACTATCGCACGATCAGGTTACTAGCATCTACACCACGTACTTTGAAAGTACCAAAACTAATTCGAACGAATTCATCGGTGCACTGGGTCTAGGTAGCAAGTCTCCCTTCTCTTACACTGACAACTTCACGGTTACTGCTATTCAAAATGGCCGTAAGGGTGTGTACACTGCATTCATTAATGAACACGGTGTACCCTCTATCGCCCAAATGATGGAAGAAGAAACCACTGACCCAAGCGGTGTTGAAGTTAAGTTCTCGGTTAACGACCGTTACGACTTTGATAAGTTTCGGCAAGAGGCTCGGCAAGTTTACACACACTTCAAACAGCGCCCTGTAGTGTCCGGGGCACATGATTTCAAATTCATTGATACTGATTACCTTGAAAGAGATATCATCCCCGGTGTCCATACTGTCAGTGATTCGCGTAGCAGCTATGCGGTCATGGGTAATATTGCATATCCAATTGATGTGCCTAGGGCAGACTCCACGATCAACGAAGCAATGAAGGCAATGCTGCAATGCGGCCTGGTGATTGAATTCAGTATCGGTGATCTTGACTTTCAAGCATCACGTGAAGGTCTGTCTTATGTACCGATGACTATCGCAAGCATCAAACGCAAGTTGGAAGAACTAACTGCTCAATTGTCAATTCACATTGCGGTTGAAGCTGACAAAATTGATAACTTGTGGGAACGTGCTGTTTATCTGGCAAAGCGTAAGGGTGAAGCATTGTGGTCACAGGCTGTCGTTAAGTACGTAACCGACACTAAGTTTCCTTTGCTGGACGCGGTAAGTCCACGCTATCGTTATGATCAACTGAAAAAGTTCAAACTGACTGTCGCGGATCTAGCATCCAAGTATAACATTGTGTTGAAGGGCTTTAGTCGTAGTCGCGGTGTGCAAGTTGCTTACAACTTGAAAAGTAATAGTGAGTATGATCAGGCTACCAACAAGCATGTTGCGTACTGGGGTATCACTGTTAGCACGGATGCATTCTTTGTGTTCAACGATACAAAGACCGGAGCACTGGAGCGTAGTAAGTTTCACTGGAAGAATGCTACTATGAATAGTCACAGTGAAGTGATCTATGTCATTGAAGCAGCCGATAAGAGTAAGCCGGTGCAGAAGGATTTGTTCTTGAAGGACATCATGAATCCTCCTGAAAGTAAGATTCTGAAGGCAAGTGATTTGCGGATGCGCGAACGTGCAGCTAACATGGGCAAGAATGTAACTATTCTGCAACTTACCTCACGCTCACGTGGATACAACTCTACAATGGTTTGGGCAGACGCGGGTAAAGCTGATACGTTTGACAAGTCTACAACTTTTTACTATCTTCCTCTGAGCGGCTTCTCTTCATTGGGTAAGGTCAATGACGTAAAAGTATTGCATGAAAATCTGAATAACAGCAACCTGTTCACCGGTACTATATACGGTGTTCGTAAGGCTGATATGGATTTTATTCTGACTCAAAAGAATTGGGTCAACATTGATACAATGATTACAGGGAAATTGACTAAGTTGGGTCAGGCCGATGTGATGGGAATGGTCAAACAGGCTATTGACTTTAAAGAGTTTTTTCAGTATAATGTGTGTAAGCTGATCAAGAAAGATAGTCCATACAAGGTGTTGCATGAGACTTTCAAGGACGTGAAAGTTACAGATCCAAAGCAGCGACACAGTTTGGAATTTTTGTGCAATGCATACAACGTAACTACTCAGGCAAATATTGACCCAAGTAAGTTGATTGCTAAGTATAAAGATGACATTAATGCACTTAAAAAACGTTACCCGTTAATTAAGGTAGTGAGTAAGTACAGCGTAGAAGATGCCGATTTGGCCGAATATATTAATTTGATTGACAACAGTAAAGGTATTTAAAATGAGCTATCCATATTTGATTCAAGGTGCTAACATCACCGTTGTGATTGGTAACGTCCCTCACACAATCAGCAAAACCCATCTGACCTACGAACAGGTTAAAGATGCTATTAAAGCCGGCGACTGGGAAACAGTCAAAGACATTATCGAACCTAAGAAAGTTATTCTGAATTATGGTCGTGGTAATGTAAGTGTCCAAGGCGATCAATTGTTCTGGAAGGGCAAGGAATTTCACAGTGCATTGGCAAGTCGTATGATTGCAATGTTGCAAGAAGGCTTCACTATTGAGCCCATGGTTGAATTCATGGAAAACTTGATGACTAACCCTTCGCGTCAAGCTGTCAATGAACTGTACGGCTTCTTGGAAAAGAACAACTTGCCCATCACCCCCGATGGTTGCTTCTTGGCTTACAAGAAAGTGCGTGACAACTATTTCGACGTGCATTCTGGCACGATGGATAATAGTCTCGGCAATGTGGTTTCTATGGAACGTAACGAAGTTGATGACAATCGCAACAACACTTGTTCGGCTGGCCTGCACTTTTGCGCACAAAACTATTTGAAGTCATTCGGTGGTGAACGTGTCGTGATTGTTAAAATCAATCCTCGCGATGTAGTCTCTATTCCAACTGACTACAATGAAGCTAAGGGTCGTGCTTGTCAGTATGAAGTGATCGGTGAAGTTGGTTCTTCGGAAGATGACACCAATGCTGCATTCAGCAAGCCTGTTCAATCGAATGCTAGCAACAATACTTTCGTTCGTGCAAATACTGAACCAAAGTTGGGTTCATCTGACTTCTATCGTGGTTACTCTGATGGATTCTGTGGTAGTTCGTACAATCTTCAAGTAGCCAATGCACTGCATTATCGTGAAGGTTACGAAAAGGGTGAAGATGCTTCTCGGAATGATTCGGTCGAAGTGTATCGTTTTGTTGCATCCGTGACTAAAACAGCAGGTAATGCCCCGTCTTACTGGGACGGTGGTTCTTGGCCTCTTTCAGGTAAGTTCTAAATAGTGCTTGACTTTAATCTTGAATGGTGATATAATATGTTATCATTTAAGATAAAGTAGAGTACAAAATGGCATTTATTCAAAATTGCGCAGCAAGCGACATTCAATCGGGGCTTTTCTATAAAGATCCGGGTACTAACAGTATGCTGATTAGTATCACTGATCCTGCAGGATGGTCTCCCGAGGCAATGCCCAACTTCAGTGAACGTCATAACTTTGAGTTCCTTGACATTGAAAAAGATGATATCGTATTCGATGAAGAATGCCGAGTAAGTGATGCACAGGCTGCTGAACTTGTTCGATTGCTTCAATACGCCATGTCTAATGACATGAACGTTATCGTGCATTGCACTGCCGGAATCTGTCGCAGTGGTGCAGTGACTGAGATTGGTGTTCAGTTGGGCTTTGCTGATACTAAAAGATATCGTCAACCCAATTTGCTTGTCAAACATAAGATGTCGAAGTGTCTGGGTTGGACCTACGACGAAGACGAAGTGTCCGCGCCAATTAATATGAGCGCACAATTTGATTGGGAAGGTGATATCTAATGTCTAAGTGTTATCAATTGGTTGGAGTACCTGCTGCAGGTAAGTCTACTTGGGTTAAGGACCAATCTTGGGCCAAAGATTATGTTCATGTATCAACCGACATGTGGGTTGACATGGAAGCCGAACGTCAGGGTAAGACCTACAACGAAGTGTTCAAAGACTATATGCCTCATGCTGTAAAGCTAATGGCTATCCAAGTTGAAAATTCCCGTGAATTAGGATTGGACATTATCTGGGACCAAACATCTACAACGGTGAACAGTCGTAAAAAGAAGTTCCTGATGTTACCTGACTATGAGCATATTGCGGTTGTGTTTGCAACCCCTGAACTTAAAGAATTGAATCGTCGGTTGAAGTCTCGTCCTGGAAAGGACATCCCTTCATACGTGATGGTTCAAATGATCAAGGGATTTCAAATGCCTACCCTTGACGAAGGCTTTTCTACAGTGATGAAAGTATAATTATGTTATTCCTATCATCACTTACGGAGAGTACGGTGTTTTGTGTTATCGTATGCGTGACTACTATCGTAAATCGTTTCGCTTGACACTAAACAAATATTATGTTATACTGAGTTTTTAATTTAAAGGAAATAAAATGTTTTTGATTATGATTGGTTTGGTTTTTGGTATCGCTATTGCAGTTGCTTGCAGTGTCGCACTCAAGCAGACATTCATTGGCATCGTAGCCGGCGCCGCATTCTTTGTTGCTGCACTTGGGTTCTCTACCGTGACAGTAATTACTGCAGGCCATACAGGTGTGCAAGTTACATTGGGTGAAGTTAATCCTGTCCCGCTGACTGAAGGTGTTCACTTTGTGAATCCAATTAGTCATGTTACCGATGTTGATGTGCGCTTACAGAAGGCGGAGCTTAAAGCTGCCCAAGCAGGCACTAAAGACTTGCAGGTTGTGCATACTGACATCGTAGTCAACTTCCGACTTGATCCACAAAAGGTCCCGCATATCTATAAAGAGTATGGTATCAACGTAGATGAAAAGGTTCTTGGCCCTGGTATTAATGAAGCATTCAAATCTGTTACTGGTCATTATACTAGTGAAGAATTGGTTACTAAACGTGATCTAGTCAGCACTGAAATTTTACAGCACTTGATTGCCAAGATGGCGCCGTTCAATATCACTGTAAGCAACATCAGCTTGGTTAACTTTGGCTTCAGTCCGGCGTATCAAGCAGCAATCGAAGCAAAGGTTATTGCAACTCAACAAACTGCCAAAGCAGAACAAGACTTGGCTCGTATCAAGGTGGAAGCCGCAAGTCGTGTTGCACAGGCTAAGGGTGAGGCAGAGGCCATCAGCATCCAAGCACAAGCTATCCAAAGTAACGGTGGACAGAATTATGTTCAACTGCAATGGATCGGCAAGTGGGATGGAAAGCTACCGACTACAGTACTCGGTGGTGATAGCAAGACATTGATGAACATCGGTAAGTAATATTACTCCAGAATTCGGTTGACATTAAATCCGAATTCTGCTATAATACATACATAGACAGCAACACACTGGAGCACACAATGACAAGATTCATCCGCATTAGCCCAACTAGACTCCTAGTACGCCGTGTCCAAAACGGGTTCATTCGTCTTACAGTAATTCGCAACTAAGGACACAAGATGAAGCGCACTAGAGAACAGTTGGTCGAAGAGATCATACGCTTGGAGATCGAGTGTAGCAAGATCGTGGCTCAAGCGGGTGGCACAATATACGGCAGCGACCTGTTCCCCAAGTACTTAAAAGTCAGTCGCAAGGTTCAGAAACTACAGGCTCAATTATGAACGAACGAATCAAAGCACTTTGTGCTCAAGTCAAAGCTGACATTTTTAAAGACATGGACGCACCAGAGACGACCGAGTTTGGAAGTAAAAGTGCAAATGACTGGGCTGAATTGTATAATACAAGATTCGCCGAGATGATCGTCAATGCAACCTGTAACATTATCCTACACTATGACAATGTTGATGAAGGTGTTGCAGTGGCTAAGAAACATTTTGGGATTGAAGAATGAACAAAGAACTAATCCAAAAATTGTTTAGTAAGTCCTGCTGGGACGAGCAAGCAGAAGTAGACATTGAAGATTTTATCAGTGTCAAAAAGTTCGCCGAGTTGATTGTTAAGGAATGTGCCGATATCTGTATGGAACTTGCTGCAAAGTGTGCAGGGTTACCGAATGAAGGTGCATTAGCAGTAGATTGTGCTAATTTAATTAAACAAGATTTCGGAGTTGACGAATGACCGAAGATGAAGATGCACGTGTAGAAAAGATTTTTGAACTACAGCAAGAGATAATTAGGTTGCGTGGTCAGATAACATATCTTCAGGAAGAACTTTCTAGCGTAGAAGACGAGATGGATAAAAAAACTGATCGGTATGAAAGACAAGTTGCCGATCTTGAACAACAATTGGGCGATGCCCTATACAGGAGTTAAAAATGTTTGATTGGTTTAAGCGCCCAAAGTTCGTAGAGCAAACTACAGCAACAGATGATATGATGCTAGGTGATCATGAATCATCGGCACTGCCGTTATCAAACGTAATGCCGTTTATGCCAAAAGTAGTTGCCCCAAGAGATACTACAAACGACGATGCAATGTACACCATTGGTCGCAATGATGCAGGGAGAATTCAACTGCGTATGAACGGTGGAGGTTACGGTTATAGTTCCCTTACATTAACAATGAATGAATCCGCAGTGCGGTCTCTGATTCGCCAGCTTGAAGCAGCATTGCCTGAAGAGGAGGAGGAAGAAGATGATCTATCTTAGTTTTAGTATTAGTAACCCCTTCAAAAAACGATTTGAAAACGTGTATTCCAAATCAGGGCAGATCACTGAATACAAGTGTTATGAATTTGAAGTGACACGCAATAGTGAAATTATCAGTGGCCACATTAGTCTGACAGCCCGGCAAAGCCATGCAGGTTTGGACATTTCAGTTAGTCTATTCAGCTGGGAAGTTTCATTTAATATATGTGATTCTAGGCATTGGGACCATTCTAAGAATGCATGGGAAGTATACGATCCTAGGACATACGACCCCAGAGACTGACATTGAAATAACGGTTGACATTAAATCATTTTGGTGCTATAATAGATTCTTAAACAGCAACAAACAGGAAGAACGAAATGGCACGTAAGACTAAAGCAGAAATGGCTCTTGAATTGGCAAATCAAAATGCCTATCTTGAAGCAACGGCAGCAGCAACGTACCTTAGTCGTTTGATGGCGGCGCTGGAGGAAGCGACACGCAATAGCAACTATGAACTCACCGTTCATGATAGCATGTTTGTATTGTATGACCGTACTGAAAGCGAATTTTTTGCTGACTTGAATCCGGAATACAACAAAATGACTGACGCATCTTTGGATCAGTTGGAAAACGAACTTCGTTGGAAAGCAACCCAACGTGCCGAAGCAAGTGCAAAAGCACTTGCCCGGAGCACTGCGCTTGCAAAGTTGACCAAGGAAGAGCGCGAATTGTTGGCATTGCCCAACTATTAAACGGTTGACATTAAATGGTTTCGGGTGTATAATAGAATCTTAAACAGCAACAAATAGGAATCAATATGACTTTGCAAGAACTCAATCTCGCTATTCTCTCTGGTACTTTCTCTAACGAAGACCTGAATTCGATCACTGATGCAGTCAAGTTTGTCCGCGCCCAGCTTGCAAGTAAGGCTAAATGTACCCTGACTGTCGGCTCCAATGTGAAATTTACGAATACCCGGACTGGTAGCCTGGTTATCGGGACAGTCAACAAGGTCAATCGTAAATTCATCATCGTCAAGTCAGGACTGACTAACTGGCGCGTCCCGGCAAACATGTTGGTTGCTGCTTAATTTTTAAACTCTAAGGAAAAATCATGGAAAAAGCTATCGTTGTTTTGGGTACTATCGTTGTTGGCTTTGTTGGCCTTCTGTTCATTGGCTTTCTGCTCTCATGGCCTGTCTATATGCTATGGAATGGTTGCTTGGTTGGTGCAGTCGATGGCGTCAAGGAAATCACTTGGATGCAAGCTTGGGGCATCAACGTTCTTTGTTCAATTTTATTCAAAACAACAGTGTCAAAAAGCTAAAAAAAGGTTGACATTAAATGGTTTTGGTGATATAATAGATACTTAGACAGCAACAAATAGGAACACAAAATGGCTTACATGAATCAAGAACGCAAAGCAGAACGTGCCCCCGCTATCAAAGCTATTCTGAAAAAGTACAATGTCAAGGGCTCACTTGCAGTGCGTAATCACATGACTTTGGTTCTTAACATCAAGTCCGGTTCTATCGATTTTGTTGACAACTTCAACAAAACAGTTGCTGCCGATCATTATCTATCTGCTCGTGGCTTTACTCCAGCAGAAAAATCTATCCAAGTAAATCCGTATCACTATGAAAACCATTTCAGCGGTGATGCAAAGTCATTCATGCAAGAAGTTTTTGCAGTGCTGAACGGCGGCAATCATAACAACTCGGATATTCAATCTGACTATTTTGATGTGGGCTGGTACACTGACGTTAACATCGGTGCTTGGGACAAACCTTATACAGTGAGTATCTAATACTATGAACAAAATTACACTTACCAATCTAACACAATATCAAGTAGAAATGCTGGACATGATGTGGAGTCTGGATTCATTTGAAGAATTCACTGAATGGCAAGATAGTCTGGATGCTGAGGATAAACAACTCTCACAATCCCTAGCTGATGCAGTGCGCCAGTCTGCAATGGATGAAATTATCGACTGTACCGAGGCTAATCAGGTCCTTGCTCAGTTTCGTCTGTAATCAAATTTAACCAAATTCTTATGATAGAAATGCTTGACAATAGTGTCCGTTTCTGTTATAATAATAACTGTGCTGAATAATCAGCATTTATCTAACTTAGCTAATCAAAGGAAACATCATGGCTAATCTTACACAAGTCTTCAAAGTCGCTGGCATCACTACTCACGGTGATTCCACTAAAGTTCGTTTTACTGATGACCTCGTTCGTCGTATTAAACAGTTCTCTAAAGGTGGGGCATCACGCATTGATCTTATGGAGTTGCCTACAGCAATGACTAAGATTGAGGCACTCAAGTATATGCAAGCTCATGCAGACTTTCAAAGTCCAAGTGACCAAGCGACTATTGCTGATTCTTTGGAAGATCGTACTAAGGAATCCAAGAAAGGCGAAGTTAAAGTATCTAAGTCAACTGCCCCTACCCTCGACGCTATCAAGGCCCGCGGCAAGGTAGCCCGTAAAGATGTCACTGCTGCTGACATCCTCGCGGCTACAATGCACAACGTAGATCCTGCATAAAAGAAGATACACATCTCTTAATCCTATAGGAAATAAAATATGACCACACCTTATCTGCTGTCATCGTACAAGCAAACTCAGCGTAAATTTAATCCTGCTGACAAGCAAGACTTGCTGGAACTGAAGTTTTTCAAAGATAATAACAAGTGGAAAAATAAATGTCCATTCACGTTGACGTTTCCTTATATTGAGGTGCCTATCATGTGCAATGCTCTGTACACGGATCATATGCTATCAAAGATTAAAGTGTGATGCGCCACGTCGTGGAAAAGCCCCTAAATTAGGGGCTTTTTTAATGGCTAAAATTTGTTAAATGTTTGCAGTCAGTGACATGTAATAAGTCACACCGCGTATTACGATTGGTATTTTGAATGCAATAACATTGTCAATTGCAGCGACCGGTGAACTACCTGTGATTGTGATATTAGCCGGAAGAATCACGCTGCTTGAGATTGATACGTTTTGCAATACACCGGTTGATGTAATGTTTGGCTGGGCGCCGGCGGTCACAGTTCCTGCAACTATTGCCACCTGAGCAGTATCTGAAGATACTGCATGAACGGCATTTGCTGCTGAACTAAATAGTGAGCCACCCGCACCTGACAGAATCATGTTACCGATAACTTGTAAATTTGCACTTACTGTAGTCGGCACACCTGTCATAGTAACTACCGGTACTAGGGTGTTGTATGATATTCCTGCCTGCGTACTTTGCACGAGGTTGGTTATTTTAATACTGGTACTTGTCGTCATTTAAATTTCTTTCTATTAAGCAAACACTGCCCCGTTGTTTCCAACGCAGAACCATTTGCTACTCATGTATTGTAATGTACAGCCTGCACCTATTGTGCCGAATGTCATGGTGCCGGCACCGGACGCTTTCCAGCCTGCGTTAGTAACGGTGATAACCATGTTACCAGCGGAGATACTATTAGCCATGAACGTTTTAATTTGGCCCGACACACCTGCTGCTAGTGTTGCAGTTTCTGCTGCTGCTGTTGTGAAGTAACTCGCGGTCGTTGCTAAACTGACTGCTGCCAAGTTTGCAAGGTCTTCGCCGCCGTTGAAGGACACGCGGCCCGTAGTTAGTAAATTACCACCGGTGATGTTGCCTGCGATTACCAAGTCATTTGGCAAATCAACTGTGATTGTACCTGACGATGATATTGGACTACCTGTGATTACCAATGAAGTGCTGCTTGTCACCGCAACACTGGTGACACCTGATAGTTGAGTCGCATTGATAGTTACGTTGCCGTTGCCACCGCTAACTGATATACCTGTACCTGCATTGATACGAGTCACACCGGTGTTGATTATGTTGATGTTACCGGATGACGTGACCGGGCTACCCGTAACTTGAATACCGGCACCGGGTGTTACACCAACATAAGTTACAGTGCCGGCTGATGCAGCACTAGCGATATTTGCTACTCTACCGTATGAGTCTACCGTCAATGTGGGGTAAGTGTATGTACCCGGTATTAAATTGGGGATAGTAGCTAGATCGATACTAATGTTACCGCTTGTAACTAGCGGTGAGCCGGTTACTACCAATCGATTTGCACCGGGTAATAACCCGACGCTTGTAATACCCGCGCCGTTGCCGCTACCAGTAGATGATATCGTAACATTACCGTTTGAACTATCAATTACGATGTTGTCACCGGCAATGATATTTACCACGCCCGTGTTTGTTATGTCTAGTGTGCCGGCTGATGCATTATTTGCAACTGAAATACCGGTGTTGCCAGTGAATGTATTGTACGGACTAGCGTTTGAGAATAATATAGTAAAATTGGTGTTTGCCTTAGTGAATGCAGAGAATAGTGAGTCACTTCCTACTGATTCATTTGGTAACCCGATGTTTATTACCTGAATGCCTGATATCATGATTTAATCCTTATATAGTATTTATCAAAATGGATTAAATGAACTCCCGCATCCGCAAGTAGTTTGGGCCTGTGGATTGCTAATCTTAAAGCTTGCACCCATCAAGTTTTCTACGTAATCTACACTCGCATTCAGTAAGTATTGAGCACTCAGACTATCAACTAGTATGACGGTATCACCTGAGGACACTTCAAAATCATCTTCATTTTTCTCATCATCCATAGCAAAGCCGTAGCTCATTCCACTACAGCCCCCACCTTGCACATACATACGCAAACGTACTGCGGGATTATTTTCTTCTAATAAAAGTTCTGCTATTTTATCGGTAGCGTTTTGTGTAATAGTAATGTTCATGTCTATATTTAGCTATGACAGGTCTTGTGTAATTCTTTTATGCAGGATTTCAGCGAGGCCCTTGCTAGATTCTATACCTTGATGATATAAGTCTCTTGAGAAGTCTATCTTCTTAAATTCAATTTCAGTATCACTTCCGATAGTATCATCAATTACGATATTATATACAGGACAAGTAAGTACTGTCTTTAGGAGCTTTGTGGCAAGGAATCGACGTGTTTGAAACAATTGCACGTCATCACCTGCCATGATTAAATCATGTATGGGTCTAAACTCTGACCAAATACCAGAGATTGCTAGGTCGCGGACTGGACGCATCTTGTGTAGGCCTCTAGTTGTGTAATTCGTGACAAATCGATTATAGTCGGGCCAGTGTATTATGACAGCTTTTGGTTTCTTTTGGGCAACCGACATCCAGTTGACGATATTGTACATGAGTACGTCAACACCCGAGCCACTAACACCTAGATTATAATAATCACATCCCACCAATTTACTTGTCATTGCAGCATATGATAAATCTAGTTCAAGTCCGGCGCCAAAGGATGCACTTGCGCCGGCAAATAATATGTAATTGTCAAAGTCAATATCACTTATTTCCTTACTGCGGTGACCATGAGAATTCAATGAGTATTTAACCTCATGGTTACGATAATACCAATCTTGGGGTTGTGTTAGTAGACTTGCTGCAAATAACTTATCAGTATCAATTGCTATGTGATCTAGTACAATTGATGAGGCATCATCCCCTATAAAATTATCATAGAAATTCATTTAATACTCCGGTAATATTATCAGTGACGTAATGCACGGGACAGTCACACACGCTTGCTATTAATTTCTTAGCAAGTAATTCTCGGCATTCAAAGTACTGGGTAATTTCGCCGGCAGTGATAACATCACTAATTACGGAATCTCTCTTATCCACTGGACCGAATGATACTATATCACATTTTTCTTTAATCTTGGCCCGCTTGGTATCAGTTGATGCAAAGATATTGGGATTGGGTAACCGAATTATTAATGCTTTGGGAGGTCGAGTAACAGTATAGAACCATGCAATTACGTTGTGTAGTACAATATCAACACCCGATCCATCAACTGATAAGTTATAGTGCGGGGTCTCACTGAGTGCATCTGAAAACTCTCTTGAGTCGCCACCTACATATAAAATGTAGTCAGACTGTACAACAGTTTCAATTTCTTCACATAAGTGACCATTGGAGTTGAATCCACGTAGATTGCTTTCGTTGCTACCTATAAAATTATTGTAGAACTTCATTATCGTCTCCTCGTGATCCGGCCTTTAGTAAGATCATACGGTGAGAATTCTACTTCTACCGTATCACCTAGTAATATTTTAATTGCATGTTGTCGCATCTTACCGGAGATGTGACCTACTATTTTTGCCCCGGATTCTAATGTAATACGGAATGTGGCATTCGATAACACATCAGTTACCTTGCCGTCCATTTTAATGCCTTCTTCTTTTGCCATTTAGTTTAGTATTTCCCTTAATTAACTTCTCGGGCTTGCAACTTTGCCCACATGAATTCTTTCATTTCTGCCTCATCGTTAGTAACATATCCGTAACGACCAAACTCGGTGCGATCTTTAATGATCTTAACACCACCCTTAGGTCCTTGACACCAAATTTTATTACTGAGTTCACCGTATCCGCGCACAAGTCGCTGACCTCGCAGAAGGTTAATTCGGTATACGCAAGCCGGGATTCCCGCGAAGTCTCGTTCAATGACACAATAATAAGTACCTGTTTTATCCACGGCGCATCCTGGCAATATCAATTGCATCCTGATCACAGAACACCGGCACTGCATTGCTCTTGTGCAGTTGGCTGATGCCTAGCATTTTTGTGCCAGTGTATTGTGGTGAGGGTTTGTGAGTCACAGCACCCGCTTCTCCTGTATTACGAGAAGGGATATGTTTAGTAGAGCGTCCTTCAGGCACAGTCAATGAATATTGAAGCGTTTCCGCCCGACTTGCGCACCTGCGTTTATTTTCTTCCTGCTCAACGCCCCACTTATTCTGCAATTCTTTCCAAGAGGCGGCAAGCTCTCGCGCTCTTTGTGCCTCTGCTGAACTCTTGAATTTCTGCTTACCCTTTAACTTGCCGGACGTGGTTAATGCCGGATGTGATAGGTGCATTGTCATATGGTAATATTGTACATTGTTGAACAGATTATAGTATACTATATTTATGCTTGCAAGTCAATCATTATCTTTTCAAAATTGCCCAAACTTTCTCTTTTTCAATGATCTCTTTTTCTAGTTCTAGGTAGGCTTCGCGCAATCCCCGTAGATTTTCCCATTTTTCTTCTAGCTCTGGGTTTGGATGAAGGATAGCTAGCCGTTTCTCAATATTTTCTAAAACCTCTGACAACTTCTTGCCCTTAATAGTAATCTCACCGGAGAATGAAGCATTGCCTTGCACATCTAAAGTCGTGGGGTTATGATGCGTGGAGGCCGACACAGTACCCACCGTACCAAGCATTGAACTACCTGATATATTAACAGTAGGCCAAGCACCGGCATTTGATCCGGCTAGGGATCCCGATGCTAATGTAGTTATTGTATTCGAGCCGCCGGCGATACCGATACCCTGCATGGTAGTATATATACTTTCTTTTATGGTAGGATCAAGATATAGTGACATTGTTGTCCTTCTTATCGAGGATGTAGCGGCCCTGAGTATCTACCCCGAAGTCAATAGTATCTCCCTCTTTCCATCCTAGGATTTCTAATAGGATAGGAGGGATTGGTAGTAAGATGTCACCTGTCTCCGGATCTTCTTGGGTGATTACTTCATATCGTTTGTTTTCTAATGCAGGATTTGGTTTAGTCATTTTAACTTTCTTGTCTAGCGTCGATATACGGGCGATAGATTTTTTCTAATTCTTGGATAGTGTGCTCTGTTGTACTATCATCGTGTTTTACTGCGATACCACCGTGGGCTGACCATGCATCCAAATACTTACCGAAGTCATCAACTAGCACGTTGGGTTGACCACCTTCAGTTGCATACTTATATTTGGCAGAAGTGAAAATAGCATCAGAACTGGTGCCCGGATTATGTGCATCTAACCATTCACGTTTGCCCTGTTTACTAGCCTCTCCCTGAATTCGAAGAGGTGCACTTAGTACAGTGTAAGGTATGTTATTATCACTCAGCCACTTGATTATAACTACTCCACCAGGAAGCGGGTTCAAGTCACGAAAGAAAGCATGTACATTTTCTGCACCAGTTGTGGCTAATTTGACAATTGATGCTTCATGGTCAGTGATATGCTTATAGTGATGCACGTTTTCAAACTCGGCCCAAGCTTGAAAAAAGTCAGCTTGAACTCCGTCCATGTCCAGGTACAAATGGGGAATTTTGTTGGGATATGTGATTTCAGTTGGTTTCATAATGTAATGATATAATTGTTGATGTAGCTCACTTAAATATTATTATACACGTATTTAATTCGCAAGTCAATAGAGTGTGGGCAATAATACCAAGAGTAGTTTAAACTACCGAACCAATATGAAAAATGCAAAGCAGACTCCTATCCAACCATCACACCGGGTTAAACCCGGTTGGCCTCTGCACCGATGTATCTGCGTGATTGTGTTGGCGTTATCCAACACCTCTTTTGCATGGGATCAATATCCTCTCCCAATGGCCAATTACCAACACTGGACGAAGCTTGCAGAAATATGCGAAACACGAAGTCCCGTCAATGGAAAACCGGTAACATACGGTGCGAATGAGTTCGTAAAGAGTAGGAACGGTACTACTTTTGTAATTTGTAGGTGGGCGTATGTTCCGCTTAATAGCAAATGATTGATCCATTCACAGCCTTTGCTATGGCCCAGGGGGCCGTAAGGGGCATTAAAGCAGCTATGCAAATGGGCAAGGATGTTACCAGCTTGTATAGAGAATTCGGCACATTTTTTCAATCGGCTGATGCAGTGCATACGGCCAGTAGTAAAATGCGAATGGAAACTATCGGCAAAAGTGATGCTCAAATCAGTAATGATGCACTACAAGTTGCCATGGCATCTAAAGCATTGCGCGATAGCGAACGCGAACTTAAAGACCTTCTCTACTGGACCGGCAATGCTACAGTATGGGAAGACATGATGAAAGAACGAGTCCGGATGATGAAGGCGCGAAACGCTGCTGAAGCAGCAGTTGCTAAATTGAAGCAACAGAAAAAAGAAGACATTGCGAACGGTATCCTTAACGGCATGATATTTTTAGGAGCATTCGGGGTAGTGATTCCTCTACTGACATTTACGTTTAAGATAATTGTTCGATGATGTATACCCAATCACTTCAGCATATGTATCAAGCTTGGCAACAAGGTAATCCGGATTATATACAAGATTGGTATAGGTTTGTGCAGCTAGCTACTAAATGGCTTGGCGTCAATGAAGATGAGATTATGCAGACACTAAGTAAGTGCAGGTGGTTTCATCGCCGTTCATAACCAAGTCAGTTTTTCCTTAAGGAATTTAGTTCTATTGTTCACGTATATGCGATAATTGTCTATGATTGATTGGGTCGGGACTCTATTTGCAAACGCAGCTATCTTAGTCAGACCCACATAATGCTCCTGATTAGGTGTATATAATTCTGAATAAGGTAGCGCAAGTACTTGATACTGCATTGAAGCAGGAACAATCGGGGTTGCGAAATAATCTGAGGATGATTCACGTAACTGTCGTTGTAACTTTGCTGTTAGATATAGCCACAGTCCGTGAATGTCATCCTTCGATAATGAACCCGTATACGGTTTACCAAATGCTTTTTGATAGTGTTTCAAAAAGTATTGATATGACATGGGTGTCATATCAATACCTGAAATCTGTGCCTCTACTGCTGCAATATGATTCTTGTATAGCGTGTTCGCTGCAATTTCAGGTAAATCGTCATTCGTGAACGTAATGATGATAACTTTCACATCCGGCAGGTTGATTGCAATATGATCGTATCTAGGATAACGGTGACTGAATAAAACGCCCGGGCAAGTATTATCGATGAATCTGAATGTTTCATATATATCAGGAGCATGTATATCACCGTCTTTTATATACCCCCAGTTTTTTGAAAAATCAGTTCGACTATGCGATGAATTATATGTTGAGTACGTTACTTCCGTATTAGATTCAGTAAGCATATCCCATAGAACTCCTGACACGAATCTGCCCGATGCTCCACCAATAAAACTTACAATAAATTGTTCTTTCACTAGTATGACTTTGCAATGTGGGTAGCTTCGGGAATGCGGGTACGTGTGTTCTTACTGCCCAACAATACTACGGTTCTAATCCCATTTATAGTATGGACCATCATCACTATGCATCCGCCGCTTTTGTTGATGAACCCGGTCTTACTAACAATAAAGTCATATCCATGGCCTACTAAAGGATTTGTATTATGCAGTACGATCCATTTATTTTTCTTAATCGGAAGCTTGATGGCAGATATGTTACTTGCTGCAATTAATGCAGGGTATTTACTCGCGGCCCGCACCAACTTTAATAAGTCAGTGGGTGTACTAACATTTTCACTACGTAAGCCAGTTGGATCTAATAACCGAGTATCAAACATTTCCAATTCTTGTACCTTGCGATTCATCATGTGCAAGCATTCATAGTATCCACCAGTGTACTGTTCACATAAAATCCTAGCAGCATTATTATCTGATTTTACGATAGCCATATCAATCAGCATCTGCCGCGTCAGTGGAGTACGGTAAAGTTTAGTAGGCATAATTTCATTAAGTGGTTGGTTACCATCGATCACAGTCATAACTGTGATTAACTTGGTAATGCTGGCTATAGAGCGAACATCACTTGTATTCACTCCTTCTAGTACTCTACCATTTTCATCTGCTACCAACCATGCATGGGCCGTAATACGAGGCTCTGCTGCATGGAGGATAGATGATAGTAACAGCAGCATTACTATAATAAATTTTCTAATCATTGTTTCCATAACATAAAGTTTATGTAATCATATTCGGCCGTAAAGTGAAATTCGTATTTTCCGGGGCGTGACCCGGCGCTATCAATAACACAATAATCCCAGTGTTCAACACTATTTGCGTGGCACCAATTGATAACAGCAGTCAGATCACCAAACGCTAGTTCAATTATCGCAGTATAATTATACAGCGCACTTGTGGACATTCACACCACTCTTCTCTAAAAACTGTATCCCCGAAGTATCACGATAAGCATTGCGATAATATACACTATTGATGCCGCTTTGATATATGAGTTTTGCACAATCGATACACGGAGCATGAGTAATAAAAATAGTAGCACCGTTACCAGACTCGGAACTACGAGCAAGTTTAGAAATTGCGTTAGATTCTGCATGGAGTACCTCTGATTTAGTTTTTAGTCGATAGCGACCATGCATTAGATTACCATCTGCGTCTGTATACGTTCCTTCATATGGCCAGCCCTCTTCAATTTCTTCAGGACCCAACCATCCGCCAGCGCTGCACCACTGCACATCCTCACAATTGTTATCCCAACCTGCAGGCATCCCATTATAACCGATACTAATGATTCGGTCATCTTTAACAACGATGGCACCCACGTGTAATCTACGAGCATAGCTAAGTTCTGCGAAAGTCTCCGCAGTTTTCATGTATGCATCAATGAATTTTTGTTTCACTTTTTACCCCAGGTGATGCTATTCCAAATTCTTTCATGAAGAAAATATAATATAGTATTCGCAGTTAATTGGATCGTTGCTATTGTGCCGGACACAAGTAAATTTCCTAATATAAAATATGATATGGCGAATGTGGACGCTGTGCCTATTATTCGCCAACTAATAGTTTTTACTAAAGAACGATAACTCGAATCACGTGTCATTCTTCTAACAAGTCAATCTTGTTGGGTTTGTTGTTCCACTCTTCGGCATCAGGCAGGGCAGCTTTCTGTTTAGTAATCAGCGGCCACTTATTAGACAGGCGCGTATTAAGATCAAACCAGAATGCTATATCGACTCCGGCTTCTTTATCTGACACAATTGCATTCACCGGACACTCGGGCACACATACGCCGCAATCGATACATTCATCAGGGTCGATAGATAAGAAGTTGGGTCCTTCGTGAAAGCAATCCACAGGACAGACTGTAACGCAGTCAGTATGCTTACATTTAATACAGTTCTCGGTAACTAAAAATGTCATTTTATATAACCTATAGTGTTAATATGTTTCTTTGCGCTATCAACTGATACTAGCACTGCTAGTACAAAATCAGTGATGGCGAATCGTTCGCAAAACGCAGCGCCGAATGACTCGTTACATAATTGAGCAAAGATATACTCTTTGCAAAATTGTTCATAGTCATGTTTAGATACATATTTCATGCCAGATCGTGAGGTCATTGTACTTAATTGGCTGGCTAGTTGTGCGAACGAATTCATCGTGACTTATTTATTGATTGTAATACCGGACCATCGTTTAAGTTTGTCAAACTTATTTTGCTTGGCTTGTTCGATACCTTCTACTGTCGCACCGATATTCAAATCAGTAAGTAGTTCAACCATGGCAAAGAGATCGCCGATCTCTTCTTCCAACATATTCATATTAGTACAGGCCTTGCCCGGCTTGATCTGGTCTGGCCCAAAGCGCATACACTTACTAACTGCTTGGACAACCTCTGCACATTCTTCTTGCAGGATCAGTAAAATTTCTCTGGTTTCGTCGTTCATTGTAGTTGTTATATGTTTCAAAACATGCCGGGCTTTATTGTTCGGGTGCCCGGCCAACCTATATAGTCTCGGAATGAGACTAGCGTACTAATTAAATACCAGCGGCAATTGCACGGTAGCCAGCAGCGACAACAGCGCGGCTTGGACGACCCAAACGATAACGAGTTTCAGTTTCGTTAACACGCTTATTAGCGTAAACAGCGTAGCCGCTATTCAAACGCAATGCACTGATAGTAGCAGTTGGATTAGCAATGCTAAATCGTGCAGTGATTTGGGCAGCAGTCAATTGCTCACCGGTTGCGAGTGCTTCGATCAAGAGTTCTTGTTTAGTCATTTTAGTAGTTGAAGTCATTTTAGTTTCCTTTAAGTTATTTCGCATAGAGAGAATCTCGCAGCGTGATACTATTATATCTGAATTAGTTTCTAGATGCAATAGCATTCGGGAGTGAATTAACCCGAATGCTATTGCTAGATATCCAAAAACTTCAATTCAAACACATCAGCTTGTTCGTCGTGGCCTGCATAACCACGGGGGTTGCAAACCACGCGGGTCTCACCAACCATGTAGTCGAACGGATCATGGGTGTGACCATGCGTCCATAGTTTGATCTGAGGGCGATCCATAATGAATTCGCTCAAGTCACTACGATAGCCACCGTTCATCAAATACTGGTCTGCATACCGTTCATGGGTACTACCATATGTAGGACAGTGATGCCCAACGATAACACACTTCTGGTCTTTACGATCGGCTAGCACAATATCAAAGTATTGAACCGTTTTACGATGACGGCTCATGATGTGAGCAGGCCGTAACTTAGTAAACCCCAGATCATCATTGCGGATGATACGGAAGTCATTCATCATATCAGTCAATGCATGAAGTGTCAGTGGATCACCTTTGTTACAGTCAGTCCATAGTGTGGCACCGATGAAGGTAAAGTCATTGATGACCTTAAGGTCATTTTCAAGATAATACACGTTAGGGAACTTGGCACATTCGTCACGCAGGTGTTGAATGCTTGCGGTCCATCGCCCGTGGTAGAATTCGTGATTACCGGCGACATACACTACGTGCGGAAACTGAAAGCTACACCGTTTCAGAAAGTCACGAAATTTCTGCGCACGAGCTTGTCCGTGCTGCAGGGCTTTGATTTCCAAATGACTGTAGTTTGTTTCAGGGTGAGAGTGCAAATCTTCGGCGATAAAGATATCACCGGATAGAATCAATACTTCGGCGCCTTCAGTATTTTGAAGGTTAATATCTTGAAATTCAAGATGGAGATCCGACGCTAGCGCAACTTTCATGTTATTTTTAAACTCACTAAATGTTTACATACACCTCGAAAACTATAGCCCGGGCACGTGCATGTTTTTTCTTCTGCATTAATAGAATAGACGGCGCCTTTGCTGCCCGCCACTTTAATAATTGTACTATCTTGTTTGCTCTGCTTGAATGGATTTACTTTCAGTGCGACAAACTTACGACCGCGTTTTTCAATTGTGATTGGATTCTTGAAGTAGAAAGGGACAGTATCACCTTTCTTAATGAAAGCAATCATTTTGCTGCCATCTAGCAGATAGCTATGATTTGGTTGAATAGAACCAGACCATTCAGTTGTTTCGATGACAGCTTCCATTATGTAGCTTCCATTTCTTTGGTGAGAGCTTCACTCAATAGAGTCCATTCAGCGCCCTCAGACACGAACCATACACCGTCTTTCATCACGTAGAAATATTCAGCGTCAATGCCTTGAAACAATTCTTGGTCGTTGAAGAATGTGCTAAACTCGATACCAGTCTCGCCGCGATCACGACCATAGAAACGACATTGAGTAGCGATGTTGTCACCTTCGTACACCATCCGGTCATCGAAATTGATTTTCTCGCCGATTTCTTTACCCAAGGCGCTCATGTCACCCATAGCTACTAAATGATTAGCCTTAGCTGAATCATAGTTAGCAAGCAGGACCTTGCCATTGTAGCTCAAGTAGCCGTCAGAATGACAGTAAATTGCTTTACACACATCACCGTGCATCACACCAATTGCTGAACGAGTAGACATTTTGATTTCCTTGTTGCTGTTTAAGTATCTATTATATCACCAAAACGATTAATTGTCAACCTTTTTCAACCAAAACATACCGACACTGAAAGGAAAATGAGTCTTTTTCATAGGTTGTGTCGTTTCCGTACTGCCCGTACCGAACAGCAACTTGTCCAAGTTCAGTTGGCCCGTACGGTTCTAGCTCTCGAATGACAACCGCCCGATCAGTTCCGTCAGCTTGCGCCCATTCTTGACCTACTTTAAGTTCTGATGCGGGAAAAATACCACAAAGCACTCGGCGGCCATTTAACATTTCGGTTCTCATATCATTCTCCCTACAAACTGTAAAATTCTAATTCGTACCCTTGTGCTAATACAGCCGCGATCCACTCATCAACCTGTGTACATTCTTCTTTGCCAACGTTGATGGTCTTGTATCCAATTGGATCGTCACCGTAGATGTCAGATTCGTGATAGATGGCTTCCTGCTCATCCTCTGAAATGCTCATGATGTAAGCCTTGTACGCTTCAACTGGCAACGTAGCAGCCGGCGGCCTTGGCGCGGTCGGAGTTTGCCAAGGCTGATAGTCGCATTGCTGCGTTTCTACAACACCGGTCTTGTTCACAGTAATATCGCGTTTACCGCTGATGTAAAAATTCATGCTCATTTTGAAATCTTTCTTAAACTTGCTTCGTGCCATTCACGCAGATAAGCATTTTGGCTAGTAACATTGTCTTCGTAGAACTCGCGTTCACATGCCACACGAACCATACGATACAGTTCTGTAATACGTTCGTAATGATCAAACCCTTGAATCACTTCCTTGCGGATGATACGCTTCATAATCCATTGTTCAATTCTAGTCATTCTTATACTTTAAAGTGGTCTTTAATCGCTTCTTGATATATTTCTTCATCACCAAATGCTCTATCACTAGTATACGGGACTAATCTCAGTGTCTCGATACATTCTCTCATGATCAACTCTGCGAATTCTTCTAATGTGGCCTTTTGCACTGGTCCAATATTAACCCAATCATTGAGGCGTTCAAAAACCGGTTGGGCTAAGATGTCTTTAATTCGGTCATTCATTGTCCGGCTCCTAGTAGGAAGTCCAATAGGTCTATATCCAGTTGCCAGCGACTGTCGTAGACTTGCGCCTCGATCCAAAAAAGAAATTCATTACTCAATGTTTCATTCATATTAATATTCTTTTTTGTCGCCGGCTTCTTCGTTGTAGTCATAACCTTCGTGATACAGTTCAATTTCGTCCGGGCTCATAAGACTGATACCAATGTACGGACCGCTATCACCACCGACTCCGCCTAAGTGTGGATTGCGCGCCCGGCCATAGTAGCTGTCAGCAGATCCTCGATCAAATGCATTACCATGTTCGACTTTGAAAGTGCGACCGTTGTGTGTTGCTGTATACATAATCTAACCCTACTTGTTGCTGTTTAAGATTCTATTATACACCCAAAACCATTTAATGTCAAGCAATATTCAGTTGAACTTGCAGACCTTCCCAGGTGCCACCGAGTCCGCTAGTACATTGATCGGCTGCGCCGATACCAGAGCGGATGCCTTCAAGTGCATCCAAAGCCTTTTGGGTAGCAGCATTGCACTTCATAAAGTCGCCGACGCCATTGCGAATCTGTTTTACAGTAGCATAGAAACATGCTTGACCAACGATAACACGGAATTTTTGAGTCTGTTTGAAACGCTTGATAACTAACATGTTGCTGTCCTTTTTGCTGTTTAAGAGTCTATTATACACCCAAAACCAATTAATGTCAAGCGATTTCTGCGAGGATCCGATTGTAAACATCAGCCTTAGCCATGTAATATTCGTAATCACGTTCGCCAGGACGAAAGTTTTTCCACTGATTCTGACCTGCATATGACAGGATATCTTGCTCCAAAGTACCATCAGAATAGGTGGAGATGAAACCGTATATGTCATAGTGTGCAATGAAGCCGTTGCACAGATACAAAAAGTTGTAACCAGTCTTGCTTAGGTTGTCAATGTTTTTGACTGCCTTAACCACGTTATTGACAATGAGAGTTTTCTGACGTTCAGTGAGTGCTTGCATTTTAAGTCCTAGTTGTTGCTGCCTATGAGTCTATTATACACCCAAAACGATTTAATGTCAACCTTAGGACCAGCGCAGTGCAAACACCATGGCATCTTTATGCTTGTTAAATTTGAAGTTAACATCTTGGTAACCCAACCGATGCGTCCATCCTGCCTTGGCATTCTTATTACACCACACTTTCATAGCGTATATATCGTCATCCCATCCCCAAATAGTGCCGGTTGTCGGCCTCTTCAATTCAATTGAATGCGGGTGATTTCTCTCAGCTTGTCGCCGTTGCTTGCTGTTCATACAAGTTCCGATGGATAAAACATTGTTACAACTTTGTCTCTCTTCACTGCATAATCATGCGTGTACCATGTACCGCCCCTTGGTTGCCAAGTCATTTGTAGCGGTACTACAAGCAGGGAATCAGTACTATCCACGATAGCCCTATCACGTTGCAAGTAACCGGCTGGCTCACGTACCTCGTCGCCACCAAAGAAACCTTGTTGCTCAGTTGACTTAGGAGGATGACATACAATAATGTAACCTATTTCCTTAGCAATAGCAGCAGCCTCAACATCAACACCCCTGCAGTCACCGTGATGCAATTCCGGAGTGATGTTGTCTAACTGACACATGATCATTATACCGTTCAGAACGGCCTGAACTTCATTAGCTTGGTAAGGAGTCATGCCTTCACGTGTACCAGTGACACCGATCTTCATGCAAATTCTACCAAGGTAACTGAGCCACCCTTTTTACTAACATCTTCGGCAAAGAACTCAATCATTTGAATGATGGTATCCTTATGTCCACCGGCGAGTCCCATACCAATGTAGGGAAAACCGATTCGTTTGTCACCGTGTACAAACAATAACTTTTCCAAAATTAATTGAAATGCAGTGTACTCAAATACATCAGTGCCCTGACTCATATTGTATTGAGTGTATGCGTTGATGATGACAAATTTGCCGGTGAATTCGGTCCAATTGCCTAATTTCATATGGTCGCCGCGTTCGGTAAGTCTATCGATTTCTTGACACATGGGATAGCGTTCGGCAATTTCCCGTGCAATACCGCCTCCCATGGCACAGAAGCAATTACATCCCTGTACCACGATGTCGAACTCGCCAGCTTCTGCTAAGTCGAGCAAATTACCTTTGGTGTGTTTTAGCATAGAAGTATTCATAGGAAAGTCAACGGGGTTATCTGTGTTTGTATAATGCGGCAGAACAACGCCGGCCTCCGCTGCCATTCGTAGTTTATCTGCTACTGTTACAAGTGTGTCGTTAGCCATTTGCATAATCTTTCTTTAAAAGGTTTACTGTATGTTGATGACATTGGTTGATATAGAATTGTGCGACTCTCATCATAGCCTCTGCGTGTTCGTAGCTAGATGGAAGAACTACACACTCACCTCGGTGCAGTTCGTCTAGTTTAAGTCGGCATTCGTGGTCGGTGTATGGAATCATTTTTCTTTCTCCATTTCTGTCACGATATCTTCGGCTTCTTTCAAGCCGCGTTCCCATCGTGCCATCATAGCACGGAACGCCGCAATATTAGCACGATTGTGAAACAAGTCACCACTCCATACTGCGGCATCAATCTCGTCCATTGGACCGTCTTCTAAACGTTTGTAATGTTCGTTCATTCTTCAACTCCAAAACAACTTTTTAACAAAACCGAAAACGATCATAAAAATTGTAAAGTAAGCAGTCGCGCCTATCATCAATAGATATACAACCGCCCACCAACCTGCTCGATCCACTTCACTCATTCTTCAACTCCGAAATGTAATATACCATCAGTGGCGTTATCAAAGTGTTGTTCAATCCGCTGTGCATAATGATCACCTTCTTTGGTGCCATCCATAACAGCCTTAACACATTCAAATTTGATCAACTCGGCGAACTTTTCTTTGTCAAACATCTCTATGTCAGTATAGGTGTTGATGTAATAACACTGGTCGGCAAGTTGTTTAATTCGTTCATTCATTTTACGCTCCTAGAAAGTGTTTGTTTCTGTTGTATACATTATAGCATAGAAACCATTTTGTGTCAATGCTACAAATGTTGTATAATTTCGTAGTGATTAGATAAATAAATGTATGAACTACCCTATTACTCAACTTCACCGGGATAACTTTAAGCCCACTTATCTGTATATCAAGCAGCATACAGAAACGGGCAAACTCTATTTTGGAAAAACTACCAAAAAGAATGTTGAGAGGTATACTGGTTCTGGAATACATTGGGGCCGTCATATCAGTGCTCACGGGAAAGACAAAGTAGTTACACTTTGGTATTGTTTATACACAGAGATCGAAATTTTAGTTGAAACTGCTTTGGCAATGTCGGCAATAATGGATATAACTGAATCAACTGATTGGTTAAACTTTAAGCCAGAATCTGGATTAGATGGCGGCTCGTTTGTTGGGTTCAATGGATGGGCTGGTAAGAAACATTCTCCAGAGCACATCGAAAAATTAAGAAAACTCGGAAGAGAACGCCCTGTTACTGAAAATATGCGGAATAGTTTTTTAAAGCGTGATTTTAATGGCGCTAAAAATGGCATGGCATTACACATAGATATTTTCGATGACACTGGATTGCTAAGATTTAAATGCCATGGAAATTTCGAGAAATTATGCATTGAAAATAATCTACCTATGGGACCGCTTAAGATTTCGTATGCCAGAGGAGGAAAACCAATTTTTACATCAAAATCCACAGGTAGATTGAAAGATTTATCCATGTTAAAATATAAAAATTGGTTTGCTAAAATAGCAGTTTAATTACCAAGGAAGTGGGTCAGGATCTCATAATGATCTTCAAAGCATTCTTCACTACGAACTTCTGCGATAGGAACCCACCGTGCTTTTTCGGCATCGTCACTGCCTTTTACTTTTGGCAGTTCACCATCGGGCAACTGAATATAAAATGCATGTGTGATGATACGACCACGCGGGCTCCGATCCACAGCATCAAATACCTTGCTTCGTACAATAGATCCACGCAACACAGGACCGGGTACTTTGATCAATGTTTCTTCACGCAATTCACGGATAGCAGCATCTTCCACATTCTTGTCAGTCTGTGCATTTACATAGCCACCGGGCAATGCCCACAATCCCTTACCTGGTTCAGCGCGGCGCTTAATCATCAGCACATGCCCACTTTGGATAACAACTGCGTCAGCAGTAACAAAGATTGGAGGATACTTCAAACTAGCGTACTGCTTTGCATTTTCAATCAAGAATTCACGTTCACGGATAATTTGTTCGTACTCAGGGGTCTCTTTAAATTGATCCAAGAAGTCAAACGTAGTCTTTGGAACAACGTTCTTAATGAAGTTCATATTTACATCACGTTTGAAATACAAGTTACGAATGTCAGTCGCATCCAGTGGCTCCAGCAGTTCAACTTCTTCAAAGCCCCATTGCGGAAACGTATCAAGATAGAAACTTGACGGGTCTTTCTTGTGACCAATAATGCCAATCTTTTCGCCAGGGACAGTATGCTTGGCAACTAGTGCTTGCACACGAACAGCCCAGGCTTGGTCATTGTAGATAGTATCGGGATTTGCTTCCACGTGAATAGACAAGTCAAGTCCGCCAGTGGCATACTTGATCATTTTGTAACGTTCATCAAACGTGAACGGGTTCTTGTAAGTGCGAGGCTGATTAGCTGACCCGCAAATAAAGATTAGTTTTTTGCAATTTGCAGTGGCACGATGCGCCAAGAGTAAGTGAGCAGTGTGGAACGGTTGAAAACGTCCGATTAGGACAAGTGTATCGTATTTTTTAGACATATTAATAACCTCGAATCAATTTGAATGCAGTGAGAGTAGAAGCAATGTCCAATCCATGTTCGTCACAATGGCAGATCATTTTCTGTGCTTTTTTCAAATACTCACTGTGGGCGTGACTTGTCCAGTCGTCTTTTTTGTTTTTGACTTCATAATGCCAACCGCAACCATCTGTGTGGTTGTGAGTGCAGAGCATACCGTGCAACTCTTTGGCAAGTTGATGATCTGGTGATTCGAGTTTAGCCGCAATCAGTTGGGCTTGCAAGTCTTTGAGACCTTGCTCATGTTGTTTGATTTGTTCTTCGATAGCGAAGAGAGTTAATTTTGACATTGAAAAATCCTTTCAATTAATGTCAGTAGAAAGTCTATCTCTCTACAGTTTATAATTACATTATAGCATGACCTGTATTAAAAGTCAAGCTATAATTTTTGCATTAAAATGCATCGTAGTTGAAGGTATGTTGCTTGATTCTAGTCAAAGTCAAGCGTGTACCATTGTCTTCAAACACGAACTTACCGTCCACAGCGCTGATAGAAACCAGTGCCTCAGTGCTGAAAGTCTGACTCTTCCATTCACCGTCGTCATTTTCGGGTTCTGGATCAAATCCGACTGAAATGCCCTTTTGTTGCAGAGGATTGCCGTCAAACACACTAGGGTTCACGCCTTCTACATCAACACCATTGAACACAACCTTCACATCGTACTTTGTGCCGCCGTCAAATTCTGGCTTAGCATTAAGCATACGCAATGATTCCTGCGGGCTTTCATTGTAGCGATTCATTTCTTCAACCAATGCCTTAAGCATATCAAAGTTGAATTCGGCGAACAAGCTAGCGATAGAGCAAATCTTTTCAATGTGATGCTTTGCATCCAAATTGTCATTGCAGTATTCAGTAATGAATTCGGCACCAAGTCCCTTGAAGTCAATCATGTAGTAGATACGACCTGGACGATTGCGCATATGTTGGTCAACACGCCACTTGTCATTACAAGTCAATGCATACAGTTTCTTAGAACCAAATACACCGTCAAGCAAAGTCAAGATAGATTCTTGTTCGTCACGGTCATACACCTTCTCGAATTCGTCAAACAGAACCATGCACGGCTGTTCAATGTCTTGCAACAGTTTGTTGAAGTTGTCGCCATGCCATGGGCTATTGATAACGATAGTAGGTACACCTTGCTCAGCCAACTCAATAGCGATATTCTTAGCAAGCAATGTTTTACCAGAACCCTTTTCACCGTTCAGCATGATACCGGTTGAAACGGTACGCTCTGTGAAAGTGCGGATAATACGGTCAGTGTTCTTGAAAGTATCACCGTACAGCTTTGATGGCTTCACAAAACTTTCAATTTGTTCCAGATATAGATTACCAAACGGATCAGCCTTGATGATGTAATTACCGGCGGGTAATTTTTCATGCAAGTCGAGGGAGTCCTTTGTGGACACTTTGAAGCTAGAACCAGATTTCAGAAAGTAAGTCATATTTTATCGCGTTGTTTTAATGTATGATTATTATATCAGGGATGCGACCCAATGTCAACATCCCTGATACTTTTTATTTACGAGCGTTTGCCCGAACTTCTTCAAAGGTGATTTCTTTTACAAGCACTCCATCACGAAATACTTCATTCAGCACATTAGTCCAACCACCGGTGCCTTTGTCAGTCCATCCCATTGGCTGAGTTACTGCTGACTGATATTCACCACCTGATTCCCAAAGAGTAACACGACCACGCTTGCTACGCTTACCACTATCAGTGATAGGGTCTTTGTAAACATCGCGCCACACCAAACTTTTGAAAGGACCGTGATCACGTTCAGTAGAATATTCACGAACACCAATCGCGCTACACTTCATTGCCCACTGCATTGTGTCACGATCCACACGTTGCAGCAATGCACCACCTTGACCAAACGCCACGTTGTCTGCACTGAATCCTGCAATTTCCATACAGAACAAGATGCTGTGGATGCTTGCTTGATCAATACCATCACCTTGGATGATACGCACTGCTGGGTTTAGAACACGATAGCCTTTAGCGTTGACAGTTGAACCAAAGTGTTTTTCAAGAATGTACAAACACTTTACAACCACGTCAGAGGGGTTGCCCGAGTCCGGGCGGACGACCAAAGTTGCGCCACTGTCAAGGACGTCTTGTTTAAGGACTGTGCCCCAGAGTTCACAGGCTTTGTAAATGTCGTAGCTGTCCGAGACGCAAGCGAAGATGCCCCCTGCTTTTGCGTTTTGCTTGACCATGTTGCGGTACGAGTCAACTTCATTTTCTTTACCCCAAGATGTTACAGTAGAGTGTTCCATAGCTGGAATACTGAACCCAGCAATGCCAGCGTTATAATACTCCCGAGCGTAAAGAATGCCCGAAACAGTATCCGACCCCATAAAGTTGACGAGATGGGCAGCGCCGCCAATTGCAGCAGATTCGAGACTAGATACACCACGAGCACCAAAGTCATGAAGTTTGAAATCGATAGTAGATGGGTCACCAGTTTTTTCCAATGCAGCAAGAATGATTTTTTTAGATTCGTAGCTGTTAGTTGCTACTGTAGTAGGATACCAAATTGCGCGGAGCAATGCAGTTTCTAGGAACGAGGTGAGCCAGAAGCAGTTGGGATCCGTGTTCTCAATAGTTGCCAATACATTTTTAATAGGGACAAGTGTGCCTTCAGGAACAGCTTTGATAACGACAGGAAGTTTACCTCCGTGTACCCGTAGAATGTATTCCCATCCTTCTCTGTTGAAAGGTTCTCCGTGAGCAGTGATGATCGCATCAGCAAGATCAATGTCGGCTTGAACGATTGGCTCAATTAGATACTCCTTAATAAATGCTTGTAATCCGAAGAAAACAGTATCATTCCATTTACCACCGCGTGATTCAATGTATGAATAAACGTATTCAGTACCAGGGGGATACTGATTAAATTGACTGAATTTGTAACTATCCGAATTGAGAATGATGTTTTTAAAACTTGACATATAAAAATCCTTTATATAAAATGTCTATAAGAGTCTATCTCTTACTTTCTATTTAGTCTATTATAACAGATTATTTATATTTTTCAACTAAATTGGGTAATTAAGCGGTGACTGTCTCGACCGTTTGGGTTTCGAGAATTTGTTGTGTAATAACAACACCACCGTATGCTTGCTGATAGGTGTCAGCGACTGCCTTGATGAAGAATGTGTAAACTTTACCCTTTGATGTAATCAATGTGTACTTCATTCTGAATCCCTTTGTCTGTTTAAGTATCTATTATAACACCAAACCCATTTAATGTCAACCGACTTGTTTGTCGATGATACGAACCAGATCCTCTACGAATACATCGGATACTTTGGTATCAACTTTGACTTCTAGATTACGGATACGGAAGAATTCGATATCGTACAGATCAGTTCCTTCATTGTAAATGATGTTGACTTGACCCTTCCAACGAGTCATTCCACTAGATTTGAACTGCAATCCCTTGCCTGTGTTGACAAGGTCCTTAGCACCCCAGGCAAACATCGCTCTTGGGTCAAGATTCTTGATTTGGGAGAGAATTACTTGTGCTGTGTTCATTTGTAGTCCTATTTGTTGCTGTCTATGAGTCTATTATACACCCAAAATGATTTAATGTCAACCGTAGGAAAGCCCCTTTCGGGGCTTTCTTTGACTGTCAAATATTGTTACTTTTTGGGTGTGCCTGCGTTAACAAACGCATACATACGCTCGGCGGCTTCGAGAATTGCATCCAATCCCGGGACTGAAGGCATTCCGACTGTAGTAATAATCTGTCCGTTTGACTGACGGTTGCTAATTTCCCAGCCTGCGAACTTATGAGCATATTCAGACATGGTGGCATCTTTGGCCAATGCTAGAATATCTGATCGGATCTCGTAACCGTTTTTGTTGAACTTAACTTCAGGTGCTTTAAAATTTGTCATAATGTTTCCTTTTTATTAATGTGTATGTCTCTGTGTACCTATGTTCAGTACAGTTTATTATATCTATTTTTAGAATTTCTAGCTAGTGAGTTTGGTCACGAATGTCCACGGCAATACTGCACGTTTACCCATATAGTCTAAAATTGCTAGGCTGCTATCAGTGGCTTCTTGCATGTATGTGCTAGGCCCCGGTTGTTCAAGTTCAACATTAGCTGATGTTTCACCGTGCTCTGTTGTAAAGTGAATACCGTTCTTTGTGCATAAATGTCTAATTGCTTTGTTGTGACTTAAACATACCATACAACCTTTAAAAATGCCATGAGTACGACACCACTGGATACAACGATTCATAAGTGCATCACCCATGCCACGCCCTTGATGTTCTTTTAAAACAGAGAATGCTAGTTCCATGCCCGGTGAATTTGCGATATGTCCTATTGCAATAAAGTCTAGCTTATCATCTTCGATACAAAACAAAATATGATGCTCTGGGTCTTTTTCGAATCCATCGCAAATATTGTTTATCATATAATCGCTCATGGTGATACCGAATCTAAGTGATCGACTTTCATCATCTAGTGCTAGCAAGTGAGTGCGATACTTGACCAACTCAGACGGTAGAACCTTGCGTACTATGTGTGACATGATTTACTTTGCTGCTAGAATTGCTTTCGCTGAGGCATGATCGCCCATTCTTGCAAAATGTGTTGCGGCACGAATTCGACCGAAATCTTCAAGTAATTGGTAGAGTGTATTCATTATAGATTTCATAGTGCCCATCCTGCAGTTGATCGTTTAGCTTGCAATCGGTCGAATTGACGTGTGTAGTGGTCAATATCGCAAGAGCTAGTGGGGTTGTGAGAAACAATATATGCTTCCAATGCAGAGCCGTAAGTCTGTGGAGTTTGGTATGATTTGAATAGGCTTTTAACCCATTCGGTAATTGATTTTAACATTAAATTTTCCTGTGTATGTGTGTTCGGGTTTTTAACAGTCCCCGAAACTGTACTATTATTTATGCAAGGCCATGTACTTCATAATACTTTTCCATAGCCTTTAATCTAGCAATCAATAGTCTGTATTTGACATAATCCGATATACCTTCTTCGTCATCTTCTATTAGCGTAGGCCGACGATATACCGTATGCATGTCAAGTTCATCTGGCCCTGACGGACCATCTTGACTGTTGATACCAAATTTATTTAGCTGATGAAGCAGACGCTGCTGGGACTTTGACAGCAGGCGTTGCGCTTTTTGCAGGCGTTGCCTTCTTAACGACCTTCTTAGGGGCAAGCTTAATTACCGAAGTTGCTACAGGTGCAGTTGCGACAACTGGTGCCTTTGTGGGTGCCTTAGCAACTTCGGTTGCGAACACTGATGATACTGCCAAAACAGATGCCAAGATTACGATTGCTGATTTCATTTTAGTTTCCTTTAAGTTAATGAAGTGATGAGATTTTTTTTATCTCTATATATATAACGCGATAGACCGCATTCCGGTTGACATTTATTTGTGTTGTTTACCCAAACTAGCCACCGGGATAGAGTCTAGGTATTCTCTGATGTTTCCGTACAGTCCTATTAGTAATGCAACTTTGCTATCATACACTCTAATGAACGGATCGTTCTTTGTTCCGGGTACTTTGGTAACACCCAGATAATATGGGCACTTTATTTTCTTACTGACTTCTGCTACAAAACTATAATAGCTACCGTCTGTTATCGTACCCATTGGGCAACTGAAAAATTCGATAGATGCAGTTCTGAATGCAAGATCACCTGCGTCAGTTAAGCGCATACCTGCTTGTCTATTAGTCATCCACCACTTAGATATAACTTGATCAATTGGGGTATCTTGCTCCATAGCAAGGCTCTCCGGCATCTGCGCAAGTACTATTTCAGTGGTGATTTGCTTTTGAGATTTTCGTTCAGACATCCGGATATACTTGCCGGCCATCATGCAAGAATATAACAGTGAATTTATCTGTCTTAAATTGAATATTCAATTTCTTGCAAAGATTTCTTGCATGGCCGGGGTTTGAAAAACTAGTCTTTTTATATTTAGGTACTGCTTCACTATCTAAGTAGTGCTGAGATTTTAGGTTGATAGGCTGGGAGTCAAAGTACACTGCCCATATGCCGGCGGCTGCTATAATTTGATCACAGTTGTATGTCACTTTGTTTACAAGTTCCATTAATACAGTTGGTCGTGTCCGGCTCATTAAAATTTACTACCTGTTATTTCTACTTGAATTATCGATTCACTCTGAACCGGCACTTTCGTAGACATTAATTCATAATTGTGAGCTAATAGCTTACTCAATTCGTCACGAAGGCCCCTTGCGTCCGTGATAGGCATAACCACATCTTTACCATTACGTCCTTCTACTTGTGAAATCCGGTCGATAAATCTCTTGATATGAATCATTGTTATCTATTTATCATTAAATAACGGTATCAGCTTCAGTTTTCGTCTTAAAAGGACCACTATACGGATATCTTTGAATAAAGATATACTTGGGACAGAACACAGATACGAATTCATTCCCTTGTTTAACAGAGAACCAGCCGGCTGCATGATAGCACTTACTCTTCTCCGCAGTGGTGAACAAATGCAAGCCACGCTTAATATCTAAGATTGAATTGTAAACAGTACCTTCTGTTGGATAGACCGCAAATGGTAATTGCTTTTTAATAGTACTAGGTCTAATCTTTTGAAATTCAATGTGGGCAAGTTTCTGAATAGATTTGGTAGTCTTGAAGTTAGTCTTCTCACCATTCAACTTTACTTCGTATTCAGATCCTGTGGCGATGATGTTGCCGACTTTTTCTTTACCATCAGTGACAATCCAAAACTCTTTAGTGACTGGTTTCGCAATTAATGAGTTAATCATTTGGTTTCCACTCCGGCTTCATAATGATCAGTCATGTCTTCTACCTCAGGATTACCCATTCGGTCTAACCACATTCCCCATGTGTACATAGCATCACCATTGAATCCAGGATGACCTACTAGTTCATACACTCGGCCCGAACGTGTAACACCACGCATAGTACTAGGATCATATGTCTGTACCGGACTACAAACTCGACCCTCATATCCTGCGTAGCCGACAAAGTGAATGGTGTCAGCACCGTCAATATCACCCTTTACTTTTAGTACTCGCCATTGAGTCAAGTGGGTTTCTGGTTCTTGTGTCACAGAAGCTGGGCGCCAGATACTAGCCGCAATCGCTATTTCGGCAAGCTTTGATAAATCAGATAAATCGTTAATTTTAATTGGTGTCATTATTTTCTTTCGTTAATTGGTATACTAGCATGAAATGCTCATACGCTTTTTTTACTGCAGGTACTGACAGCATTTTGTCTGCTTCTTCCTGCATTGCTACTACTGCTGCATCAGCCGCATCTTGTGCTGCGGGCCAGGTCAGTTGATAAATTTCATCACCAAACTCCATGGCCAATTTATGCCATGCATCACGCTGACCTTGAGTAAGTGGCGTACTACTTGGGCGCATACTGAGCGAGCCGCGTATAGAGGTAATAACGGCATCCTTGCCGTAACGCCCTGCTGCAATCATAGGTGCAAATGCAGGCTCAACTTTCTGACGGCTTGATCCATTCTCGTAAATGGATAGCAAGTGATCACCGTAACCTAGACTTGATGAAAAATCATTATCGTATTCAGATACAGGCAAGTACTTGCGGCCAACTTTTTCGTAGAAGATTTTCTTCATATTTGTTCCTATTTAATATAGCTAATCATCATCAGATAAATGTATGAATCTATTTATTACACAAATACCGAGCGACACTAAGTATTCAAGTCCATAAGCTATCCCTCGCACGTACCAGTCTGATCATCATAGCTTCATCTTCATCGGCATATGCTTTTTCGATTTTGCTAGATAATGCTAATGCTTTCTTGGTTTCCTTCTTCTCAGCCGGAGTACGGTCATTCCACATGAAGCCATCTTCTTTGTGAGTTTCGCGGCGTGATTCGCAAATGGCACTCCATCCACTCACATCATATGCATCAGGACGATTAGGATATACTTGTGTCCACCAGATGTAAAGTTCTTTAAGTTCTTTAGCACGAAGGGCTTGTCCGGTAGGTTTACCGAAGTTTTTGTCATCTTTGCTGATACCAAAGTCTTCGCCCATTGTCAATGTCATTGCCCAATCAAGATGATCTAATCCTGCTTGTGCGCTACGCCATGATCGCCAGCGGAACCAACCTGTTGCCCAGAACGGAGCTTCATATTTTGCACGATCTTCCTTGTTGCCCCATGCAATATGACTCCACGCTGATTCAACTTCGATGAAATCTACGAGTTCATTAAATAAGCAAGGTAAAAACCGATTACCAACATCACACCACTTACCGGGTGTAATATCACGATGGTGAGCAGTAAGAGAATGAGTGCGAGTAACGTAGCGATTATTAATATAATACTTGAGGTCATGGATTTTCCTAATGGGATATGTCACAAAGTCTTGAACATTACCGAGCCCCTCTTCAACAATCCAATAACGAATGGGATTCGATGCTACAGCAGCTTTTTCCCATTCGTACCATTCCTTGCTTGTGCCGGCGCCTAATTTACTTGTGCCGCGCAGCCAATCTGCAAACTTAGAGCAAGACCAGTAGTGTGTATGTTGTGCCATTGTTATCCTTTAATATACGTATATTATACTATTATTGTTCCAATAGTGCAAGTGAAATGGGTAAGATTATTTTTCGGATGCTTCTTTGCAAACCGGGCATCTAGTGCTAACCCAACCATCGGCACTACTAGTTTCAGCAGATGCACCGCATTCCTCGCACGTGCAACCTGACATTGATTCTGCCATGCGAACCATACCACTAATCTCATCATCACCACCGCTGTAGTAGAAGCGTAGTGTACCAAACTTTTCTTTTACTTGATTAATCGTAACTTGCGGGCATTCATCAGGAACTTTACGTAGAGGTTCAATAAGCATTTCCTCACATCGTTTTTTAACATAATCTGCGCTAAGATTCTTGTCACCAAATTCTTCAGCACATAAATCTGCGAACAACTTGGCATTGCCAGTCTTGCCGGCTTCTGCTATTTTGTTGTACTTCGTAGCAGACTCCACTTGACGCTCTCGCCAATCAATGTGATGCTGGATATTGGAACACAGTTGATTGATGATGTTATACCAACCATCACCATGTGAGAATCCCCAACACATACAAGTTTGACTCATTGGAGCATTACGATCCACAAACAGCTTTGGATAAGTGCTGCAAAGATATTCGTCTAGTTCTTGTCTCATTATGATTCCTCTGTATTACGTAGCACACCAGTGTAAGGTATGTTTAACCATCGGCTGTACATATCTGCTTGTTCGCCGATCTTAGTTAATTCAAACTTACCTGCAAATTTCATCAAATGCAATCCGACGCTTGGTACTGTAGTAGTGCGGACACCTGCACGAATATGACCATCAGTGCCTTCTTTAACATCATCGGGCTGAGCAGTCAAGTCAATGAGAATACGATTACGTTCATAGTCATCACGTACACGATGTTCAACATCATTGTGATCCATCCAACGTTGCAGCATGAGATTATTCCACGAAAATCCTTGCTTTTCTCTGTCAGCATATGCCTCAGTCAATCCCACTTTATTCTTACTACCTTTAAGGCGCACTCCGGGAAAAGCAGAAAATACATTATCAGTACCATCACCCCGCATGCACTTCTCAAAAAGTACAAATTGCGGATCGCCAAGCAACTTAGCTTCACTTACTTTAGTCTTCTTATCAATTACTTTTACTGCTTTGCCCTTGTCATCAAAGTAACCATCTAGTGTGATAAGTTGGTCAGTGATGCCGTTGTACTGCTTTACCTTGTCAGTAATCAGTTGCAGATAATCAGTGTCAGAGCTAATGATAAAATGTTCATCATCGGGATGCAAGTGAATGAACCTAGCAATCAAGTCATCGGCCTCCGCTTTTGGATCGCGCAGGACACTAGTATTTGTTTTCTCTTTAAGAAAAGTAATCAGTGATTCGTATGTTTCCCAAAAGAGGGCGCTTTCTTCCTTCTCAGCCTCAGTGAGAGATTGCGTATCTACTACACGATTCTTTTTATAAGGTTCGTAGAAGTCCTTGCGCCAGCTGCGACCTTCTGTTAGGAAAACCACGTGTAGGTCCGGTCCAAACTTTTTTACAATCTTGTTGACTGATGCAAAGACTAGATGCAAAGCATATCCAACCTTCTCCCATGGTTCTGTTTGTTTAGCAGCCATGTGCCGCATGCGGAAGTAAAGATTTGCAGTATCGATTAGTGCGTATTTTTTCATAGTTCTATTATAGTCTCATATTATGTTAAAGTCAAGCTTTATTTTTTCCGAATGTATATGTTGTCAAATAATCGCGTTGACGCTGGGTTTTTAGCATATGCACATTGGGGCAAACAGTTGCATGATTAGAAGGATCATTGTTATAACGATTGCTATCAATGTGGTCCACTTGAAGAGTACTCTTCCAGTCTTCGACAAAATCACCCAATGTACTAGTGTCATCGCCGTACTGTTCGATGTAACCCCTTATCGCTTGTTCAAAGCAAACACCCTTGCAAGCCTCGCAGTGATCTTTGCGAAAAAGTTGATTTAGTTGACCATTATCAAATGCAAGGCGCAGACCAGACATTAACTTTTTTGGGTCCTTCTGACCGAATACACCCTTCAATATATAATCAATTCCGTCAATCATGTCGAAGGTGTCTGCTGTATAGAATTCTTCGACTAACTGCATCAATTCAGTATCTTGCGGTAAGATGGCAAATGATGTGGACATCAATGAATAATAAGAACAAACCAATGACTTAACATCGTCCGATTCTTTCAATTTGCGAATGAAATCAATGCCTATTTCATGATCACGGAAGAAAGGTAAACGACAAGTACGTGCAACAAACTGAGTATAACTATTATGAATGACTTTTTGCGCCGGAACTTTACAAACAACTGCTGTAATCAATCGTGGAATATTAATTCCCATCTTACCGGAATCAACTACTACCATCACCAGGGGCTTATTGAGATAAGCTGCACTGTTGGATAGCTTGATGCCATCACTCATACGTTTAATTGGTATGCCATCAAAATGCTTTTCCTTAGATGTAGAAACGAACAGTACACCATCGATACGTTTAACGAATGCAGTGATATCATTCATTGCTGATTCAAACGGAATACCGTTAACTGCATTGTTGCGGCCGAGGCTAAGAATAATTCCAGGCATCATTTTGGGCATTTTGTCACCCATTGAATCCCATACGCTTTGCGGAATCAATAGTTGTTGGTTGCGAACTTCACTGACCTGCCATGCAAAAGTCTTGTAAGCAGCATTGAGTGTTTCATTGAGATCCTCACGATTTCCGTGATAATCAAAGAAGGTGAATGCATTTGATTCTTTGAATTTTGGCATCACTGGCAATTGCATGTACTTGTCGGCACCAACTAATGTTTTCATGCGTTGACTTTGTGTAGGTGTTGCCGTCAAATGAATGACTACAGTACCTGCATTCATCAAGTTTTCTTGCATTTCAAACCACTTGGGTTCCCAATTGTGATTCGTAACACCTTGATCTTCTTTAGTAGTAGATGCGTCAGGAACACCCAAGCCACGATGTGCTTCATCATTGAAAATCAAATCAGGAAGCATCAATTCAAAATTATCAGGATGCTGTGGGTCGAAACTCTCATACAAGCCATACATGTATTGTGTGGTCATGAAAAAGTAACGGACATCACCTGGCAAATCAATATCATTTTCCAATGCATATTTCAATTGCTTGCTGTCATACACTTTTACTAGATTCTTACCCATGTAAGTATTGTCATACTTCATCATACTTTCTAGTGGCTCGTCTACGCATTCTTGCGATGGTGCAGCAAAGAAAATATTTTTAATTTTTTTGAATTTCTGTGCAACAAGAATAGCAGTATAATTAGTGATGGTAAAACTCTTACCACTGCCAGTGGGTGCTTGTGCAACAATTGCTTTCTTCGACCAAGCTTTCAGTACTTTTTCAATTGCATCAACTATATTATCAACAAGGTATTCTTGCTGTAGTGATTCAATTTCAGGAATGATGATTGATTCAATTGCGATAGCTATTGCTTGTTTTTTCATTTGAAATCCTATTTATTGCTGCTGAAGAGTCTATTATACACCCGAAATGAATTAATGTCAACCTTTTTTATAAAATATCTATTTTGAAGTCTAGCATGAAAAAACCCTCTTTAGTTAATGAAGCTTCATTATACACTAAAGAGGGCAAATTTAAAATTTATTTTATTTTAAGTATTTCGTTTTGTCAGAATCTTATCAGCAAGACCGTATTCAACTGATTTGACAGCGGACATGAAATTATCCCGTTCCATATCGGCGGCCAGATCATCAAAAGACTTTCCTGCACTATTATGATCAACGTAGATTTGGGTAAGAACCTTCTTCATTTCAAGAATTTCATTCACTTGGATCAACATATCAGTAGCTTGGCCACGGGCGCCACCTGATGGTTGATGAATCATATGACGTGCATTTGGCAGAATCATACGCTTACCCTTTGCCCCGGCTTGTGAAAGCAAAGAACCCATTGAGCAAGCCTGACCCATAACGATTGTTTGAACATCAGGACCAATGAACTGCATTGTGTCATAGATAGCCATACCTGCTGTAACTGAGCCACCGGGACTGTTAATGTACATACTGATATCTTTAGTGCTATCTTCTGATTCGAGGAAAAGCAATTGAGCGACAATAAGATTTGCCATTTGATCGTGAACCTCTCCCTCAAGCAAAATTACCCGATCACGCATTAAGCGTGAATAGATATCATAGCTGCGTTCACCGCGGGCAGTGTGTTCGATTACGATTGGGACTAAACTCATTATAATATTCCTTGTAAAGATACTAGTATACAACAAGACAAAGAACATTGCAAGTGTTTTGGTTACCGTTTTCGTTTCTCTCGACCTACACCCGATAGTTCGCCGGAGGCAGCAGGTTCTTTCTTAGCTCGGCGAGGATTAACGATATCTGCGGCTGATGCAGCAAATTCTTCTGCGCCTGCTGCTCCCTCTAAACCGTCTACTGCCGGTTCACCAACCTCACTACTAACGCTATCATCAGTTCTACCTAGCTTAAAGCTAAATCCACCTGCTGTAGGATCAACCGCACTTGATTTGTTAACGACTGATATATGTCCGTCCAATTTTGCAGGCCATTGTGTAGAGAACATCATCTCACCGCCCTTGTAGTCAGCGTATTGCTGAATGAAGTTCATTTCCAAAATCTGTAGAACTGCTTCTTTGAATTCAGGAATGCCTTCTCTTTCATTGACTGCGGCTGCTACTTCTTTCTTGATGGCGTAAACTAACTTACCGCCAGAGCTTGCATCACCTTTAGCAGCAATATCATCATATAGGACATCGAACTTTGGGGGAAGTGGTGTGTCGATTCGCTGCTTCTTATTGTCGATACTTTGCTTGGCTGCACCTTCAAGCTTGGGATTCTTTACTGCGAACGGTAAGAACTTGTGCCATTTCTTATCTAATGCTTTTGGATTTACTGCAAAGATCAAATCCATAACATCAAACGCTTGCGGAATAGTTCCCTTTGTTTGGCATAGATCAATGAAGGCAACTGCTGCTTCAAAGTTAGGATCCTTTCGAATATAGTCCGGAACTTTCAGACCGGAGATTGCAGGGGCCGCACCACCGCCGGTGCCCTTACTAGAGATATTCAAGGTGTGACCTGTTTTAGCATTGCTAATAGTTGCGAAACTATCGGCTAAGTTATTGTTTGCCTTAGCAGGAAAGTTCAACGTCAAGTCAGTAGTGTTGCCGCCCAACCATTGTTCGAATTCAGCCCGTTTAGGGAAACGACTTCTATTGTAAACTAATGCTAATACACCTAAGTATTCACCTGCATAGTCAACAATCGCTTTAAGTACTTTGTTCTTGTCTGCTTTTTGATAGTCTTCCGGCAGCATGACATATTCACCTGCACGAATGTATTCAGCTAACTGAATAACAACTTTACCGTAGTCAGTACTGTTTAGTACAGGGTTACTAACGATAACGTCATACAGGTCGCTAGATGGAATATCTTTATCAGTGATACCGATACTTGAAGGTTTGACCAACAAACCTTCTTTACCCGCAGTACTAGCCTCTTGGCCTGCTGCAACTGCTGCGCCGCCTAATTCAGCAGTCTTTGCTAGTCTGCTTAGCGGAATCTCTTCACCGGTTGTCGTTCTAGCCTTTAATCCACCTTTGAATTGATTGGCTGCATATAGCTCGGTGAAACGCTTGGCTTCGCGCGGGTCAATAAGTACCTCATCACCTTCGACTGTAGTAAAAGGTGAGCGCCCGGTGATCTTTTCGATGAATTTCTTGAAGCGCCATTCATATTTGATGATTTCGCCAGGACTTAACCCGACTGCTGCTTCTGATAGTGATTGTAGTAGGTTTAATATATTGCGCATAGTCTACTATTTATCTGCGATACTATTTAAATAAATTTTGATGTATGAACCACTTGCGTTGTCTGTGCGCCACTTTAAGTGATATACCGTGTTCTGCTAGTTTACGCTTAAAGATAAAGAAAGACGGTCCGTGACTCATAATGCGGTCTTTATCGTTCTCAACTCGTTGATTGCTATAGATATCCCATTGATACTGATGGCACATTTCGTGTGCGAGTATAGTAATAAGCCACTGTTTGCAGTACCACTTGTCCATAAGTTTGATAGTGCAATACGTGTTAGTATGCCCCACAAGCTCGGCGCCGCCAAAGCACATACCCCAATACTTTCGGCATCGACTTGCTAACTTAATATCAGGCATAGTCATTGCACCGTCAAATATTGTTGTATTAATCAAATGATAGAGTGATACTACTTCAGGGAGTGTTGGGCGATATACGAGGCGGCGCTGCGATCCAATACTCGGCAAGGGTTCTTGCATCATTGTTATAAGATCGGCGTTGATCGTCATTAAGTATTTAGCAAATATAATCTCAAAAGCTATTCTGGATAGCCAAGTGATAAATATATGTAACAAAGGATATTAACCATGTGGAATTTTTTAAAGAGTCTTTTTACTAAGACAAACGCCCCTGTTGCACCCGTGCAAGCCCCTGCTGTTGAAGTAACAAGCGAAGTACCTGTTTCCGCCGTAGTCGAAACAACGGTTGAACCAAAGATAAAGAAGCCCCGAAAACCGCGAAAGCCGGCTGTAATCACCGCTACTACTGCTAAGTAATTTAAATGACAATAAGTTTTGATGTTATTAGTGATTTACACCTAATAGATAGTCACCAGTTTGATTGGGAGTGCAAAGCAACCAGTCTATATTGCATAGTAGCAGGGAACATAAGTGAAGAACTTACTTTAGTACATCAAACTCTTTTGAATTTGTCTAGATTTTATCAAGGCGTATTCTATATTGCCGGCAATGCTGAATATCATAATAGAGACTCAATCAGGACTCGAACTACAGAACTAACTGAGATATGCAGCGGAATACGTAATGTGGTATTCCTACATCAAAACGTAGTGATTCTAGACGGTGTGGCAGTAATGGGTGCTCATGGTTGGTACGGTAATTCAGCCGACGAGGACCTGGTTACTGCTATAAGAATTGAGAACCAGCGCTATGAAGATATTACTTATATGGGAAGTACTATAGAAAAGCTTCAGTTACACCTAGATGTTAAGAAGATTATCATGGTAACAAGCTCGGTCCCCGGTCGCGAACTATTCTTCGGCGAAGAACCGCGTGACATTTTTACTCAAGTTTCACCCCAAGAAGCCTTGGTCTATGACACTGAATCTAAAGTAACGCATTGGATTTTCGGTAGCTACAATAAGGTAACGGACATATCAATTGATAATGTCCGTTATATTAACAATTCGTTTTACCATAGATCGCCCTATTGGGCAAAACGAATTGAGATTGAAATTTAGGCGTCTGATTCTACTTTAACTTGAAGAGGGTAACCCTGCGCTCTAGCAGAAATAGTTACCTCAATTCCTTTTTGCTCTGCGATTTCATATGGTAGAACTGCTACAACTGAACTTCCGTCGGTATGAATTTTATCCGTGATGTTAGATGCAGTGTCTTCGGTATAATTAAAATGTTCAATCAAACTGCTTACAACGAATTCCATGCTGGTCACATCATCATTGATATAGATAATTCTAAATAATGGTGGTTCAGCAAGTGCTAAATTGGGTTTGATTTTAACTTTTGTGTCTGTGCCTGTGGTTGCCATTTAATTTCCTATTTAATAGTGTGCGACACGTGCCGCACACTTGATTGATTATACTACTTTGTTTGAGAAATAGCAATCAGCTTGGGTTTACTTTCTTCAGGTACTTCACGTTTTAAATGAATACCCAAGATTCCTAATTCCAAGTTTGCATTTTCTATCTCGACATGGTCAGCAAGTTTGAATTCTCTGCGGAAATCTCGTGTACTGATACCTTTGTGCAAGAAAGAGGGTACGGGTGATTCGTCATCCAATTGAATTTGTTTACCTTCAACGATTAAGAAATTCTTCTCTTTAGTTATTGAAAGATTATCTATTCCAAATCCCGCAACGGCAATACTAATCATGTACTCATCATCATTGATTTGCACAATGTCATATGGTGGATAATTGTTATTGGATTGTTGGGAATGTACTCGTTGCAATTCGTCAAACATGGAATCAAAACCGATACCAAATTTGTGGAATTGTGGAATGTCAAGGGAACGAAGGGTTAGTGTTTTTGTCATATTTTTCTCCTATTAAGCAAGATGACTTTGTTTGTAGACCCGACAATCGGCATCTACAAACATATTTAGTGTCATTACTTTGCGTAAAAAAATATATTATTTTACAGTTGGAATCCAAGGCATATATCTTGCTGCTAGTGCATGATTGAGTCTGACGTATTCGGTATGGCTTGAGAGATATGAAGGAGAGATTTCTTTACCCGTGATAGCAGTTAGGGCTGCAAAGAATGCATCACGATTGTATAGAATATCATTAAATTTAATATAGTAAATCCGATCTTTCCATTTATCAGGGGCAGGATCATCAGTGTACATCAAGTTAATCATATGATGGCGTAAAAACGCTTCGCCCGTCTTTGGTCTATTAATCAGGATATCAACTTCGCTAATTGTCAATTCTCTGATACTAGATAGTCCGGCTCTAAGATTTGGATTCGTTTTCGACTCTTCTATGTAATCTGCCCAATAATGACTTTTATGATCAATCTCTTTGTGCATCTTGTAAAAGTGATTAGCAGCAATTCTAGGTACATCTTCATGATCCATATTGATTATCACTCGTTTAAATGTCGGGTACTTTTCAAAAACTTTATCATAGTCAACCGGTTTGTCAATAACTTCGATGGGTTCAGTTAAGATTAGTGGCAGAGTACATTCAGGATCGGTAAATTCAATATTGTGTAGTTGGTGATAATCATGTGTGGCCAACCACCCTTTGTAATTAGTATTTGATCTAAGATAGCTACGAATATATTCATGTGAATTACCGGATGCCGATAATCTAATATCTTCCGTTTGATCGGTTAGCAGGTGAAGTAATGAACTTGATACAAAACTATGTGAATTTCCCGGGACTGCACCGACAATATAAAGGTCTGTCATTTTTAATTTATCTCCTATTAATATTTAGTAAGGTTCTTACATCGTAAAACTATAAGTGCAATCACTAACGGGTACGATACTCAACTCTATTCTATTTGAATTTTTAATGATATCAATCAGCGGTGAAGTAGGGCTGATGGATAGCCTGATCATGTTCTGTTCTTTTATGTTGCTATATAATGCAGTATTTGAATGATTGCTTGTGTTATAGAAGCTTGGCTTCCGACCGGTCATGGCATCCGGCGCCCAACAATTACTATAAGCAATTTGGTTGTTTATATCTCTAATTGCCAATTTGATTCTGACTTCCCGCTGTTCAATGAATGCACTTCTAATCTGTGCAGTCCGGATCATGTCGTTAAACCGATATTTTGTGCTGCTGCCGTTACCTGCTATAGTAACAGTAGCCGGCGTATAGGTCATGAAACCATTACTGCCGTCTTCTAACAATGCCATCGCTTCTTTAAAAGATTCAATATAATTGCGATTCCATTTTAGTTCAAATGGAATAGCTATTACCGCATTGCGCTGGGAGTCTAGTGCAAAATGATGCGGCTCTTGGGTTATATCGAATGCACGTCTAGGGTAATCATCAAGAACCTTGTGTAACACAACATCACCTTGATGTCTATCCTGCAGGTATGTTTGATACTGTGCTTCATGTTGATCACCCTCAAGTACTACCGCAGATTTACTTTTAGCTAGAATTCTCTGTGCTAACTTGCTACTGGCAACCCGCACATCTAATGTAACAGTAGTTGAACCTCTATTAGAGTCCTGATTTACTATAGTGAAATTCTCAACATAGCCTGCGCTGTATGAGAGGATTTCATTCTTGACAAGGACATCATTGAATACTTCACGCTCACTCAGTACAAGAGAACCTACTTGGATCTCAATTGCTTTATTGAATGCATCAATCTTTGCATCATTCAGGGTAGTGCCGGTGCCCGTGACACGGATTGGTACAGTAGTTTTCTGACCAATCCCGGCGCAGGCAGTTAGCATAACACAAGCTGCCAGAATTAGGGTACGCATCACTTGCTAAAGAGTTTGTTCAGATTTTGACTAGCCTTTTCACTAGTCTTGTCCCAACGAATCGTAACAGTAACTTCCTGTGCTCCGGACACTTCTTGCTTGATTGTCTTGAACCCACGCAAGATACCCGATGCATTTGAACGGATATTTTCAGTCAATTGATATGCAGTGTCATTGCTATTTTCTCGCACGGAGAAGTTGGTATCTTTTTCGGCATCGGTATCCGACATTTCAACTGTTTCGCCGATGCTAGTTCGTGACTTCATCCGATCATTAGCTTTCTCCACATTCTTTGAAAGGGTAGTTGAAACTCGTGAGCTAGACACATCTTCTTGGATAAAGTGACGAACATTTGCTTTGGCTGAAAGCTCAGCCCGGATCAATGCAGTTCTACGGTTGTTATCTGAATTACCGTTTGTAGAAGCTGACGCAATGGCTTCAATTGAAACGATTTCACATGCTGATTTATTAATAGTGTACCAACTGCAATCAGTTTCAATCTTGATTGAGTTTTGTTTAAAACTCGTTGAAAGCTTCTGTGAACGAATGGCTTCAAATTCACCCTCGCCCTTTGTAGTTGATGCGCAACCTGACAGAATTGCAGTCAGTGTGACTAGTGCAAATAGTTGACGGTTCATGATAAGGCTCTCGTTTGTTGTTAATACGTATATTATATCACCAAAATGATTTAAAGTCAACCGGTTTTGGGCGCCCATGGAAATAGGGTCCGAAGACCCTATTTCCAATATTATAAACTTATTCTGGAATAGTAGCTTGCAATGCAATGTACGAATCGTATGATGCAATTGCAGCAGGGGTAACTTCTTTACCGGTAATCAATGCTAGCGTTGACAAGAAAGCTTCCTTGTTACCAATGATATCTGAGTATTTTAGTGTGATCACGTTGCTAGCATACGCGTCCGGAGTAGCGGGAAGTGTGTTAAGTGTATGTACGATTTCATTGAACTTTTTAACTTCCATGCCAGGAAGATTAATCAAAATATCAATTTCGGCGGCGGTAAGCTCGTGCCAGTCAGTCAAATCTTTACGTAAACCTGCATTGGTAACAGACTCAGTTAGGTATGCTTCCCAGTATTTGGAGTCCAATGGTTTGCCGAGCTTGTATCGTATTTGATGAAAATGTTTAGTTGCTATAGATAGAACATCTTCTTCAGCTATTGTAACAATCACGTGTTTAAACTTAGGATACAGGGATGCCACTGTGATGTAGTTAACCAGTGAGTGACCGGTTGTATTTAAATGCACAGGTTCAATGATGACCAACGGCGTTTTACCGGTTACGTCAGTTGAGGTAAGTGAATACAACTGTGTACGTATGTTCAATTCTTTCCACTCTTCCCAATTTGTAGAACTTTGTTGATATGCATCAAAGTAATTACCAGTAACCGCAAAGGTTGTGTAATCAATTGGGGTATCCGGGGCTGTTAGTAACTGCACAATAGCATTTGCAACGAATTTTTGTCCTGAACCGTTTGCGGCGCTGACGATATATAAATCTGACATTTTATCTCCTGGTAGTAATGCGCTGTCTGCGCCTGATATATGTATTTATCTCTTAGAGATTATTTTAAGATAATTACTTATCCTTCAAGTACTCTTCTATCTCTTGTTTTTCGTGATCGGTGACCAAATCAATGTCATACTCACCTGATTCAATCTTTGAAACCAAGTACTTGATGTACTCTAGATTGTGTAAGTACGAGTCTGTTTGTTCCTTATCAATCGAAATCCACTTGTTACCGTCGAATTTGTACACTTGATTCGGTAGAATATCTACTCTCACGAATACATCACCCCGGAATGCAACACCCGGGAAAGCATGTCCGAAGTTGGTATTTATCGCTCTGCTAGTAGGGATATCGTGTCTAAACAAGTCAGGGCGCATGTCCTTTAATACGGCTTTGTTCATGTGCTTACCTTGATAAGCAACATATCCGCCCGGTAAGTCAACGTACGGTTTCTCAACTTCAGGCTCTGCTAATTCTTGAGTTACTCCCTCAGTTGCAATTACAACTTCCTCAATGATTTCTTCCGGAAGTTGTAAATCAGGTATTGAATATTCGATTGGCTTAACTGTTGTAGTAACAGTAGCATACGAACCTGAATTGAATGTTACTGGTACAATTTCTTCAACGGGTAATTCAATTTCAGCAGGAGAGAAATCAGCAGTTAGAGTATCATCCGACGTAATTAATTCGGGTTCATCTTCGGCCATATAATGCGGGTCTTGTTGCGTGGCCGTAAACAATGCAGCAAGTTCTTCATTTGTGAGTTTTGAACTAGGATTCTCATAGTCATCGAGAGTCGAGGCAACTACTTCTGCTACTACTTCTTCCTCTGCTTCGGGCAATGACTCTGTTACAGATTGGTTGAACAATGCTTCTTTATCCCACTGTTTACTCTGATTGGATGCCAACAACAATGCAACTGCTAATGGGTCAAACACAATAATAAGCAAGATGATCATCCATCGTACTGCACGTTCTAACACGTTTTGATCAGGATTGTCTCCGTAAATAAATGCGGCGATATACTTGATAGGACCTACTTCTGCTTCTACCTTTCGGACTTCAGCGGCGATCGGTGCCCTAGCTTCATTGAGGCTAGCAATCGTTTTTTGCTCGGCGGTGATTTCAGACTGTATTCGTGTACGTTCCTTTTGCTGCCCCTTACGAACCGCAACAGCTTTGACGGCGCCTTGAGCATCTGTTGTGCGACCCAAGACTTGGTCAACCGAGTCATCCATTTGTTTAAGTAGCTTGCGATTACCATCGATGTTTTCCCTTGATGTTTTGATCTTCTCGTCATACACACTAATTTTGGCTAGCACGTCGCCGCTAGTCATTCCCTGGTCCATGTGCGCTTTAGATAAGAAGCCAAAGATACCCATGCTTGTAATCAACATTAGGATTACAATAGACGGTATTAAGTATAGTTTGAATGAAACGCTAACTCGTGTCCAATAGGCCTTTAGCCAAACTGTGGCTACTAACTTAGCAACTTCAAGAATGCCCCCCATCACAATGACAGGGATTACGGCACCTGCAAAAATAGCAGTCAAACCTGCAATACTGTAATAGGCGGCGACAGCACTCAATGCGAGTGCTACAAACAGGGTCAATCCTGTCAATGTAAAATATTTACTCATTTGTTATTTATCTCGAAATAGGTGACCAAATGTCGATACAAATTCATTCATAGTCATAACGTACTTCTGAGGGATGCCCGGGCCTCTAGTAGTCATATACGTAACTATTTGACCACCAAGATCATCATCTGTTGGTTTAACTTGTTTGATAGTGATTGTTGCACCGTCGTCAAATGTGTATGACTTCCCCAACCAGTCATGATGTATTGGTAGTGTCATCCGTGAGCCCGATATGTTACGTCATATCCGCCCTTGCGCTCAGTCCACCAATCATCCTCATCCATCCAATCAAAGTCTAGATCCACACTATTCTCTTGTGCATCAGATAGGATAATATCAAAATCAATATCGCCGAGGTCAAGGTCGGCTAACTTTTGTGCAATTTCGTCAGCATCCAGGTCGGGATAAATTTCGCTTAGCATCGCTTCAGTAACCTCAATTGAAAATCTCTTTTCAACTTGGTGCCACTCACTCTTCACTACTTGTACCATTACGTTACTCCAAAATGTTTTCTAATCTTTGCCATTAGAGCAATGACTTCACTTTTCATACCAACCCGAATACCAACATCCCTGGGGCTTTCACCTTCCGGGTTCACAGGGGAATTGTTTAAGTCATACCACTCTTGTTTCATAATCTGTAAATTCTCTTGAACAATCAATTCGGCGAATTTTTCCAACACTTCTGGATCACAGCTCTGGTTGTTGTAGCCTATCTGAGCCTTCCACCAAAGTCCGTTGATTCGCTCGTTCATTTTAGTAATCCTGCAACGGTTGTACTCATATGTTGATCAGCAATAGCACGAGCATCGTGCAATGCATTATGCGGAACTTTGCTATCGTTGCTGGATAGCGCACGGTCCAGCACAAAGGTAATTGGCGGGTGATTAATTGCTTCACCGGGACTTACAATCAGCGATTCGCAGAAATATTTAATATCATCTGGCCAATCTGCAACAATTTTAATCTCTTTATATGTATACAGGAACTGTTGCAACTTTGATTGAAACATATTAAAGGTAATTGCATCCTTTTCCAAGAATGGCATTACATGCTGCGCTACCCAGGTTACTGGATCTTTACACTGTAATACTTCATAAAATTCTTCACCGTGTTCACTGACCAACGCCATTGAAATTAATTGCCCATTGAATCCATTAAATTCAGTGTCTATGTAAAGTGTGTTCATTTGTCATCCCTGAACCGTACAAAGCGCGGGAATCGCAGTGAGTAAGTACCGTCTTGATTCTGAGTGATAACATCACACATAACCTCAGCAGTACGACCGATGATATCAACAGAGTTAGCCCAGTAGCTAGCACGGTCTTCATCACTGAATCCACTACCACAATTGACTGTGATTTCTTTACCATCATCTACACCGGAGCAAACTAATGCACCAAGACGACCTTCGTTACGACCAGTACCTTCTTCAAGACCGACAACTTGTAAGTCAACGGTAATAGTAGGCTTCCACTTCATCCAGTCAGTGCTACGCTTGCAGATATAAGGTGCAGCGCAGTTCTTAATCATAATGCCCTCGAACCCTGCATTCACGTTGTCTTTGGCATAACGATCAAGCTGATCCTTACCCGCTGCGGTATCAAGGTCAACCATCAAGTGAGGCAGCAATTCAACATTGGCTAATGTATCAATGATGGGGCGAATAAGATTCAGCAACTCAATACGTTTGCTCAGGGGTGCATCCCAACGCCCTATACGAAATTCTGCTAGTGGCACAATGTCAAATACATTGAACACAGAATCATCAGCCTGAACATCAGACTTTCGACGTGCTTGACGCATTAGTTCTTGGAATGTATTACCAATGACTTCACCATCAAGTACGAATCCATTAACTAGTGCAGGATGATTGCGGGCAATGCTAGGCCAAACACTTTCAATTTGTGATTCAATGTGACCAAAGTTGTCAAACACTTTACCGTTACGGCTGAAACAGATTGTGGTCGCCCCGTTGTCACTTGGGATAACAGTAAGTAACACACGAACGCCGTCCAACTTAGGCTCAAGACGTTTGGTGCCCTTCATTTCAGGACGACCTTCTGAGTTAGATGCAAGTTGGCAACCAAACACTGGTATTTCGTACTCTGTCTTTTTGCAGATTTTATTAATAGTAGTTGATGAGATACCTGCACGAAGGTCTCTGCGCAATACAGCAGCACAGAATGTATTCCATTCTTCACTATCAAAGCGCTCAGCCATTTCTTGTACCGCATCACGGGCGGCGTGACCGGTCAAATCACGCTCAACAAGTTTTGTCAATAGTGAATTGAAGTCTTCCCATGGATTTTCTGCATCAATGATTCCAACTGTATCAGGAATCTTTTTGATGCCATATGTGATGTACGGATTGTAACAAGCCTTAGCTAGCTTTAGAAATTGAATTGATCTGAGACTGCCCAATGTTGCGGCTTCTAGTGCTTGACGCACAACGTCCTCTTTATGGAGGCGACTGTCAGATTCATTTAGTTTATTGATCCAAGATGCAGACATGTATTCTTTCGTTATTTAGATGTATTATAACACCGGCGTGGCCGATTGTCAAGCATTCATTTGCCAAAGAGTGTCTTGACGCCCACCCAACGTGCTACTACGGGAATGAAAAACGGGATCGCCAATGTGATCATCCAAATGAATTGAATATAGTCCGTAACAGTGAAGGGATATATAAAAATGTTTATCGTTCCTAGTACAAAATAAATTAACCCGGTAAAGAACAAATACTTACCGGGTGTCATTCTTCATCCTTAGGTGAAGCATTTTCTATTGCATTAAATAGAACTTGATATTTATATGCTAGATTAGACTGGATATCTTCCAATGATCCTTCTACATACTGAATAGCACTGATTATTTGTTCTTTGTCAGATGATTCTGCTCCGTTGGAAATCAGTGCGTATAGGTTTTTCAATTCGCCAAGTCTGATAATCTCAGTCTCAATAGAATCCAATTCGTCAAAATGTTTCATTCTTCAACTCCCAATAAGATTAGTGCTGTTCTCAATGGTTAATCGTCGGGTAATTTTGCTATAACGGAACCAAAAGATTTTCGATCTAAATCCTGTGCGTAAATTCTTGGGACCATATCGAAACCTAAATCCCCAACTACTTTTATCCGTCAATGGATAAAAATTTAAACCATTGCAGATAACACCACCGTCTTCTGTGATATGTATCATAGTTCAACTCCGAAGTGATGGTTAAGCAGCGCCCGAATATACCAGGTATGCAATCCAATGCCACTGCTTCTATGGTACTTTTCTGGCACCCAAACTGTATCGATACCCTTTGCGTCGGCATCGGCCAGTAATTTTCGCAGTTCAGGTTCACCAAATCCCTCAAAGAAACTAAAACAGTAGTTGGGGAAATACGGGTAGGGGTTGTTAAACCCTGCAGTTGGATAGCCCTTATCGTAGGGGATTCTAATGCCGTCGAACGCTCCCATTATTCTTCAACTCCGAAATGTTTTGTAATCTTATTCAAGACCTCAAAGTTGCCAGTTGCTTGTCCATCAGTAAGTGCAATCTCGGCACATTCCCTCACAATCAACTCGGCGAACTTTTCAGCAAACATACTATGTTTGTGATTAAATGTTATTGGCACGGGCACTTTAGAGATAGCCTGTCCTACAAGTTGAAAAATTCGTTCGTTCATGTTAAGCCTTCAGAATGTCAGTGATGCGTTTGTGAATCATGTCCATTTCAGGCTGTTCCAGATAGAAGTCAGAAGTCGGATCATAGTACTGACCTTCCTTCACATCGTAATACAGGACGCGACCGGAGAAGTTGAATGGACCTTCGAGCCCTTTGCGAGGACCGTACTTAGTACGCATATCATCCATTTGAAACTTGTCTGCGACGATTTTGTAACCCATACTCTTCTCCTACTTGTTGCTGTTTAAGTCTCTATTATACACCCGAAACCATTTAATGTCAAGTGTTAATATGTGTCGAATCCCAAATTGTGCATTGCAGCACGAAAGGGTTCTGATTCACCTTCGTCAGCCATAGCATAGATTTCATTGCGCAGTGAATCGGTACATTCGAATTCAAACACACTATAGGCATCGCTAATTTTAGTAAGCGTTTCAACATGCAAAATGAAGTCGTTAAGTGTAGTCAGCATATCAGTTCCTTTGTCGTTTAAGTCTCTATTATACACCCAAAACCATTTAATGTCAACCGAGAACTGTAAGGCGGCCGGGGAATTGTTCATCCAAGAAGTGATTGCCGGTGACCGGGGTCACGAAAAAGTCTGCATGTGACTTTTTAGCAACACCTGAGACTACAGTTTTGATAACCTTGCAACGGATTGTTTGATCCATTTTAGACATTGAAACCACTTCACCGGTCATGTATGTGTCAAACATGCCGGGAAAGTCGAGAGACTTGATGATAGTGCCTACTTGCATGTTGATTCCTATTTGTTGCTGTCTAAGTATCTATTATATCACCAAACCCATTTAACGTCAACCTTTATTTCTGGGTGTGAATCAGCCCGGTTTTGGTGTAAGTGATAGTACCACCGGTCGAAGATTTAACAGGCTTTGCGATTTGGATAGTAGGATTAGTCATTGAGTTTTCTATGTGAAATTTAAAATTTAAGATACAGGAAAATTGCAAAGTTTAGATCAATACGTTTCCTTGAACAGAGTGAATTCTTCTGCGGGGAACTTAGCCAAGAATTCCTCGGATTTCACATACTCATTGTAAGCCTTGGCTTCAAAGAAAACTTTGTTAAACACACTTTTCAGTTGACCCTTTGGGTTGACTGTAAGATAAATTGATTTAGCTTTACCTGCCATGATGTATTCCTTGTTGCTGTTTAAGTATCTATTATAACACCAAAATGATTTAATGTCAACCGTTTTTAGCTAACTTCTGTACGTCCGCCACCGATATTTTTTGTTCGGACAACTCTTTCGTCACGGTTTGTAGGATCAGCTTGGTCCTGTTCATAAATTTCAAGTACGATGTTGCGACAAATTGTGTGAAACCAACGATCCACAATCATCGTGTCAGTATCATCATCTTGCATTTTATAACCGGCTTTGATTAGATTCAGTAGGAATTTGTCATTCCAATCCAAATCAAATGATCCGTTGTGAATGTTGTTCGGGTCAACGTCAACGCTCAGAATAGCAACATAAGGGTCGCCCTTTGCGGTCGCCGCATCTTTTGCAGCAGTGTCGATTACAGGCTTTTCTACCTTAGCTTCTTCTTTGGGTTTAGCGACACGAGGCTTCTTAGCTTTCGATTTAGTAACCTTAGCCGGTTCTACTTTTGCCGGTGCTTTTGTGAATAGATTTTTTAGTGTATTGAACATAGTGTATGTATCTCTTTTAAAGTTTGCTTAATTTTTTGTAGTCGTTTAATTTGAATGAAGCAATATTTTTGCCCTTGCTCTCACACATAATGTCAAATGCATCACTGAATGATAATGCCCAATCATTAGCAATATCATTCCAATAGAAATCGCTATGCGCCCGCAGTTTTTGTTTGTTATGTCCGGCTGCGATCAGCGCACCATGATCGGGTAATAGGGTAGCGGGATGATTTGTGAGTACATCTTCGCGGCTAATACTGTAATGCAAAGTAGGGCGCACGCCACGCCAAGAATCAATAACCCGTTGAACAAGCGGGTCATTAGGTTGAATGTATTCTCCCTCATGAATCCAGTTATGATGGATGTCCAAGACCGTAGGGACGAGGTCAGATAATGATAAGCAGTCGAGTAAGCCATGTGTGTATTCTTCGTTTTCTAGTGTGAGTGTATTACGGGCTTCGGGTGACAAACGATTATACACATCACGAATGCCCTGTGGGCCTTTACGACCACTGATGTGTACATTAACTTTGAAGTCTTGAAACTGCTTACCATAACCCATCCAACGGGCCATGTCAGCGTGATATTCGAATTCTCTAATACTGTTGGTAACTACTTCTTCACGGTCACTCGCCAACACGGTAAACTGACCCGGGTGAAAACTTAACCGAACATCATTAGTTCTAGCTTCATCACCCACTTTAGTAAACAATTGTTCCATACGATTGATAACGTCCGGGCGATTATAAAAGTAAGCCCAGTCATCATGTGTATAAGCAGTAAGCATATCACTAGTCAACCGCACCATGCGTAATTCTGCGGACAATGAACCAACACGCTTTACCAAATTATAAGTATTAGTGATATTTTTTTCCAAAGTATCCCACAACTTCTGCTCTGCTACTTCACGAGTTTGGCGGGCTAGCCATGCTAAAGTAGTCCCACCTGTATTCAATTCCGGGATACTTACTAGTCCTTTTTTAGGGTCGATCTTAGAGAATTTACAAGCAAAGCCGATTCGTTTAGTCAATTGATTTGTCAAGATAACTGTCCATAGAGATAAATAATATACACAGTGTATCACATTTACACAATAAAGTCAACTAATACGGAAAAATAATATGAAATTCAGTGATCTATTCGAGGGTACCACCCCACAATTGCCCGGTGCTGTACCGGGCGTTAAAGTAATGTCTATGGATCAGTTCCTGGCACAATCGGGTGACGAGCCCGAAGAGGAAGAAGTTGCAGAAGCTGCCCCAGAAGTTCCGGAACGCAATGAACATCTGGCTAGAATCCGCAAGTTATCCGGTTTGGGAGAGGCTACTGAACTACCTGCACAACAACGTGAACTTGGTGGTAAAGAGTTTCAAGACTACATGACACGTATCAAGGGTACCGATGACATTGATAAAAAGACTGGTGAAATCAAAGTAAACAAAAAGGGTATCCCACAATACACTACGGGCAAGACTAAGGGCGATAAGTTCAAGATGCCTTATGTTCACCGTAGCAGTGCTATTGAGTACTACGACGAAGGTGGACAACAGTATAATGAAGCAGCCGTGGTTAATGCGCTAAAACAACGTCCTAAGAAGTTGTTAAAGCAAAATGAAAAGATGAAGCACAGTAACGGAGACTTTGAACAGTTCTTCAACGTAGGCTTTGCTGCGTTAACAGGTATTGCAGTAGATGAATCAACTGGTAAGCTTATCGTGGTTAATACTTGCCCGGGCGCAGGCTCATGTAAAGTTGATTGTTTTGCTATGAAGGGTGGTAAAGTTCAATTCAAAGCTGCTTGGTTAAGTGACGGTCGCATTTTAACTTACTTGTTGAATGACCCAACTGGTTTCTTCAATCAATTGAGTGCTGAGATTTCCAAAGAAGAAAAAGATGGCTTAAAAGGATCAAAAGGATTCGAGGCAGGTTGGAAAGTAACAGTTCGTTGGCATGATGCAGGCGACTTCTTCTCACCAGAATACTTGGACATGGCGTTGAAGATGGCTGCTGCTCACCCTAACGTTAAGTTCTATGCTTACACTAAGATGGCGGCTGCTGCTCTAGCACAGAAGCCGGCTAACTTCATTATCAACTGGAGCGAGGGTGCAAACACTACGCAAGAGAAACAAGTTAAAGCAAATGATCCGGCACTAGAGCGTACAAAGAACTCGCGTATTGTTCCTGAAAGATTGTTCTACGACTTACTAGCAAAAGACGCTAAGGGTAACTTAGTCAAGACGGCTGATGGTGCATGGCAACCTGCTAGCCCTGAAGCGTTGAAGGAAATCAAACAGCGTCTTGCTAAAGAGTACGGCATCAGCGCAAACAGCATCTTGTCATATGACGAGTGGATGGCCAAGAATCACGAGTCCGGTATGAAGTGGAATGTTATCGTGGCACCGGGTGAAGGTGACGTTAGTGCTAACAGTCACGATGTACTGTCAACACTATTGCTAAGACATTAAAACCCGTCAAATAATCCTAATCCGGAAGCTTCGTCTTCTGGTGGAACAAAGTTAGGATCTTTACTCAACCAAGTATCATTGTCAGTATATGTGACAGTGAACTTGGTTTTGTTCATTAGGACCGAAAGACAATCATCAATACAAATTATATTTCTACCAAGATCGTTGATAAAGGTAGCATATTTGACAGTGGTCTGATCACATATCTTAGCAGCTTTACTATTACTTTGTCTGGGTTCGAATTCTAGAAAGCATTGATTCCACTTGTGAAAAATAGCTGCATCCATTTGTCGAGAATGAACCAATGACCCCTTGTCATACCATTCTTTAGCAGTAGCAAACATTTCATAAGCACCAATCACATCTTGTGCCATATTCTTTTTGTTTGTTTCCATAAAGAAACTATTAGCAAAGTTCTTAGTCCAACGTTGATTCTCTAACACAAACGTAGGCATCTGTGTCATTTGCTCTAGGAATGCAATACCGTAACTCTCAACTGAGCTAGGATTGAATGCAACACGGCAACTAGTGATGAAGTCTACTTTCTCTTTACCTATGATACTGATGGCAATTTTGTAATCAGTAATACCCATTTTCTTAAAACGTTCTGTAAACTTCTTAGCACCGTTTGCATTAGTCATAACACGTGCAGGAAGTTTGGTTTGTTCAATCAATTCTAGATACAGTTCAGGATTTTTACCTTCTTCCCATCGACCAATAAACAATACTCCCTCGCGAGGAACGTGGTGTTCTTCAAGTAAACCCTTCTCTGGCATAGGGATAGGCAATTGCCATGCACCTTCCAATTCAAGTGCATTGAACTTGCTTTGTGTACCCACAAATACACCATTAGTTTTCAATTGCTGACGCATCATTTCATTGACACTATGCAAGAACGGATTCTTTGTATCTTTGAATATTTGACTTTCTAAATGTGTATATGCAATCATTTGAATACAATCAGAAAGTCCCATCGTGCTAGCAACTTGCACTGTTTCATATGTGTTACAAACAAATGCATCATACAAATTGTGTTCCAACGCCTCTACTATTGCATTGCGAAAGTTAGCCATACGCTCATAGCAAAAACTATCACCGTACATGAAAATAGCACTATGGTCAGTGTACTTCAATGATTCCAATGGGGCAATAATATTAGCACCTGCATCTTGCAGTGCCTTAACAAATTCAGTATTAGCGGGTTCTTTGTCAGTAATGATATCAACTTTGATATTATGACTATCCATTAGTTCAACGAAACTCTTAGTGAACTGCCCGATACCGCCATGGGGAACTAGTGTTTGATAACTTACTAGAAAGCCGATTCGTTTACTGTATGTTTTCATTTCATCAAATTCCAAATAATAAATTCATGCTTATCAATGTGGTAGATATCTTCTATTGGCATCCCCGGACCATCAATGAGTCTCATTCCCGTGTAACATTTTGTGAGCCAGAGACGTTTTCTAGTTAGGAAACATGTTCTTGGCCATAAACAAAAATGTAGTTTCCAATGTCGTACACGATTCAGCCCCCAATTCTGAGAACGGGGTTCTTGATCTACCATAGATTCGATTGCCATATTACGCTTTGACTGGAATCCAGTCATCAAGTTCCCCACTCATTTTTGAACAGAGGTACCTGAAGTCTGTCGCTATAACGCATACCAGACTTGATAGCAAAGTCTGCTACTCTACGATTGTTCATAGCATACACGCTTTCGACTCCACCGACTGGCATCAGATAAGCCGGGCCTTTGAATCCTGCTGATCGGTAATCTGAGTATACTGAAATAGCTTCATTGGCATCATCTTCAGTTGCAATTACAAACTTCAAGTAAGTGTAACCAACATCTTCATACGACAGGATGATTTCGGGCTTGATTGCCTCAGTGTACTTCTCCCCACTACCGCTTAGCTTGGGACTAACGGAGAATGTTAGCTTGTCATAACCTCGGGCCATATGGGTATCGTAATATTTAGAATTCAATGTCCAGTTCAATAGATATTGCCTGAATTCAGGAGTTAATTCTTGTGTACCGTTTGTTTCGAATGTTAGTTCGGCAAGCCCGAGCATCTTAGGATGATTCAGCAAGTCTGGATAAGCACGTTGCCAACCTAGCAATGGTTCACCCCCTGTAATTACAAGATGTTCATCTTGCCAACATTTATACGGAAGCATTTCCATAATACGGTCAACAATCGCATTGCTAGTGAGCATTGGACTAAGATTTTTAAAACTAGGATGCCAGCTAGCATAGCTATCGCACCCAGTAGACACTAACGGCAAGTCTTCGTATTTTTCAAATAGATGGGCGACTCGTGAAATCTCGTCTGCTTCATTGCTTAATTCGCCGCGGGGCATTCCAAAGCCGGCGCATTTAAAGTTGCAACCAAATGTGCGTAAGAACACACTCGGGACACCCATATATCGACCCTCGCCCTGAATGCTATAAAATAATTCTGCTACTTTTAAATTTGACATAAAATCCTCGTACTGTATTACGCTATTATAACGCGCTTTGTACAGAAAGTCAAGTCAAGGATGGCCAGTCTCTGTACAAAGCATGTTGAATGTTGCCCGAAACAAATTGATTGAAGCTTTTGTGCTTGTCTTCAAGCTCACCTTCTAACGGGGCAACTCTTTGGAATGCAGTTTCTAGTTGGGCCATGTCATTGAATTCAATCATGATGTGCCACTCTGGTAAATCTTGAATGCTTCGAAAACCCATCTTGCATCGTGTTATTCTGTACGACACTAATTTGTCTTCTGACTTCAAGTGATCCAAGAAGCCCTTCATGTTATTAACCCAATCTATATCACTGATAGGGCCTTCTTTATCTGCCCATATATGGTATATATCCATTATTTTCTCTCCGGGAAATAATCTTGTTGTGTACCTTCTCTATGCACATCACTAGTGATACAGTGTAATCCACCGTCCCAAAAGTATCGGTGTCTAAAGTTTACAACATGCGGTGTGATACCGTGTCGTTCAAACGCCTCAAATACTTTCTCATTATAATTATTGCAAACTACATTCTGTTGGTCAATTACTAGCATGTTCACATCAAAAACGGTTTCTTCTACAAAACCAACCCAATGATCTAACCAACCTTCGACAAACTCAGTGAATTCATCATTCAACTCTTCGCCGGGTACCCACCACTTTCCGTAATTCTTTATCTTTAAATCTCTGAATGGTTTGACTAATTCCCAGCTTTGATTAGGCAGGAATACAACTTCCCATCCGGGAAAGGTTTCTTCGTAATTAGATAAATCATGTAGTGAAACAATCAGTCCGGGTTTAACAGGACAGAAAACGCCGTCACTGTGACCGCCGGTTTGTAACACATGGCATCTATGATCAGTAAATCTTCCCTTAAAGTCACCCTCCATTATAGCGGTATGCTGTAATGCAGCATGTGTACCAAAATACAAATCCTTACCTATTCGAGTAGTTTCGGCAGCATTATAATGTGATAACCTATTACCTGCACCTGTTATTATAGGATTGCCGGCTTGTTGAATAGTTGCTAGTACATCACCCCAAGTCATTTTATCATAGTCAGCATCAGAAGCCAACTTGGTGTAAGCCGGACTATTGACACCGTCGGGTATCATTATAGAAAATAGTTCATCGTATATTTCATCAGAAATAGATAACCATTCGTCTCGGTTTGTAGGGGCGGTGCCGGGCCAATGATCTTTACGAATAGAAGACCAATTATCTTTTGCATTTCTCCGTAATTGCACATTTGTATTAAAATAGAAATCAGTACCTAGCATAATTGAATCATCACGCGGTACCATTGGTGGGGAGCGAATCTTGCCGGTTGGATTCAAATACAATCGATAATCATCAAATACATTAGGACGTAGTACCGTTACACCAAAGCTGTTGAGTACTGCTATTAGTTGTTGATAATCTTCTTCTGTTTCACGAGCGATTCTCTCCATCACTACCCTAACTCTAGCATTAGTAATGAATGAGTAGAACTCGGGATTATAGGATCTACCCACAATACAAACTTTAAGTGGATCCCAATGTTGGTAAACTGAATACATTTTATTCCTTAACTAAATATACGTATATTTATATGCAAATACATTTCTCAAACAATTTTGGAAAGTTTACACAATATGACTTTACCGTAACTTCCGTAACGGCTGAAGTCGGTGACGATGAACATTTGCTTGCATTGCAGCAAGGCTTTCTTTGGAGTAATAATGCATGGAGACAATGCAGAAGCACCAGAGTATTACTAGCAGAAACAAATTATAATACATATGCTGATGCAAGTATATTGACTGAGTATGATTATGATGAACTAGTGCTTATCAATGAAAAATATATTGCCTCTAGAGGATACGCTTACCATCCCGCTGATTCACACATTTCACCCATAGATACTATTTGGGGATACTATCACGATACTACACTGATTGCCTGGAGTAGAATTCATAACTACAACGGGGCAAAGGAAACTGCATACTTCGCATGGGATAGTGCTGATATGAGCTTGCGAGTAGGAACAAAAAGCCTAGAGCATGAGATTGCATGGGCTAAGCAGTTGGGCGATGAATATCTTTATATGGGTGCCGGATACGAAACATGTTCAATATACAAAAGCCGTATGCAGGGTTTCGAATGGTGGACCGGTTCAGTATGGAGTAAAGATATAGATCAGTATGTAAAATTGTGTGAGCGTGAAACCAGCGTAAACAATTTTAAAGACTTTGAATCTATTATTTACGCCAAGTAACTATATCATCGATATCTGATTGTGTCCAGGTATCGTAATAACCCGTAGACGCAATCTTGTCTGATGCTGCATTCAATATAGATAGCGGTGCTACTAAAATTAGCCCACATGGACCGAAGTTCATATGCACACCGTTGATATTCTCAACAATATCAGGGTGATCTTCTAGAATCACAAAGTCTTTTGGCATCAGTTCTTTGTTCAATCGTATAGCCAATTCTTGCAATATAGCAGGAGCAATATCCTTGTGGTCGAAACATATGACAGCAATTTCCATTTTGTCAAATACTGATAGTGATTCATTGACTGCACTCTCTATGCCAGATGCTTCGGTAAAGATTATCTCAATCTTATTATAGATTCTTGCCTGTCTTGCATATGGGCACGGTGGCCAGTTATTCAGTGTTACATTAGGTTTTTCAAGAAAATTAATTATCCAGTCGGATAATTGTTTGATAATGACGGGTTGATCTAACATGTTAGTTATTCCAGTGTTTAATTACACCTGCTATAATAAAGCAGTTTGTTAACAGATAAGTTAACACAATGACGGTACGAATGCAGGCAATACGGTCAGCTTCTTTGTCCGTACTACCGGCTTTTTCACCTAGTGCTTTTGCCCAAAGATACCAAAATTTACGCATTGATCCTAATTCCAACGTACCACAAGTCGGCTCTTACAAACCACTTGCCATCGTTCTTACCAAATCCAAAGCGTAACATTCTGTTGTTGCTGTCTAGTAAAATTTTAGTTACTGCCATTCTTCACCCATAGCTCCAAAGCCTTTGCAGGATAAATCTGTACTGAACCTCGTTCAGTAGCACTTTCAACTGCATAACCCTCCGGAGTTAATTCAGTTGAATACGTACCAACAATTGTTCCGTGCCATTGTGACCCGGAAACCTTTTTTACTAAATCACCTAATTTAAATTTCATACAAACAAATCCTCATTCCATTCACGGTGACCTTCGCGGAAAGCCATATTGGCCTGTGTCTCGCGCACCTCTACTTTATAGCACCAGAGACGTGCAGCTTCGCCTTCACCCCACATTTCAGGAATGTAAACACCGTTGACATACTTATAAAGCATATCGCTAAGGCCTTCGCAACCTAACTTTGGTAAGACAACAATCTTAGCCATGTTCTTTTCTTGTAGCATTTTGAATGTAGCCATTTCTGGATCATCTTGTGCTACGATAAGCGTATGGTCGAATTGGCTCTCTAAAGTCTTTTTCAACTCTTTCAGCCCACCGTAGTCAGCAGCCCAATTACGAACATCCAATTCATTTGTTCCAAAGTAGAACTTCATGCTAAACGAGTAGCCGTGAATTAAATTGCAGTGCGAATCCGACCGCCATTGACGATAAGCACAAGGGAATGCATCAATGTACTCTTTTGTACTTGTATATTTGTATGCGACTGGGGTTAGTGTTGTTGCCATTGTTTTCTCCTATATAAATTATAGCACAGGCGGCAGAATTTGTCAAGCGGGATGAGCCTAAGACCGCTATTCTTATTTACCAGAGGCCGCGATTCCAACTTGACGACCAAGTTGTTTTGGATAACGGAATCCCTGTTCTCATAATTCGGGTAATCAACGCTGATTTACTAATTGTTTTTTGCAAATCAGCCTTTAGTTGAGTGCATTCTTTTTGATATCTGCATTGCTTCGATGTATTATCTTGTTTAAATTTATCATACAGTGAACAGTATGATTGGTACGGAGTGTTATCAAGTGGACAGGTCATTTGGGGTATTTTTCAATATGAAGTATTTTTCAATATGAGAATTTATAAAAACTTTCAACTCAGTGTGATTTGTTGGTTTTGGTGTTATTATTGACCGGGCCTGGATGAATGAAATATCTTCGTAATACAAATTTAAATCAACATGACATGTTGCCAACAATTCGTCAGATCTCCTATTACATTTAAGTATGAAATTTATTATGTTCGGGGCTATTTCATCATCTAACGGTATTACATCTAGTGGGTATATCCCCGCAGCATGGTATAACCAAATTAGACGAAAATGTTCTATGTAGTGGCTTGTTATTTGATTTAACAGATTTTTTCTACGGATACTTACTATTGAACAATTCTTATTTTTTATAGAAGCTGACACCGATTCATGGTATTTTACGACATCATGACCGTGAACTTTTAATATGTATTGATCATTTGTTTTACTAAAATCTAAAAATTCAGCGTGTCTTTCAGGTGAGCTGTTTGGTTCGCCGAAATCTCGCAGAAATATGCCTCGCGATTTCATATTTTCCTGAATAGCAAACATAAGCGCCGTTGAACCCGTGCGTGCGTTGGATACTATAATGATTGGGAATTTGGTCAGACTATGCATTTTTATTTGATGCCTCGACCACTCGTTTGCGCAGACTACTAGAACTAAATGAATGGTCACGCCCATTGAATACCAATTCAATGCCTCGTCGAGCACATATATCTTTACCCGTAAACTCTTTGTCTATGTACTCTACCCCTAGAATACGGACATCGATCGGTAGAGTAAGCAGAATATCTTCAAGGTCCTTCTCTGTGTTGTAGACTACAATTTCATCTACAAAACGAACAGCACTCAAGCTAATTTGTCGCTCAACAATACTTTGGATGGGTTCATTTTTTTCAGGACGGTCCCATTGAGCATTATTTTGCAATGCAGCAATAAGGTAATCACAATGATTCTTGGCTTGACTAAGCATAGCAATATGTCCCGCATGAATCAAATCAAACTGAGAAAAAGTAATCCCAATCTTCAGCCCCTTGTCTTTCAGTTCTTTGATTTTATTGAATATCATTCTTTTGCCTTGTCTATAATATCTTGTGCTTCCCTGTCTGCACGACCTTCATCAATCGAATAATGATGCAGGCGTTCTGCGCATCCACGAATAAGTTGGCTTAGTTCTTGATCCTCAGTTTTATCTTGGACCATGATTGATATTCCGTGTAGCGCAATTACTGCGTCCATTAGTTCAAGATTCCTCATCATCATCCGGTAATATTTCTGTTAATTCATCGAACTCGTCACCCGTAGTATGATGATACTCTTTTCCTGCATGCCTATACACAGAAGTCCAAGTTCGCTGATTGTTGCTGTCAGTACTAGGCTCAATAAGTTCAAGCACTGTTAACAAATGCTCTTTCTCCTGGCCCTTGATAATCCTACGAGGAGGACCCATGATCTTACGAATAAATGCCCTAGCTTGCGCTTTGGACATTTCTTTCACACTAGTTCCTCGACAATACCTAAAATTTCTGCTACGATAAAGAACCAACCCGCTTCGGGTAGGCCCATCATAATCAATGATGCACCTGCAGCAATACGTAGTACGCTTTTAACAAGGCTGACATAAAAATGTCCCTTGCGTGTGTCTTTGGGTTGAATATTAAGCTTAGGTGTATCTGCGCAATTACAGTCTCTACCTTGATTGCAATTTTGATTACAACTCATTATCGTCCTCTTGCCAATTGATAAAACTCTGCACGGGCGGCTGGATCACTTTTGAATCCGCCACCTAGTTTACTAGTGACAGTTGAACTACCTGTATCTTCTACACCCCGGGCGGCAACGCAGTAATGTTTGGCATCGATCATTACAGCAATATCGTCTGTGTCCAAAATGTATTGAAGTGCATAGAATACTTGCTCAGTCAAACGCTCTTGAATTTGAGGACGCTTGCTGAAGTATTCAACAATACGATTGATCTTGCTCAATCCTAGAACTTTATCTTTTGGTACATAAGCAACAGTAGCTAGACCGGAAATAATTACAAAGTGATGTTCACAATTTGATTGTACATTGACATTACGTTCGCATACCATTTCGTTGTATTTCATCTTGTTATCGACCGTAGTACACTTGGGGAATGCATCGTAGTCAAGGCCGTAAAAGACCTCATTTACGTACATTTTTGCAACACGCTTTGGAGTATCCATCAAACTATCATCGCTTAGGTCAAGACCTAGTGTTTCCATGATAGCTTTGAAGTGACCTTCAATGATGTGAATCTTATCGGTGCGGATAAGTTTGTTTGGCGTGGATGGAGTTTCTACTCCCATCATAACTAGATGATTGTGAACTCGTTGACCCAATTCTGGATCGCATTTGGTTTTGTTGTATGACATGATAACCTTCCTTTGTGATGGTTTGTTTTTGAAGTGTAAGCTACCGTTGTGTAGCTTACATTCTATTTAGCTTTCGTACTCCACATCCAGTAAATTCTTCATCATTACGTATTGGTCATAAACGCGACTCAGTTCATTGTCAACGCCATATCCCCAATCCATAACAGCCTGCATCTTTACTGTAGCTAACTGATGTTCGCTAAGAGTAGGAAATGCAGGCTTCGCAATTGATTCCCAAATTTCCTGCTGTGTTTTCACTTTAGGCTTTAGCTTCTTTTCGTGCGTTCTTAGTCTCGGTAATCTCATTACGACGAGCCTTGACTGCTTTAGCAAGTTCACCCAATGCTTTGCGGGCACGAGTACCTGCGGCTGCATTACCTGCTTCAAATTTAGTGTTCTCAGCAACGTAAGCGGCCAATTGTGTTTCGATATCTGTATGTGCGTTCATTTTATTTCCTTAAAGTTTTGTTTTCTATTGTATAATCTAACTTCTTCATCCAGTCATATGTAGTCTGGACGATGTTGGTTAGATCGCTGTGTGTAGGCTTCCAATCAGTTGCTTGCATAAATCTATTAGGATTTGCAATCAACGTTCCCGGATCACCTTCTCTTGACCGACCGTAACTGTAATTAACTTTGTCACCGGTAATCTTTTCTACTTCATTGATAATTGACAAATTACTAGTTCCCTTACCCGTAGCTAGATTATACGCATTAAACGTGTAAGGTGCAAGCTTTTCGGCTAACGTCACTGCTGCCAAATGCGCAGAAGCAATATCGGTAACGTGTAAGTAATCTCTGATACATGTGCCGTCGGCTGTATCAAAGTCTGACCCGTTTATCACCAATTTCTCTTTAGTTATTAAACTGCGGACTACTCTGGGTACCAAATGTGTATCATCGGCTGTGTTGCCCAACTCACCGCCCGCATCACATCCACATGCATTGAAGTATCTGAGTGCGATACCCTTGAAGCCATGTGCATAGCAATGATCATTAATCATGGTCTCTGCCATCAATTTACTGCGGCCGTACGGACTAACCGGGTCAGCAATATCGTATTCATCCCATGGACCAATACAGTTATTACCGTAGATTGCTGCACTGCTACTAAAGACAAATGTACCGTGCCATCCCAATTCATGCAGGGTTTGCAACAAGATATTAGTCTTAGCAGCATTGTTATCATAATATACACCGGGGTTAGTGATACTAGGTCCCACTAAGCTAGTGCCGGCAATATGAATCACTGCAACTGCATTGGAATTTACTACGGCGTGTGCTGCTATAGTTGCAAAGTCATCTTTGATAAAGGTATCTAGAAACTCTACCCCATTGGACGATTTACAACTTTCATCAATACCGATTACTGTGTAGCCAGCATCTTTGAAAGCCTTTGCAGTATGACTACCGATGAAGCCTAATGCTCCGGTTATTACTACCGTCTTCATTCTTCTTCTCCAGCGTCCTCATCATCGCTGAAATCACTAAAGGGCCATGCAGCACTTGGAATTAACTTTGGTACTTCAACGTCATCTTCTTCGTCATCCGCAGTGAATTCTTCACCAGTGTCTAAGTTTTTGAGTCTCAGTGGGCCTTGAAAGTAGTACATTGTGTCATCGTTACTCCAACCTAATTCTTCGAGGCCTTCGTAGTAATTTTCAGCCCATGCTTCTTCAATTGACTCGCGGTCTTCATCTGACATGTCAGCCGGCCAAGTCCAATCGGCCCAGCAACCATCATCAAGGTCATCTAGTTCCCACTCGTATTCATCACCTGCCAGATCGTACTCCTCGCCACCCGACAGGTCAATGTCGGGCTTAGTATCACTTTCGCAATAGAACTTACCCCAACGATAACCTTCTTCCCGGATGATAAGCTTCCCGTCTTTGTACCAGTGCTGCCGTTCTACCGCACTCTTCTTATACTCGGTCGTTAATTCCCATGTTGCCATTTTAGTATTTTCCTTCTCTAGTATGTTTACGATAATCGGTGCTCATGCGTAGCATAGATTCACCCTTGCCTTCCAAGATATCAATCACCCGATCGATAGTTCCGTTATTATAATCGCTAATCTGTCCCATCAGTGGACTAGGCTTCTTCAATAGCTTTTCCAACTTGTCTAGTGCGTCTTCTATACTCCAAGGAACGTACAAACGGGTATGATCGTTAGAAAATGTTTCAGGGAAACTACGATAAGCAGGATAAAGCACATTACAGCCAAGCGCATCTGCCTCGGAGACCGTGTTCGAGACCCAGTCTTGTAAAGCACAGTTGAACACCACGCGAGAATTATTAACAATATTGTAGTAATCATTTTTACCTAGGTCCTCATAAACATGTAACAGCCCTCTTTCCTGCATTAAGCGAGTGCGATCCATGTAGCTATCATTGTTGCTTTTCAATTTACTGCCTGAACATACAGCAAACTCTACACCTGATTCAGGGTGACGGTTAAACCATTCTTCAATTAGATCCATATAGAAGTCTGGTTGCTTCTCTTGATCCCAACGTGCAGAAAAGACTACACGATGTTTGCGATCACTAAATGGCTTGATAGATGCAACACGAGATTGAACTTCACTCTTGCCAAATGCTAACCCACTGATATTGTAGATTGGAGCCTTCCAACCCGCAATCTTCATATGCATTACCATTTCTTCATTAGTGGCTAATACACCATCCGCAAATGAGTCCACCATGCGTTCATAGTGACCCATAAAGTCAGACATTTTCCAGACATGAACAAAGTCATCAGGATCAATAGATTGAGCGAGACAACGAACGAAAATTCTCGGACGTGACGACTCTGGGATTTGTTTGAGTATGTAGGGTAACGACTCAATCCCAGGCTGGAACATATCTTCGAAATAAATAACATCTTCATTGCTTAGTTCTCCTGCCTTCATCATCTTTACCAGATTCATCAGTTGTGACATACCGAAGTATGTACGACCATGTGCATCTAATACTTGCCCTGTTACAATAGCTTGATCGTTACCAAGTGTTTCGCCGGGTACAATGATATAATCAATACCACGGCGATTGAACACACTTTCGTTCCAGTCTTGCAACTGCAATGTGTAGCGTGCTTTGTAAGGCTCCAAGCCCATGTAATAAAGTTTTCTCATTTTATAAATCTTGGAATACGTTCTACTGTACCTGCATATTGAAACGAGTCCAACATAGGCAACAGTGTTGCTACATCATTTGCAAGATGACGTTCAATTAATTTATGCTCACCGTCAATTAACATAAAGTACAATTTGGTTGTACCCTCGTCTAGTTGTGGCTTAAAAATATATTCTAAATCTTCTATTATCATACGTCTTTTCTCTCAATGTCTTCTTCAATGCACTCTTCGCCATATTGAATCTCTACAATACGACATGGTGTGTCAAACGGATTACGAATTCTATGCCAATTACCTTGCGGGATTACTATTTGCTTGTGTGGTGTCATAGTCAACACGGGTAGTGCATAACCACTAGTCATTTGTTGATCTACTTCACACCTACCTTCAGTGACATGCCAGAATTCATGACGTTTATAATGTCTTTGCATACTTAACGTCTTACCTGGCTCAATAGTAAGTTCTTTGACCTTACACCCTGCTACATCATGTAGTATACGATAGTATCCCCATGGACGCAATGTTTTCGGCTGTTTCCATTCTTGCAGAATCCAACTACTTGAATTCAGTTTGTTTTCGCCGCCGGTACCAAAAACAAACTCTAAATTATCATCTACTAAGTCCATCTCTGGGATATTTTCTTTAGTGCGGTCACCGCCGTTGGCAAATATAATTGTTGCCTCAGGGTACATTGCCCTAACACCCGTGATGGCATTTTTACTGCTACCATCAGCATCTGGATAATGAACCACTTTGTCCACCATACTCAGTGAACTAATAATCTTATCTCTTTCATATATCTGCATAAAAGGTTGACCTTTTTTACGGGCCAACCATTCATCACTGTTCAACCCGACGATTAGTTTGTCGCCGAGTTGTTTAGCAGACTTGAAGTATTCGATATGACCCGAATGAATCGGATCAAAGCCTCCAGTGACTAATACGATTTTCATCGGCGAATCAAATCATCCCATTGATTCTTGGCGTGCTTGTTTGCCATCGCCTTGCTGAACTGACGAAACGCATAACTGCGCATGTCATACATAGTAGCCTCATCAAACGGGTAGCCGAAGTCCACACAGAATTCGCGGTACAGATCAAGATCGTCAAACAGTTGAGTGACACGGGGGTTTGTTTGAAAAGTTGGCTTTGCCATTTTATTTTCCTTAGATTACGAGGTTGTTGAACGAAATTGTTCTATTATAAAAAATTGTGCATCCATTCTCTCCGTCTTCCGAGACTTCGATATGAACATCACGCTCTGGGTAACGACTAGCGATTTGTTTATATAGATCATCGCTAATCATTTCGCAGCTTTTGAAATTCAATTCTAACACACCTTGATATAGATTGTCAAGCCATCGTTTGAATTGAATAAACTCAATATCCCGATCATTATGAAATACTTCAATTGATACGCGGAAATGAAACATGTGCCGATGTGGGCTAGCCAAAAAGCTAACATCATATTCATCACCTGTCTTTAGTGCAGGATCAGTTGCAGCAGCAGGATAGCAATGTACACCCTCACGTTGAAAGGTTACGAAAATCATTCTCTTTGCTGCATCGCTAATGCGTGTGGTTTTCTCTTGTAGTGCCATACTATGTTGCTCAGTCATTTTGTTCTTCCTCTTCTTCCTCGAGGGCACGAACTCTTGTTAATTCATCTTGCAATTTTGTACGCTGAGTACTTAGGTTGGCTAACCCCGACTGATCCGCTTCAGGGCGCCGCTGCAAGTCAGCAATTTGCACGTCAATCAATCGACGTGCTTCAGTGAGGTGCTTGATTTTTATTGAGTATGATGACATATTATTCTTTCTAAATTTATTCGCCCAACGCTTCGATCATAGCATCATCGCTGTCTAGTTCTTCTTCGTCAATAACTGTTACGGGGGCATCTTCGGTAAATAATTCATCAAACATAGTTAGAGAATTTACTGTCTTCTTACCGCTGTAACCTTGACTACCGCTTTGAAACTGCATCCAATATCGGGTATATGATTCAATCATGTCTAAGCTTTTCTGACGATCCTTCAAAGCAAAAATCTGATCAACTACTTCACTGAATACAATTTTCTCAAATGTATCATTAGTCAGCATCTTAGGAACGACACCCTGATCATAACGACGATTTGCTTCCTGTACTGCTGTCATGTGTGACCATACATTATGACCTTGCAATAAAGTATAGCTCAGCGTATCCCAACTTGTCTTTGTTTCTTTACCATGCTGACCGATGAATCCCTGACCTCTATAACACAGATCACTTAGTGTCATTTTATCAGTAATTGGTGAGTCAGTAAAGACTTTATGGATACCTTCAGCTAAAACAGCATCCCGATACTTGCGTGTGTCAGTTGAATAGGACTTTTTCTCAGCCGTCTTTTCCATACTGTATGCCCACTTTTTATTGTTTTCAATAGTCGTATTGAAGTATGCAAGGCCCTTTGCGGCACTAAAGAATGGGCTTGCGCAGTCAAACGTAATCTGTAGACTAGGGTTGTGATGCTTTCGGATAGAACGTTGGACATCACTAAACATCACAGCATATTCTAAGATGCTCGTACCCAGACAGTGAATTAAATCATGCTTACCTTCTTCTAACAACCCGTCATGGATAATGTTAACCAACCGTTTAAGGAATAAGTGAACGTCGATTTTGTTCTGACCTCCCATGGCCCAACCATTAAAGTGAGTCTCTGGGTAGATATTCGGGTCGCAATACTTCTTCATCTCATCATACCATGCATCACTCTGTGTATGATTCAATCCCTGCAATACGTTTAAGAACTTGCACTTGCCCGAACGATTAGCAATGAAATACTCATTGTTGATGTGTGTGGCTGAAATAGCATCCTCAATGGTCTTGATACCATGTAGAGATTTACCGTTCTTATCTTGCATACCGTAAGTGCGCAAGGACTGTGAGGGGATATCTAAACACATACCGTAATCCATGTATGTGTCCATCCAGTTCAATACAGCTTTACGCTTGATCATGGCCTTGGGACAAGCAGGGTCTTTCCAGTCTGCGGGCCATTGACCTTTAAGAATCTGGAAACCACCGGAGTCCCCTAACATAAACGTACCCGCTTCACGATTTCGGATGATGTTCTCCTTAGGATCAACGACAGTAGTATCTAAGTTGGCGTGACCTGCTGAGTACAAACCCCACTTGTAATAGAACAATCCCTTTTGGCTATTGAGAAAGTTCAATGTTTCTACGTCTTGAATCTGTGCAGGCAGTCTTGCTTGCTCAAAGTAATTTTGTCCGGCTTGTTGCTTACCTAATCCGGCGATATAGAATGAGCTAACTGCAGGTAAGAACAGGGCCCAGTCTGGATTGTGTTTAGCGGTAAGATTATCTTGTTCTATCATATTGTTACTTCTTTCCCAACTAGTGCTACCACAATGTCAATTTTACTTTTGGTGTCTGTCATCTTATCAAGAAGGTCTTTGATAGCAGGATATTCTTTGGACAGTCCTAAAATATATGCTTCCTCTTCCATCTTTTTCTGGGCCCAATCAAGAATGCTAATAGCATGTGCATCTAGATTAACAGACATTACGCCGGTGCCGATGGATTGCCAGCTGTGCCCGTCATAGATTTTCATGTTACCACTGGAATCTGATGATAGTGAACCCTGCGCAGGGCACATGTTGGGGGGAACATTTGGCATGTAGCCTTTGCTGCCGGTCACCAACATGTACTTGCCACCGTAAGCAGAGTCGATCATTTTGCTTGAGCAGGAAGTAAGTAACGATACACTGCTGTACCACTATCAACTGTGATTTCTGCTGCTCCTGCATCAGAGATTCGTACTGTCTTGTCACCAACCAAGTCCATGATACTCAGAAACTGCTTGACAGGCCACATCCAAGTGCGTGTCAGTGTACCAGTAACTTGTGGCTGAAATACAAAGTTACCTGAGTGAGTTGACGGGTCGCCGAAGAAAATCTTCAAGTCACCGTTCTCAACTTTAGTTGTGAAGTTTTGTTCTTCACTGTTGGCTTGCGCTTGTTTCTTCAAACGCATAATACCGGCGATAGTAGGTTCAAACTCTACGTTCCATGCTGCACCCTTGAAGGTAACGTTCTTGACTTTTTCTTCAATGATGGACTTGCTCATCAATCGATAGTCGTTAACGAAGTCACCTGTCTTGGTTTCAAAGTGAATGCTAGCAGGAATATCAACACCGTTGTTATTCACGCGCTTAACAGTAATGTTTGACGATGCATCATAGTCATCGAATCCAAGAATAGTTTTCAGCTTACCTAGATTAGGCATGCCGAAGATACCTTCGAAATCAGCAACCGGGTTGTTGAATGTGCCGCTGACAATAACAGTTTTGTCTTCTGCCACAGCATTAATTTGCGTGTCAGTAGTAGTACCCGTAACTTTAATAAGTTCAATGCAGCCCAGACCGAATGTGTGAGCAATAACATCTTGTAAAATATCTTTCATGTTTTTCCTTTGTGTTGTTTGTTAATACTATTTAGGTATCGTATGTGTATATTATATCGGAATATTTCGCGTAAGTCAACACGAGTTTATCCGAATGTGAATAGTGAGCCAAATGTCGAGTTAGTATTAGTACTGTGTTTTAATTCCCAATCTAATACGCCCAATAAGTTAGAAATCTTCTGATCTACTAACAAGTCTTCCATTAGATTGTCATCAAACGGCAAGTCTTGAAACCATTGCGGTAACCGCAATTCATCAACCGGGTACGCAATCGAAGTATATCCTAACGGATTTTGTTTCAACTTACATACGACAATCTTTGCTCCGTCCATGATCTTCATGGAATAATTATCACCGTGAACCCTGCGTAAGCAGTTCCAATTGATAGCAGCCCGAACGTGTCCCGGCATATTTGCCTTGCCCGTCTTGCTTGTTTCTTCCTTCTCGCCGTATGAGGTAAGCTTATTCACTGACTTGGGACTACCCTTCTTCCAGCTATCTTGTTTATCTAATTCAAGCTTGAAGTCTTTGATCACCTCAATTACTTCTTCCTTAGACTTGCCACCTAGTACCATAGTCAATACCTTCATCAAGAATTCCTGAACATACTTGGGGGTATCGGCCCGTTTCAGATCAAGTCCCATTGCTTTAATATAACCGGTGCTACCGTTCTTGTCTAAGCGTTTACCTTCTTTGTCATAGATGTTTACTGCATATCTTTTCTTAGTAATGAACAAGCTACGATCTGCAACTAATTCTCTACCTGCTTTAATAATCTCTCCGTTCTTTCTAGGACAGTGAAATGCCTTTTCCATGAAGATAGGGAAACCCTCATTGATTTGATCAGCCATGGTGTCATACAACTGAACGGCAATTTCTTTATTCCATGTCATGGATCCAGATTCCACTTCTTCTTTGATGACAGGCCATGCTGAGAAATAACACGAGTCAGTATCACCGTATACGATTGCTTTACCGGTGAAGTCGTATTCACCTGTAACAATCTCATTAAGGTGCGCACTCATATGCTTCACAATCTGTCGACCGGACAATGTCACTGATTGACCAATACGCTTATCATAGAATCGGCAATGCTCATTCAACAATGCGCCGTAAGCCGAGTTAAGCAAAATCTTGCGAACCAACTGACGCTTATCCCAATACTCTTTATCAGCTTCGGTAATAGCGTCTTTCTTCTTTGCTTGCATGATCTGACGATCTGAGTACCATCGTGTCAATAGACCCGGGATGATACCTTGCTTTTCATATGTAAAGATTGTTCCATTAGCACTTAGCATTAAAGCTTTGTGGCTATCGAATATAAGCTTCCATATTTCTGCTGCACTCATTTCAACTTCTCTGCCGTCTTCATAGTCAAGCGTGAGGATTGTTCCGCGTTCTTGATTCATAATAGCAGTATATTCTAAACTGCCAAATAACCCTTCCCACAGAATACTACCGGTCACGTCATCATCACCATCTTTGTGGCGTTTTTTCTCTCTCGCAAGTCTCATACCCTTTTCGAGCATGTACTGATCTGTTAGAGTTTGTCTGACTTGAGCAACAATGGTTTCTGGTGCCATGTTGAGGGCACGAATAGCCGAGGGATAGAGCGAGTTAATGTCAACTGCACCGACCCACTCGTGGATTCCTTTTTTGGGCGTAGCAACATAGGCACCTGCCGCTTGCTGGGACTCATCATCTTCATCACGTATAACCTTTCGTTTTTTATCAGGGACCACTAAACCGTGTTCATGGGCTTCATTCATGATTGCCATTTCAATCATGGCCACAGAGCCCATGACAGTTGGCAACAACACAGTGTTTTCATGTGCAAGTTGATTAGCCAGTTCTAAGAACTGCAACTTGTTGTGAATCTTAAATAATAATGCGGTATCTTGACGATTGTATTCAATAAACTTTTTAAAGTCTTTGTTGTACAATTGATCTAACGTGCCTTCGTAAGCAGTCTTGTTCTCTCCTACTTCCATCTCACCGATAGCATCTAACTTATAGCTGTGACGGCTTTCGTAGTTATACTTCTTATAGAGTTGTAAATAATCGAGGTGGACTCTACCTACCAAGTCATAGGTTGTTTCCTCTTTACCAAAGCGTTCATATTTGCGAGGCTTAGGTAACTGACCCATCAAACAAAACTTACGGGTATCGTTCTTGCTCATGACCCTAGTAACACGATTTACCATATATGGTATGTCGTATCCTTCTGAGTTCCAGCCGGTCAGCACATCTGCATCCTCAATGAGTTGAAAGAACACATCAAACATGTCCTTCTCATTAGTGAACAACAACGTGTTGTCAAACTCTGAGCAGATTTGAGCAGCCGTCTCCGGACTCATGTGCTTGGGGGCGATGACTAGTGTGATTAACTGCCCCAACCAATCCAAGTACAACGATATAGCAGTGACAGGATTAAATGCTTCACTCGCAGGTGAGAATCCACGTTCTTGGTCAAAGTCAGTTTCAATGTCGAAAAAACATGTGTGTAGAACCGGGGCCTCTGCCTTCAGATAATGATCACTGAGGCAACGGAAAACGATATTTACATCACTCTCTGACAATTTCTTGCCTGAATGTATCCGTCGTTCTTTTTCAAACTCAGTACGACTTCGAGTAGAGAATCTTGCAACTGGTTCTCCGCTAAGAGTTCTATGCTTACCCTTACGATCAGGATAATAAAGAACATAGTTAGCTGGATACTCTTTGTACTGACGCTGACCGTGGGTATCCCGCTCTACAACAACAATTTGTTCGCTCTCTTTGTTGTGAATAGCGTCAACGTACATTACAGAGTCTTGCCCACTGCTTCGAGAATCGTGTTCAATGTCTCGTGGTCTGCATTAGTAGCACCGAGTGAGGATTTATGTGCAATAGAGATTGCCTTCTTGAGGATACCCGGCTTTACGTCCATTTCCTCAGCGATTGCTTTGATGGTATCAGAAAGTCCCCCGCGCAAAGAATCAATCTCTGCCATGACTGTCATGCCTTCATTAACGATTTGAATCAACTTTGCTTTTTCAGCACCACTAAAAATCTTGTCCATGAATATTCCTTTAAAAATCTAATTATACTTGACTAATACGCACTTGTCAAGATGTCTGTTGCCGTTCTACAATCTTCTTTACCATTGTGTGAAGGCCCGGGTTAACCACAAGTGCGTGTGGCAGTAAATATTCGCGTACATAATTACGCATGTATTCAGTATCGAAGTTGCTGAGGTCCTGGCACCAATCAATATTTTTACGTTGACACCAATCAATAAATTCTGATTTACGAGTGGTCAAGAAAGGTCTGATTACATTATTTCGATGCGCGGGAATGACTTTGGGTGTGCCGTGCATACATGACATAAGGTATGTCTCTACGCAATCATCAAGATGGTGACCGGTCACTACCATGCCAAACTGATCTAAGAACTTGTAACGTTCATTACGCCAATGTTCTTCTTCACTTAGCTTTTTGGGTTTGGATTCACCAAGATAACCAACAGTCAGTGATAGGTTACGTTCTGCGCAAAATTCTGTTACAAAGTCGAAGGCTCGCTCACTATTATCGGTCGCATGATGGAAGAAAGCACAAGAAATGTCATGCTTTCGGGAAAGAAAATCAGTAATTGCGACTGAATCCACACCACCGGAGAGGGCAATTGTTAATTGTTTGGGTAGAGGGACTAGTAGTTTCAGCATCTATGCATTGTAGCATAGATTTAGGAAAAATGCAATCGGTTTGGTTAAGTTTCTTCGGGTTCGTCTAAGTCGGCTAAGTCAATATAATTGATCGGAACGCCCTTAATTGCTGCCGCCAAAGCACGGTGGTTACCGTCGATAATTCTATCACCTGAAAGAACAATAACTTTGCTTGATAGTGCAGGATCATCTACGTATGACTGTACTAATTCTTTTCTGTCATCATCTAACATATCCACTACCTCATCAATGTGTTCTGCA